ATGAAAAAAGAAACGTATCTTCCGCTTGATATTTTGAAAAAAATTACGGCGTATTACCCTAAAGCATGGGAGCAGATGGAAATGTTTCATAATGCAAACGGGGAACCAAATCTAGGAACGTGGCCTAAATGGTGCTACGCCCCTATGAGCGCTGCGTTGGCGGTGGCATCTCAAGGATATGATTTAAACAAGCTCCCTATTGATATAAGAATGGAGATAACATCTATAGCTCAGGCGATATTTGCGTTGGCCCCGTGGCGACTAAGTAAAGAGGTCTATGTTATTGACGAAGATTTAAAAGACCTTTTGTTTGAGCAGGACGGAGAACTCGATGTCCCTAACGAAATATTATTGCAGCTTCCGTATCCGTGCTTTTATGTGGAACTTCCAAACACATATTATAGGGCAGATAAAATACATGGGTTCTTTGTGACATTAGAATATGATGTTATCAATGGAGATAAAGAATTAAAACCGGTTTTTCTTACTGACAACGGAGATATATTCAGCTATTCCATTCATATTGGAGCAAAAACAATAGAAGAAAGCGTGGATATGCTTGATAAGCAGGCGCTTGAAAATACAAACGGAGACAAAGAACTGAAACGTTTGGCATTAAGAGCGATGCAGGATTCAGCAGAAACAAAAATATTTCTAAAACAAATCCTTCAAGTAATATTATATATTCTTGCACAGAACGCAGAAATCACGCCAAGTTCTGAACAGTCTTTTATCACCAAAAGAGGAAAAACACTCAAGGATAAATATTCTGAAATTCGAAAGTGGGACGTTGGCATTCGTGTTGGAGCGGCGATAAGACAACAAAAAATACGCAAGCAGTCTGAGTGGCCAGAGCGCAATCAAAGCGGACATAATTCGCCACGTCCTCATGTGCGTCGCGGTCATTGGCATCATTTCTGGACAGGCCCAAAGACACAGCCCGAAGAACGAAAACTTATCTTGAAGTGGCTGTCTCCTATGACTGTCGCCGCAAATCCTGAAGACACACCAATCGTACTTCATAAGGTGGAACTATGAACAATCCAACGATACTTGATATCGCGCTCGGATTTGTTTTTCACAAGCACAGTGAGGATGAATTCGGTCGCAAAAATAATAAAGCACAGGCTATCCGCGAAATGAGCGACGAAGAACTTGCGGCAGCATTGAATGAAATTGTTGCACAACAAGATAACTGTCCCAGAACAATCGAAGGCTGGAAGCAGTGGCTTCAAGAAGATATAAAATAATCCAACGCTAAAAAATGGGGTACCAGTCCAATTAAGGATTGATACCCCATTCGTTTTATATCAGCTCGATATCGCTTGGCTCAACATAGCCTGACACATTTACTGAGATTGGATACTTACCAATACGACTTTCAAGATTTGTCACTCGATACCGCCCATTGACGAGTTTTCCATCGTAGATATACCACTCACCCCGGCGCTTCATTCCGCAGTGAGTCTGGCTGTTTGAAAATAAAATTCCGTCTAATTTAATTTTATCTCCTGCACGCAATGTCTTCTGGTTGTCCGCCATCAAAACGAACCCCATGTAGCTGGCCCACAGATACCGTCAGCACTCAAGCCATGAGCCTTTTGCCATTCCATCAGTTTTGTCTTAGTGCCTACTCCAAAGATACCGTCCGCTTTTACGCCTAGATGTCTCTGCAGCACGGTAACTGTATACGAGATGCCGCCAGTGCAATCTTTCGCGCCCTGACGAATCGTAGGCATGATTTTACTCACTGATACATAAGCAGTTCCAGCCTTACTGATCCAGCGAGACTTCCAGCTCCGCACATCAACATGAACAAAGCCTCCTGTTAGCTGTACTCGACTGTAATAGCCGATGCCGCCCCGCTTCTGGAAATAAGACATGGAGGCCAAATATAGCGCAATCCGAATTGGGTCAACACCTTTGATGGTAACATCCGCCGCCGTACCCAAACAATGCTGACTGCGAGGACTGCCGCCGATGGAAATATTGTAAGAAGGAGAGCGGTAGCCAGAGTTGATATGGACAGGCTTACCAAAATGAGCCCGCACCTGTTCAAGAATGTAGACAAGTTCTGTATCGATTAGAACAGTGTCACTGTGGTCAGAGCAGGCGAACTCATAGACGGAAAAATGAGCTGACACCTTTTTGTTCCAATCTTTCTTCATTGAGTATGTATTTACTGCCATGCGGCGCACCTCAATTCTTCTTCAACTCATTCTCGATTTTCTCATTCTGAATGTCCAGCTCCTTGACGGCAGCCTCGATCATCATGTCGATAGTCGGAGTAATCTTGACGCCCATCTTTTCAAGAGCAGCGATAACATACTTCTTCTTGTCAGCTTTCTTGATAACACCAGTTGCGCCGACCTTCTCAGCAGCGCGAACGGTCATCCGGACAAGCTTATAGACGCCAATTTTTTTGAGATAGGGGATACCATAGACCATAAAAGCAGTACCAGCACCTGCGACGACTAGCTGGGCAATAGTAGCAACAACCTGATTGAAAAAGTCCATCATAATATACCTCCTGATAAAAATAAAAGACCCCGAACACATCGTTCGAGGTCATGAATCACGTGATCTTATTCTTTTGGTTTCAAAAAACCATTAGTGCGTAGCATTTCGTCATATACGCGCCCCACGTTCTTGATGGCGAAGGGCATCTTGTTGTTCTTGTAGTTGGAATGAGTCTTACAATAATCTTCATACTTCCCAATGACATCAAGGATATCATCAAAGTCCTCTTCGGTGTGGCCGAGCCCGCGAACAAGCTCATTATTGAAGCGCAGCACCTGACTACGATAACCGTCAGCTTTGGTTTCTTCACCCTTTTCGATGTGGTTATCTAGCTTTTTACGAGTCTCTTCTTGCTCGGAGCGAATATCTTTGAGCTCGGATTTAGTTTCCTTGATCTCGTTCATCACACCGGCATTCAGGGCGTTTCCAATGTGAGTGGCTACCTAAGACCACGGATTGATCTCGATTTTAGAGACTTGTATCACTGACATAACAACGGCGATCAATCCGCCGCTCCCGGCCATCACTGAGCCGAGATGATTTAGGAAAAAATTCAATAATTCGTCCATACGATTTTAATCACCTCGATTCTTTTTTGTATTGACAAATTTTGCACATCATGATATAGTAGTGCTACAGCATGATTTACTTTCGTCGAGCAAATTATGTGTTACCTACTCTAATATGTATGTGGGGAGGAGGTCCTTAGCCGAAAAGCTGAGGGCTTCTTCCTTTTTATTCGGACGGTGTGTCTGTTGTACTTTGATTTTGTTTCTGCAGTTCTTCTTTGATGGCGGTCAGTTGTTCATCGATGCCTTGCAATGCTATTACGATTTGCTGACCAGTCTCATCAAGAAGAAACGGTTTTAATATTTCTTGAGACATGGTTCCTCCTTAGCTTAAAGATACTGATATCCTTCAAACCACAATAAGTACCCCTCATTGCTATTGCTTGTAGAAGATAGTTTTAAAGTATTATTTGAATTATAAGATACACTTGAAGAGCCGATATTTGTTGTACAGCCTTTGACAATTTTAATTTCATTGATTTTGGAAGAAGGACATTTAATAACTATGTAATTTACATAGGAAGGAATAGTAAGATTTATAGAAGAACTCTTATTAACATAACCATATCCAGTCCATACTAATTTATCTACAATCATTTCATCACCTCTTTATCAATAATACTGATAAGCTTCAATATAATAAGTGCAAGTATCACTTTTATCGGCGGCATCGTAACCAACACAAGTTATTTTGCCGTTTGTATCAAAAGTTATTCTTCCATAGTACCGACTATCATTAGTATAAAGAATAGTTCCAATAACCATTTTTGTATTTATGGGAACTGAATAATAACTGTTCCCGGAAACGCCAACTATTTTAATGTAATCGCTTGTGGACGGAACGACTAATGTGCCATCGCTATTATAATTATAAGTCACTCGACCGGTTCCTACTAGTTTCCCTTCACTGTACATCGCTTTCTTTAACAGCTGGTCAACTTGTGCTTTTGTGTATAGGTCTGGCCTCCCGCTCACATTATTCCAAGCAACAGAATTAGCTACGTCAGCAATTGGATGATAATTGTCCGTATAAATCCGTTGCCAGCTGAACCAATTATCCGTCGTATCTCGTAAAGCCCTTGTCCAAAGTCCACGGCCACCTGTCCATTCTCCACAGAGCTCTACTGTGCCACCTGCTCCACAGCCAAATCCAATTGTCGAAGTGTAAGTGGTAGGCATCCCATTATGAGCAGAAGCATTTGAATTGTAAGAATAGACATTGCCGTATGCTTGAGTGCGACCAGTTTGAGCATTTTTAGCACCAAGAGAATTTATAGAAGTGTGTGTATGCCCAGCTTGCGCAAACTGACTCTTATTTACCGTTCTCAGTTCATAACCGTTCCAAGCAGCCAGCCACGTATAATCAGTATAGTTCATACCAGATTTGGAATAAGCAAAAGTAGTAGCCTTGGAATTGTTGGAATCGGCAACCTTTTTTGCAGTATCGACCGTTTGTGCTCCAATCGTTGCCGAAGTGATAATTGTACCAGCTTGTGCTGGAAGGTAGACTTGAATTGCATTGTTCGTACCAGCTTTTTTATCAGTATCTTTTGTATAGTCAAAAATCAGTCTTTCATCACCGTATGTGCCAATCGTCCACGCACCAGATGGTGTCTTTTGTCCTACAACAGGATGGTAACCAGAACCTGTACCACTACTTGGTCCATACACAATGGCACTATCTCTATCGTTAATCCAAGAACAGCCGGCATTTCGTTTGATTTGGCCGCTCATTGTGCCACCACTTAATGGTAAATAGGCATGTGTATGATTCGCAGCAGCATAACTACCTTTTGGTTGATATACACTGTCTGCTTTTCTTTTAATATAGCTCCAAAGTGCGCTCATTGGGCGTCTATGGTAAGAGGTAGTCGTGGTGCCGCCACCTACATACTGAGATATATAAAAATCAGCGTCAACAGGAACGGATCCACCAGTTGTAAGCGTGTTTATCATTGCACTTAAATCGTGTGTATGCCCTGTATTGCTTTTCCCAGCCAGCTTTCCATCCATTTCGGATTCCGTATAATACCGTTCATCGTGGGTGTGTGACTTCGCGGCAAAAATACTTTTTAATCCACTGAAGAAATATTGAAATCCTTCAAAATCTAAAATCGCCATTCAATAACCTCCTTTCTCAACTAGCCAGAATTTTATCTATCTCTTCTTCGGTGATGCGGTCTACAGTAAATCGCTGCCCAAGAGCATCCCATTTAGTGCCATCCCATGCATAATTCATACCATCAGCCACATCGTAAACATCACCAACGATTTGACCCTCAGTAGGAAGGTCCTCAATAGAAGGCACGCTGCCTTTATAACGATAAACAGCAACAATGTCAGCCTTGAGCGCATAAGAACTAGAATCTGCAAAAGCATCTAATTTCTTTTTATCATCCGCAGTCATAAGTCCAGCATCTCGCTGAGTGACTTCTTCATATTGAGTGTCTTTTTCTGGAATGCCGAGTGCAGTAATATCTGATTTAATGACCTCATTTATCTCTGATACGTGGCCATTCAAATCGACAGTGATTTTATAAAACCCATTGACGTGAGAGGTATACATCGGGTGTTCATAATGATTTGCGTTGTCGTCAATGCCGTCAAGTTTCTCTTTGTCCGTAGCGCTCATCAAACCCGCAATAGTAGAGGTGGCTTCGTTATACTCATCCCGGGGAGGGACACTCCATGAGCCATCACTTCGAAGGAATCTGTTTGGAGCGCCTTTTTCGGGGGCGGGGACAAGGCCACTGTGACCGTCAGAAACACCAGTAGCACCAGTCATGACCGGACACGAGCTGTTCAGTAAAACAAGGTTGCCACCACTGCTCATATAGAGCTTATCTGGCTTTAAAAAGTAGATTTTATTGGCGAGAGGAGCCAAGGGAAGTTCGCTCACAACCTCCAAATCGCTACCGATTTTTACATGAGCTGCAGTAGAATCTCGATAGGCGTTTCCGGTGTCAAGACAGACGATAAGTTGTCCATCAATCACTGGAGTCGTGTCGAGCTGAGATTGGTTAATCTCTAAAAGTGATAATTTTGACATCGTAAGCTCCTTTTCGATAAAAATAACCCTGCCAGCCGTACAGAGCCGTAGCACCATAAGCCAGTAGGGGATATAGATTATTCAGCCAAATTCTTCCAAGTGAGCGCACCTTCGACATTTTTCACACGAGTATCCATTGCAGAATTCAGACCATCAGAGTACACCTTAGAATCTGCCAATGCTTGATTTGCCTTTACCGTGGCGTCCTTTGCAGCAGTAGAAACAGCATCATCATGAGAAGCAGTCAGTTCCGCATGAGTGACTTTTTCATTCCAAGCAGTACGTTCCGCAGCGGTAATATGTACCGTAGTATCACTGGTATGGTTAGTCAAAGCATCCTGTACAGCCTTGACTTTTGCATCAGCCTCGGCCTTGGTATAAGCATCGGGCACAGCCACATACAAACCATCCTCTTCAATCACGATAGAATTGTCTGCCTTAGTAGAGACCTTGACGTTGACAGAGATTCGATTATCATCCGAAACAGTAACCTCAGCCGTAGAAGTAGCAACACCGACATAAATATCAATCAGGGAACCAACGGGAATCTTGATAACCTCACCAGTTGTAATAGTCAGCTCGATATTCTGGGTTGCGTTATTATACACGCCACGCTTAACAACCAGATCCTTACCTAGAGCAATAGTTAGCTCGTCACCGCCAAACACGGGCATCTTGATAGTGCGGGTGTCCGGGTCATAAGTGGGCGCGTGGACAACACCAGTCAGGGTGGTCTTGACGGGCTCATCGTTCTTGGAGACACTGATAACACCATCGCTATAAGTAACGTCACTGACATACAGGCCCTTCTTGCCCTCGACCTGCTCGATCTTAGCCTGTACATAGTCTGCAACAGCCTTGGTAGTAGGCATATCATCATTGGTAGCACCATCTGCCGGAATCTGAGTAACGGTTTTCTTATTCAGCTGCAGAAATTCAGTGCCGTTCCAGATATGCATGGTGTAATCGGTCATGCGGAAATAAATAACACCCTGTACCTGATTGGCCTCGGGCAGGACGCTTACAATCTTGGCACTTTTACCATATTCCTGATTGCCTTTATAAAACTGAAGAGTATCAGTCAGAAAATATAGAGTGTCGTTGTCACGAACATCCAGTGCATCAAACCGGGCTTTCGTGCCATACGCAAATTTTACTTCTGCCATTGTCTTCCTCCTTTTTTAAAATTCAGTCCATTGAAGATTCGTAGGTGCGATGTAAAAAGGCTCAACTAAAAAGCGCCCCGTGGCCGCACTTTTCTGTACAACCCACGGAGCGTATTTGCCCTTCTCATCTTTTATCATAACTGTTTGCCCGGCATAAGTGGCCTCATCATCATTTAAAGCATCGTTTGCCGCAGAGACTGTTTCAAAAATACGAGTACGCGGAGTAATCGTCTGTACCGACAAATCGTCTCGCACGTACATAAATTCCGAAGTGTCCTTTGTAATGATGAGGTCTTTACCGTCCAATAAGCCGAGGGCGATAGCGGCCTCGACATCTTCGGCATTACCATAGCCGAGTTTTGAATATTTTGCTTGTGCCATCGTTGCCTCCTTATAGAAGCGGATGGCTTAGAACGGAACCACCCGCAGAGAACCGTCATCCGTCTCGACAGTTTCGGTTGTAATCTTGATAGCATTACCGATCGGCTTGCCATTAGAGGTAAGCTGGATGCGGTGCTCATCATCATAGGTGATATTGTCGGCCTTGTTATCCAGACTAGTATTCAGACGGTCAACCATTGCCTTATTCAGAGCCTCAAGAGCGATAATACGCTGGTCAAGCGGGCTCAGTGCTTCATCTGGAATCAAATCAGACCACTTACTGATGGGAATAATATGTACAACGCCGGGGCCAGCCTTGCGCACGCGCTGAATCGTCTGTCCTTCAGAGTCCATTTCGACATGAAGGAAGGTCAGTTGGAACTCAATGTCACCAGCCTCACTGGTCAGGCCCGTATCAAAGGGAAGAAGATACTCCAGCCGGTTCTTGTACAGATCTTTTGATTTTTGTAGAATTTCAGTTTTATAGCGTTTGCTCACAGGCAAAACATACTCCAGCATAACGGTATATTCGCCCATGTCGGCACCTTTGTATGTCTGATCAGCCAAAAAGTGCAGATTGTCCACCAGCTTGCTCCGCTGCATGATACGCTCAGTCAGACTTGCGGTGATAGTGTTATCCTCGTTAATCAAAAAAGTATACATATCACACCTCCTTTCCGTTCACGATGTACAGGTAATCATCCAAAGAGATCTTCTTGTCTTCAAGCAGGCCCTCCACAAACTTATCCTGTACCATTCCACTCTTATAAAGTCGATGCATACTCTCGACGAACTTAGTGAAAATCTTCTCCATTACAGCAGACCTCCTTGAATTAACGTCAGTGTATAGGCATCAATAATGGCCTCAGGAGTTGTCCCTCCCAAGACCTTGATTTGGTCATATTCGTATTTGTCAATCGGCTCAAGCGTCACGGTGTCATATTCTGGGGAAGGAATCAGGTAATGGCCGTCAACGTGCCAGATATACTTACCGTTGCTGCTGATAACGCCCTGTGCTTCATCTTCGGTACAGTTCACCATAATATCGTGCTTGGGCTGATATTTTACAAAGTGCAGACGGTCAAGAGCATCGATTACTCGACCATTTTTAAGTACCTTATAGTACACTCTCGTCACCTCCTCATACACAGAACATCGTAGTTACATTCAAAGCCTCGGACGGATAATGGAATCCATAAACCTCGCCACTTGCTTCGACATCATAGAAATATCCTTCATAAGCGACATTCGGGCTTCGAGTATAATAAGCAACAGCTTCACCATCGGCGTTATGCTTGATACGGGAAGCGTTGTTAGTCATAAAGCTAATGGTCTGTCCTTCGTATACATACGGCTCATCAGACATAGAGGAATCCAATTCAATAGCCGAGGGGATAAAGAAGTAACAATCAGATGTAGTGATTTCTTTACTGCGGCCACCGGCAGAACTAGATACCTTGACTTGCTTGATAAGCTGACGCCAACCAATGGGAAGCGCCTCTACAAGACGAGAATCGAGATAAGTGCGGAGAGAAGTCTTAGCCCAGCCACCGATATTGTTCATTGAAGTGCTCAGAGCCATGGAACGGCCAAGAGTCTCTTTCTGAATAAATGTCATACCACAACGGCGATTAGAATTATCACTCAGATAGTAATCTTTGAAGTTTGCCACCTGATAAACAATATTCTCATGAGTCCATGCAGCCAACTGTCTACAAGCACCATTGCCAAGGTCTGCGCACCACAGCTTTGCCCAGTAAACAGTGCCTTTGGCATAACGCTCGTAAGCCCCATCGTCTGCCTTTGCACAGCCAAACACTAGAGTCGCCTTTGTAGAGGTGGTTCGAGTGCGGGCGACCTTGCTATACGTAAAGGAAGAGCCATAAATATTAGAGAAATAAACATAAAGCCCATTGTCACCCTTGACATGACGGATGACCATCATATCGCGAGAATCAGTGGCAGCTCCGTTGACAGAATCCGTACCCCATGTTGCCTTGACTCCATTCGAATTCCACAGACGGAAGCCGTTCATACCATTTGTTTCGAAACACTGAGCTAAGACAGTATTGTTAGAGTTTCCAGAGTCCATCTTATAATCGATAGCTAAAACAAAATCCCTGTCTTCATCAAACAGGGAAGTGCCAGTATCAACATATGTTTTTCCATCAAATACAGTGGGCTCACTAATAAATACTTTCTCAACAATATCATCATAATGGAAGTCATGCCCCATCTGAATAGTGACCTCATCCATCGGAGTTACGACATTCTGTTCTACGCCAACTTTTTCCATTGCATAGATCTCAACAGGACGTAAATCCCCGATCTCTTTACCATCGAAATAGCCAGACACATACTCGCAGATGTCATAGACCGCGTTGATGTCTTTGTCTCCGGTAACATAACCACCCTTGTCCCAACCACTGAACAGGTAATACTTGAAAGCAGTCTCCTCAGTGGTGTAGCTAGGAGTATCACCGGTATAGAGGACCATCGTGCCATATGGAGCAGTAGTAGTCTGAAGAACAGCACCGCGATTCAGGTAACGAACGGTGTACTGTCGCACAGATTCGGTGTATTGAGCGGTAACAGTCATATTGTCGAATACAGCTGTCAACTCGGTATCCCAGCCACTAAATGTAAAGACCGTGCTGATAGTGCTCGGGAAGGTAGGAATTGCGATGGGATTGTCAGAGCGAGTCACAGGATCAACAAACTTCGCACCCTTATCGACATACTGGATATCCAGAACTGTCCCGTCCTTATTGACGAACGTGACAGCAAACTGAACAATCATCGTGTTGTAAGTTAGAGATAGATCAGGCCACTGGGCCTCAAACAGCTCCAGCTCCTTCTGACGAATAATCGGCACATGAACCTTGCCATCGACGACAGAATGGTCAGTATTATAGCCGTTCTCATCAAGGCCGGTCATCTCATACAGACGGTTCAGAAGGGTAGTATCTTCCAGAGTCCAATTGAAACCAGTCAGGCGCACACGATTCAGAGCCGTACACTTCTCAACCATTGCCTTAGCATCAATCGTGGTACAATTCTCAATAGTCAGCGTAGTGATATTTGCGTAATCATCAATGGAGAGTTCAGTCAGATAATTCAGATTCTTAGCGCTCAGGCTTGCGATTGCAGGCAGCTCGGCTTTCTTGACCTTGCCACCCTTAGCGAATGCAACACCAGTAATACCAGAACCACCAGCAAGGAATTCTTCCAGATTGGTGCATCCAGTCAGGCTGATAGATTTCTTCAGGTTAGGGACATTCTGCAGATTTAAGTGCTCAAGCAGAGTGTTATTACCGACTGCAAAGTCAGTCATGTTCGTGTTGGCATATCCCTCAACGGCAGAACCAATCTTTAGGTCAGTCAGTTTTACGCCATGGCTGAAATCAACGTAGCCAGGGTAGAAACCAGAAATGTCACCAATACTCTGGATGATAGAAGCGTTGTAGACATACACCTCAGTATCGTTCATGGCAGCGATTGGGCATTTAACCTCGTAAGTCTGGCCGCGCTTACCACGCACCTTTACAGGGTTAGAGCCATAACGCACAGACACATAGGTGTCAGCATACGGAGTAATATGGAATGTACCATCCGGTTTCACACCAGCCCAGTTGGTCGGAGTATAGCCACGAATGGTCATGTCGTCCGAAGTACAAGTAGTGCCAGTGTATTTAGAAGACATGTATTTCTCCTGATAACGCTGGAACTGACGACGCTGGTGCCGCTTATTGCCGTGCATCATAGGCAGATAGCTGGTTGTGCCATTATCTTCGTAGGTGCGGAAATACTTTCGGCGCATATCCATAATCCAGAGCTTTTCAGGCTTCACGTCCTGATAATCCTCGAACTTCTTCAGGATACGGTTAGCACTCCAAGCCAGAGCATTCTCACGGTTTACAAACATCTGCTGGAGGTCATCTGCAAACAGGTCGCGAATTTTACACCACAGCTTAGAGTCTGCCGCATTAAACACACTCTTAGTGCCGATGGTGTCTGTGTCCTCATAACCATAAGTCAGAGTCAGGCCGCCCTCGTTATCATTGCCCTGTGCGGTATCATTATCGTAATCGAAACAGAAGTCCCAGTGAATCAGGTCAGTGGTGTGTGGGAAGACGTTCTTTGCGCGGTTATCGACCATCGTGTGCCGCTCAGTAAACAGGTAATGGAACAGAGCAGAGCTCTTGATGAAATGGTCTTCGAAGTGTGCCTTAAATTCCTCATCGTCTGCATTCACGACCCAATTCTGTACAGTAATCCAAGCATTCTTAGCTGCCTGAATCTCTTCCTCGGTGCAGCTCGGGTTAATATAACGAAACTCAAAGCTGTGGTCGCCATCCCAGGTCTCCTGTGAGAAATCACCGCTCAGAAAGCGAGTCTGTTCATCAGTGTTGTTATCGATTTCTACGATAACTTCCTTGTGATTCTCTGGATCCATGCCCATAGTGTCACTGTTCTTCTTAGAGTTGCCAATATCACCACAAGCATAGAAATGCCACTGACCATCATGGAAGACGGTAGAGTTTGCAATATCAGTCTCCTGAATGAAAACAACACAAGGGTAGAAAGCCATCGTATCGCGTACTTTCGGATTGTCCTGCCGGGCCTTGCGCAGATACGGGTTGAAGCTATTAAACTCATCCGCCAGCAGGGCGTTGTTTGCATTCTCAGACGAAGCAACGTTGACTTTGATATTGAAATACTTCTCAGGGACGCTATTTTCAGTCAATGCATAAGTGGATCCAGTGTTGTCATCACCAAATGTAAAACCACCCTTGCAGTTGATATCAATGTTACGGGCAGATTCGCCATAGTGGTCAGAGCTAGTACCTTGGCCCTTATGAGAACCAATAGCAGTCCAGTTATCCTCAATTGCACGACCGTTCTTATAGATCTGCTGAATAGTAGTATCAGAAACCTCATTCTTCTTACCAGTAGTAAAGGTAGGAGCAGAGATCTTGATAACACGCAGATTCGGACACTTTTCGGCCAGTAAGTCGGGCTGCAGCTCACCACTCACATTGGTAATGTCGTTTCGAGTGTAGCGCTCAATCATCTCTTCGGCGTTCTTGGCATCTGCAATAAAGTTGTCCAGAATCTCATCGTCGGTCAAGTTCATCATGTAGGATTTCATACGGTATACAATGACATCGCAATCGGGAGAACCAATCGTAATACCAGTGGGATTCGGCTGCGTGAAGTTATCAGAGCCATCGTAAAGTTCAACACGGCAGGGAATGCCATCGAGCCACAAAACCATTTCCCTGTACTGACTATCAGGCAGAATATTAAACTCAAACTCCATGAAGTCATCTTCACAAGTGGGCAGCTCAATACTGTTCTGGGCGCTGGTCAGCGTGACTTTCTGTGCTTGAATATTTACGCCGATACCATTGTTCAGACAGGTAACAGCCTTAGCATCGTAGTTCTTGACATTAGTGGTCTTAAACACGAGCTTAAAGTTTTTACCCAGCTTCTTAGCATCATCTGCAAACAGCTTGTAGCCGATCGTAGCAGTCGTGCCAGCCTTAACACAGAAATAGGTATCACCATCTTCATCGATCTGATAGCCACCGTTAGACCAGTCAAAGTTATCCGAAACAGTCATCTTGGTGTTGCCATCACTCCAAAGGCGATTAGAGTCAGCGTTGGTTCGGCCAGAGGGATTGAAATCAAAAGCCAGGTTAGTTTTCACGGGCTCAATGGTAATACCGAGATCTTCCACTTCTACCGTAATGGTCTTGGTAGTAGCACCACAAGTAATTTCCAGAGTATGAGAACCGATATCAGCCGATTTAAAACTCCAAGTCTGCGCAGTGCGGCCAACGGTCAATGTACTGACAACAGAGCCATCAACACTCAGCTTTACGGTAGTGGTAGAACTTGCCGGGTCATACACGGTGTAAACAATACCAATCGTACTGTACTGCTTAGTCGTATATTTCTGAACGGCGCAGCTGATAATTGGAGTGCTCGTACCCTCAGAGACCCACATAATGTCTTTGTAGATGGTATTGCTTGTGACCTGTTTACCGTTGATTTCGGCGGTCATAGAGACTTCCAACAGGTGAGCGCCATGAGATTGTGCGGGCAGGGTGTATGTCATCTGACGGCCAGTAACGGCAGTAGAAGTAGTACCGATACGACGGCCATCCAGTGTGAAAATAATAGTCTTGGAAATGTTACCATACGGGGTAAAACGGAATGTCACATCGCCGCTGTAAGTCAGCGTGTCATCAAAAATGCTCTCAAGGTAGAACTCGACGATATTGATAGACCAGTTCTTTGTACCCATGGAACCAACCGAGTCGGTCACCTGAAGCTTGACGGTATTATCGCCACTATGTAGATACTGGGTAATATCGAAACTGTTCTTGCCCTGAACGATCGTCTGTGTAGCAACCTTTGTATTACCGACGTACCAGACACCAGTAGCATTACCAGTATCATCGCCAGAGTTATCTACAGAGGTAAAATTGAAGTTAATGACTGCAGCATCGCCAGAAATAACAGTCAGAGAGGAACCGTCCAGACGCTCGATGGTAATGGTAGACGTACCACCAGTACCACCGCTGCCGCCTTGAATGATAACAGTGGTTTTAACGCCACCATTCTCCAACAGACTCAGCTTGGAATCTTCGTAAGTGATATCGTACTCACGGCCAGAATTCTCATCGGGTTTGAAGCTTTTCAGAGTCTCCTGAATCTCTGCGATGTCAGCGTTGGCCGTATCAACGGTAGACTGGACGGTCTCGATGTTCTTTTTGACAGTGCCCAGCTCATTCGTAAAGCCCTCAATGCTGGTTTTGTCTGCCTTTTTGTCGAGCAGAGCGTCAGTTGCTTCCTTATTATAATAGTCAGTCTGAAGTGTAGTCGGCAGGTCACCAATCTCAGTCTTCAGGTCAGTTATAGTCTGCTTTGTCTCATCCAGCTCAGCCTGGATAGGGGAGAGCGCATCACTGATTCGTGCATCGACAGTCTTATTGTAGGAAGTAACCCAGGCAGCACTCGGGTCAGTTGTCAGAGTAATCCGCTTGATCTCAGTCTGGCCGTTCATGAACTGGATGACCTGAGTTTCGGGAGTGTACTTAACATCAAAGTTTGCCAGACCACTTACATCATCAAGCTGATCTTTCAGCAGATTAACAAAGCCATCGACTTCAGACTTGTTGTAATAATTCTTTGCAATACTTGCTACTGCATCCTGTGCATTCTGAGCGCTCTGTTTTGCGGAATCAGCAGCGGCCTGAGCTTCGCCAACTTTCTGAGTCATGGTAGCCAGGAAAGAGGTGTACCAGTCATCACCAGTCGGGTCGGTCATCTTCTTGCCAGCCAGAGACTTAATAACAGTCAGTTTGCCATTGGGCTGAGAACGCCACAAGTAGCTCTTAGTCGTGCCAGAATTCGGAATCGTAACCGCACCACTTGCCATCAACTCAAAGCTCAGAGTGCCATCTTTTGCGGTGGCATTATCGCTCAGCAGCCAACCAAAGTGGATTTTAGAGTCACTGTAGCTCACATTGATAGGAGCTGCATAATTCTCTTCGTTGTCTGCATTGAGATAATGAACTTGAATCGTCATCTGCATCAGGTCAATACCATCATAATAGCGAGGCATCTCAAACGGGACAATCTGACCGTTATTTTCCTGAGTGACGTTGGCTTGCGTGCCGCTCACTGTGATATTACGGTTACTATCGATCGTGGAGTAATCTGTATCTTCATAGTTGTCGATCCAGACGTACTTATCACTTCGAGTAAAACCAGCATCCACAAAAGCGAGTGTGTCAATGCCGTCCACAGCTACCGCCATAGGGGCAATAGGAGTTTCCAGCGTTTTAATATCGTTTGTCGGTACAGCAGTTTTCTGTATCGATTTTTTAAATGATAATGCCATTTACTCACTCCTTTTCTTATATAATCAAGTGGTCGATGGGTTATTGTTCTTATTCACGTCAGAGCGTAAATCAGGGAAGTATTGGTCAAGCATCCAGTCTTGATAGAGGTTATATTTACTTTCCTCTCCATTGTGGCCTACAATATAGGGGTAATAGGGGAAATAGCGGCTCATTGTCAGAGACATTGTGCCCTCTCCAAGATTGATACTAAAGTTCTTAATGATCCAATCGACCGGAGTTTTACTGTTCAAATATTTTGCTGCATATTGAATTTTTTCGTTTACATCGAGCCACGGAACTAACAAAATAGGCACCACCAACCCATCGGTTAATCGTGCCTTCTTCCATAATTCATATTTAGCAACTTCCATTGCCTTTTCATCCGTGGTATAGTTGTCATAGTCTCCGCCCGAAAGTATTTCATTGCGACGACCAATTTTTTCAATTGAGAATTTTGCGTTATACAAATCATCGATATTGTCTGGATCAGTCATGCAGACATATTCAAGATTATCGCAGTTTTCTTCTTTTTTTTCTGCGGCAAGTTTATCGCCGGTCGGTACAGTATCTACCAATTTGACCATAGCATGAGATTGCTGCTGCCCAATAAAATAGAAGTGCTTTGTATCAGGGAACCACTGAATGACATAATACTTTCCCGCTTCCATGATAGAAGGTTCCTGCTCAACGTCGTTACCATCAGCGTTAGGAACAGATTTATAAAGCAGGGAAGTTTTTGTTGTAGTCTTCTGTTCAGTCCCGCCACCTCCATCGGCCTTAACTTCTGTTGTCACAAAATTAACAATTATATTCAAGGTTTTGCTTGTGATTTTCGCAGGCATGATAAACGATATATTCGCTTCATCATCAACAGCAAGTTCTTTTACGGTCAGTGTAAGAGAATTCTTTTCGGAAGAATAAGTTGCAGTCGAAGAATATGCGTCAGAATCGATTGTAGCACCAAACACTTCAACACAGTTTCGAACCGTAGAATAATCCACTGTGGCCGACTCACCATCTGCCGTCACCAAACTTGCAAATAAATCTGGGTCGAGTACAGGCGGGTCATCAAATCCACTCGGAATTTCGTGACATACGAACACGTCATCATCGAAATACATCTCAAATGGATAGTAGAGGTCGCGCAACTCAGTCAAAATCTGCCACAAAGTTGTACCAGTCTCATATTCCAAATCGTAGGGAACATTACGCGTCCAATAATCAATCACGCATTTGCTAAACTCGCTCATCGGCTGTTCAGTTAAGACTGTTTTAATAACAGGAGCGATACGTGTTCCTTTGTTGATTTTTGTTTTTAGACCAGTCAACTGTCCAGCCAAATCGCCATTCAGTCGCGCCACAAGATCTACGCAAGAGCATTGCACTGTATTCGTAGTTGCGTTATATGTAAATCCATTTGACGAGATAGAAAAGCAACCTTGATTAAACCAGTGAACGTCTTGATTTTTAGAAAATACATTTATACGTTGCACAGATACTTTTTCGAATTCTTTATTGAACGACTCATTAAGCTTCTTCTTCGCTTGAATAACCTCGTCTTGAACATCGTGCATAGAATAACCAACATAAATGCTAGTAGTACCGTATTCTTCTTGAAGCTCTTTTTCACTCCAACCAGCAATAGCACTGACATCAGCAGCAGATAACATACTACCGTTTACTGTTTGTCCCTGTATTGCGGCAATCATATTATGAACCTTAACAGATTTTCCCCAAAGTGTCATAGAAATACCTGTTTTATCTTTGAGTAGAATCGTAGCCGGATCGGTAGATGTACCAATAACTCTAGAAAGGTACTTGGATATTTCTGAATTACATAGAGGGATTAAATCACCATCATCAGGTTGAAAAAGAGGAGTGTATGCAATTTGTAGACCATTAAATTTATCGTCGCAACCAAGAACAGTAGAATAATCTCCTTTATTGATTATGGCTTCCGGGTCTGGTTCAAATGCTTTTTTGAATTCTGAAAAAACTAAAGAACTAAGCCATTTCCCTATGGTATTTACAAAAGTCGTCTCACCATTCATCTCCTTTACAAACTTAGAATAGTAAGACATATTGTCATCGTTCCATTCAATCACGCCACGATTGATGTTGTCGATATTCCCGTATTTTGCATGACCTTCTTGAGTGATTTTTGAAACTAAAGCATTATATTCTGCTTTGGCTTTCTTATATCCAGCAGATTCTTTTGTCTTTTTTTCAAGTTCTGGGTACGAGAGGGAAGTAGTTTTGGCTCTTCCTTTTAGTCCGATAAAAACACGAACATTTTTGCTTATCCAGTCCTCCTCATCAAAAGCGGAGACAACACTCTTTTTGCCGAGATACAACGTAGTATTAAAGGTGCGACGAATGTCTGACTCCGAATCAACACTTACAGTTCCATCAATCGCAATGCCTTCCAAAGAATCTACAGTTGCGAAATCTTTGTCCAATAAATCAATGCGACAATATATATGAGGAGAATGGCTTTTTAAAAGAGCGAGGTCTTCATCTGTAGGTAAGTACTTCATGTTGTACCTCCTACCGGCAAATATTCGCTCAGTCCATTACTGTACATATCATCTTCACTCTCAATAGATCCGATTTCGACAAAGTTGAAACTCAACGTACCTTTGTCATAATGCTCAGAACAACTTGTAGTAACACTGCCATTTACTCCAATTAGCCACTCACGCCCATCAAACATTTTGAGAACTTTTGCGTCTCCGTTAGTAAGCCATGCTGAGATTTCTTTACGGTAATCATTTCCACCGTCAACATCAAATTCATCTTGAGCCATATCGAATTCAATACCAACACCCGAAAAATCACCAGAATAATAGTTCGCTTCATTGCCAAAATACAGATAGGGGTATTTGCTACTCATGGTTTCGACGATAGAAGCAGTGCGTTTTAGCTCAACACTGTCTACCTTTGGCTCAAGAAGAATGTGATAAGATGTTTCTCCATCTGTAATAATTGCGCCATCAAATTCACTGACTACTATCTTTTTAACATAGCCCTTTTCAATAGTATTAACAACAGGAGACACAGCATATTCATAAGGCTGTTTGCGCCCAGCCGCATACCAGTCAGTGTGTTCCATTATGACATATCCGGTATTTTCTGAATGCAATTTTATTCCATGAATAGTATCAGAGAATGGTTTAGTGACGTTCTTTTCGGGCATGACGCTAATCCTAAAATACGCGATAATATTCTTATAATTTACATTCCAAGATGATTTATTCCAAGTTCCAACATTTCGTGTCTTGTTAAGCATTGCAGAAATCGATTTCTATAGGTTTTTCATAAAAGAACTAAGAGAGGAAAAACGATCCAATGCTTCATTATAGGTATATTCTTTTCCGTCGGAATAATATTTAATGCTTGTTTCCGTATAGCCTAAGAATTTTTGGTTTTTGTCATATGCTATAATTCTAGCAATATATCCATCAGCCGATATTTCGACTGACTTTAAATCACTTGCCGGGATTAGATTAGTGCTCATTGAGATGTTATCTGTAGTAAATACTCCACTTTGACTAACATAGCCATTTGACCAGTTGGGCAATAAGAGCAAATCGTTTGATAAATCAACTTGTTTTTCATAAATAGTCATCCATGTGGTATCTAAAGGCTTTTTGCGCTTAAACCGAAGATGAGTAATGTCACTCTTCACATTGGCTGGATATTTTGCAAAAAGGTTAATACAACCACGCCATTTATCGTTTCCTGCATCAAAAATTACTCCATCAATTTGTTCACTATATTTCGTCTTAAACTGTTTGAACCCAGTATCAAGCTGGTAACCTCCAATTGATTCTGCTTTAGCACGAACATAATAAACGCTATTATTGTCAAGGCCATCAACATAAAAACTCTTCATAGAGTCACGGTGATAAAAACATTGTGACTTTTTGATTTCGTTTTTATTAGAGTCATAAAGATAATATTCATATCTATTGATAACTTCACCCTCAGCCGTTTTGTAGGTATAATCACAATCAAAAGAGTATGAAGGTGTAAAGATAATTTTAGAAGAGGAAATGTCGGAGAATGCCCTGAATTTAATGGAAGGTTTCTCGTGACAATAAAACAGAATCTTGTCACTATATTCGCTGAAAGTGTTCGTACCAGTTAATCTGCAACGAATCATGATATAATAAGGGTCATGCTGATTTACAAGGACCCCACCTTTAATTACAAATTGTCGAGCTAGGCCAGTTCCAGTGGGAGCTACTGTGCCAAATTTATAAACAGTGCTATCTTTTGACTTGAAGACGATATAGGCAACTAAGTCAATATCGGCATATGCTCCGAACTGGAATGAAGCGTCTTCGTTAGCACTAAATACATTGATTTTTGATAGAATTGGTTTCACTGTATCACCTCCAAGTTAATCAGATGTTGTAACATAACAAAGCGCACCCTCAGAGTTTACTTTCAATCCAAGAGTGCTTAAAACGCTGTCAGCAGTGATTGCTTCGACTTTTTTGGTCAACTCATTATAGTGAGCTTTTTCTGTCCTACTTAGACCGCCAAAATTGGCTGCCAAAGCGCTAATGTCATTTTTGTTTGTGGTGACCTGTGTTTTTGTTGTCGCATATTCATCGTTTTTGAATGTACTTAAATCAGAAGAAACATCATCAATCCTTTTATTTAAAGAAGCATAATCGTCAGATTCTTTTGTTTGCAAATTATGTATGTCCGCCTCATTGGTAGACACACGGTCTTGCAATGCGACAAAATCGTTCTTTTTAAAAGAGTCAAGATCTATATCTGTAGAACCAACTGATTTTTTTAATTCCGCATAATCTTCCGCTTCTTTTGTTTCAAGACTTGCCACACGGTCGTTTACGGTATTTGCAGTTGTATCGTCTGTGTATTTTGTGGCTTTCTCCCAATCACTATGAGAATAAGAGCCAGTCGCTCCCTGTGCAGAAGTACAGATATATAAATCGCCATTACTGCCTAAAAACCATAAGTCACCAACATTATATGGAGGAGCAGGAACGGAACGGAAAACTTGACACTTACTGTCGGCGGTATTTTGTGCAAGAGCAGCAGAAGCGAGCGCATTGATAATACTTGCGTCAATTATCTCATCCCACATATATTCTCTTTTTGACTCAGTACTATTAGCCGCTTCTATCCACCGATAGCATTTTCCAGTATCAATATCATAATAAATCTCGTTTACATGATGCCATTCCGTATGTCGTTTTACCCATTCTACGGCAGGCGCATTCTCTTTCGTCGGGACTCCATGTCCGTAGTTTGTCTTAATGGTGCCGCTGATTTGAGCTTGAGTGTTTTTGTTAGTCGATTCTGTCTGATTGATTAAATTGGAGAGATTTGTATCAATTTTATCGACGTTATTTGATAAATCACTCAAGTCCGAAGAAATCGTTCGCACCTTGGCAGCTTCCAGACTTTGATTTCCTTCAGTCAAAATAATATTTCGAAAATTCTTTTGCATTGCGGTGACAACGAGTTTTTGGCCGACTTCATAATCACGATTTGTAATCACGACATATTCGCCACCAAATGCGGCAATTTTATAGGTGTATCCATTTTTAGATGTAATAACACCGTAAGAAGAAACATCAAATTGCGCGTTCGCCACTGCACTCTTAGCGGCAGAAGAAATGGCCTCAACCAATACATCTGTTGCACTTTTACTTGTGTTTGACACTTTCTTTCACCTCCAAGAAAAATATAAAAGCCGACCCGCTGGGGAAACTCAGTGGTATCGGCATTGTGTTTTTATATCCTCTATTTAATTTCGCTTACTCATTTTTTGAGAAAGTTTGTTGGGAAGATTGCGGACAATTTCGTTTGCCAAATCTTCTGCTCCACCAACAGGGTTCTGAATAACAATATCTCCAATGGAAATATCAATATTAGAACCGCCGTTAGAAGATAGTGAAGCCGTTCCGTACTTAGACATCTGATCCTGGAACCAAGCATCTGGATTGCCACCCATCTCGAAGAGACGAGAAGTAATATCTGCAGGAACGACTCCATCGCCGGTTTCAAGATAAGTATAACGTCCAGCTTGCGGTTGACGAACCAGAAGCTCAGAACCTTGCTCGTCAACATTATACTTGCCGGATTTTTGAATGCTTCGAGAACCAGAAGCTTTTTTACCAGTGATTTTTTCTTTAATTTTGTCAACAAAACTCTTTTTCTCAGAAGAACTACTGGAACTATTAGAAGATTTGCTAGACGAAGTAGAAGAACTCTTGTCTTTATCCCGAGAACTACTAGAAGAACTACTCTTACCCGTAACTGCATTATAAGCACTCTGAACGCCGTTCTTAATACTACTAACAATATTAGAACCAGTCTTCCATGCAGAAGAATTAGTGATTTTATCTTTGGTGGAACTTATAGCATTGTTTACCTTACTTCCTACCGTAGAGTTGTCCCATTTCTCTTTGACATTAGAAGCAATTTCTTTAGTCGTAGTTACTAATCCACTGACAGCGTTGTTTACTTTGCCGCCGAGCCAAGAATTGTTCCATGCGTTTTTTGCACTACTAACTGCGTTGCTTCCAACTTCATAGATGTCTTTACCAAGCTCTAACAAGCTCTTACCGCCAGAAACAGTCGTGGGAGTACCACTGCCGCCACCAGAAGACAAACTACTCGAAGATGTGGAACTATTGCTGGTAGTATTTTTGGTAGTAGGAGTTGTCTGACCTTTATCGTACAAATCGTTTCCAATCGTACCAAAACTATCACGAATAGAAGAAATAGTGTTATCGCAACTCTTAGTGATGCTATCATAAGCTTTCCCCATGACCCACGTAATATTTTCACTAAGATCGGTAGCACCGGGCTCAACATTCTTCCAGGCATTTGCCATTTGGTCAAGGAGAACTTTATTCAAAGTCTCTTCACTCTTGGATTCGATTGTACTATATGCGCCATTGATTGTGCTTTGAGTATTATCGGCCAAGTCACGGACACCGCTTTCGGCCATGCCCCAGCTGCTATCGAAACAAGCTCGCATATCATAGAGCATCTTTTCGGTATCACCGGTGGTATCAGCCCAAGCTTTAGAAATAGTAGACTCCGTTTTAGCACTCAGGTTGCGGATACCACCACCACACTGATTCCAACTATTCTTCATCTTACTAGAGATGGAATCCATTGCATTAGAACAGCTATCTTTCATAGAATTGAAAGAGTTCGCCATTTTATTAGCGTTAGACTCACTCATCTCGTCAGTCATAGATGCCATTTTGTTAAAACCAGCAGTATATGTGTTTTGCATCGACTGGAACAGTTTTTTCGTGATACCCTCGACCTGTTCTGCGTTCAGTGCGGTATTGTCTCCGATAGCGGCATAGGTATCTTTAACCAGCTTCTGTATATTGCTATACATTTCTTTACTGGTTGCATCAATCTGATCGTCGCTCAAACCAACCTCTTTTGCCATATCCTTCCATGTCTTCTCAAACTGAGATTTCATAGAATCAAGCTGGGCAAGTGTGTTGGATTTGGAAGAAGAAATGAGATTGTCAAGAGGATTACCTGTACTACTATTACCAAAGCCAAAGAATTTACTAATTGAATCCTTTATTAAGCTTCCGCTATTTATTAAGCCTCCGCCGTTTATTACGCTTCCGATATTCTTTATCTTATCAAACCATTTCGAAATCGAAGAGTTTTGACCAGAAGAGTTTATAGTGGACTTGGTTTTATCTGCGAATGTAGTAAACTTTAAATTCAACCCGCCTAGAGTCTTAACGCTCTTTGAAAGCAGCGTAGGAATAAGGCCGGTCTTATTATCATCACGAATATCGTCAACGGCCTCAACTACTTCATCAACTTTAGAGTCAATGGCAGTGTTTTTGCGAGCTTGAGGCGCAGAAGTAATAGTCGTATATCCGCTGGAAGCAGCAGAGTTGCGAGAGCTAGGTATTTTAGAGGCTACGTTCTTGACCCAGCCGATAGGATTCTTGGCGATTCCCATTAAAGTCGCGGTTTGTTTTGCGGGGATAACTCCGTCACCTTTTTCGAGTTGAGTCAGGCGTCCCTTCTCGGGGGAGCGAACGATTATCTCTTCGCCTTCCTCATCGACATTATAAGTACCAGCCTTTTCGACTTTCTTAGTACCTTTAGCAAATCCAAACAGTTTACCAACCCAGCGAATTGGAGCAGTCACAATGTGTCCGATTGTACCAAATAAGCCGCGTTTCTTTGTACCATCGCTAGATGTGCCACCAAACAAGAATTTTCCAATGCCACTAACGGCTTTAGTGATCGTTTTGCCAATACTCTTAACTATTTTACCAAGAGTTTTGCCAATACCAGTTACAGCTTTCCCGATAGTGGAACCGATTTTTGCGAGACCGTTTGTAAATGAGCCGCCACCGATTGCACCGACAGCAAGCGTGCCGCCAAGGAGAATCGTACCGATGACAGGAATATGACTGACTGCAGCCGCAATAGTTCCAGCGACACCAGTACCACCTGCAGTACCTACAGCGGCAGTTACCGTTCGACCAATTCCTTTGAAAATACCAGCAATACCAGAAAACAGCTTGGTTCCACCCAATGTAGTACCGATGTCACCGAAAATTGAGCCAAGCCCACCAACCGCTTTTTGGGCAATAGATGCGACTCCACTGAATCCCTTCTGGAAGATTGACATCAGACCACCGCTACCAGAGAACAAACCCTGAGCGGACTTAACTATAGACGGCTTTGCAGCATCCAATCCTGCAGTGATACCATCACCGACGCCAGCTGTAAGTTTACTACTGGCGCTACGTCCGCCAATGCCAAAGAAGCTCTTTCCTGCGTCCAAGAGGCGTCCCCAGAATCCTTTACCAGAACTCTTATCAGAGAACGTACCAACCGCACGTTGCAGACGATTCTACAGACCCGTAATTCCACCGTTCTGAGTAGAACCATTCAGATTGCCAAGCACGTCTCCAAGTTTAGTCAGCGTATCAATCAGTGTCTCAAACTTGGTGATGACATTAGAAACATTAGTTGCTCGCTGGACCGCCTTCATATTGGAGACAACAGAGGCCATAAATCCATCGTAATGACCTTCCATCTCTGCAAAGGTCATGGCTTCGAACTGGGAAGTATATTTCAGTTTCTTCTGATAGTCGTCCCAGCTTGTGCCAATAAGGTTAGTGGCTTCCTGAACCTTATCTTTGAGCTTGTTCAGCCGGTCGATTTCTTCCTGTTTCTTATACTCACGGCGTTTGCTGCTGAGGTCACTCTGAGCGTCACGAACTGCACTTGCATCAGCCTCCCACTCGTAACCATTCTCGCCATAGACGCGAGTGGTCTTATTGGCCTGTGCTTTCGCGAGAGCATCCTCTGCCTTCTGCAATTCAATCGCACGCTCTTGAGCATCATTCTGCTCATTCAGTGCATCAATCCGCTTGTCGATAACATCAATCCATGCATCACCCTGAATCTTCAGATCGTTGGACTTTTTGTCATTGAACTTATTGAAGAGATCGAGCAGGGAAGAGAAGAGGTCTTTGATGTTAGAGAAAATCGTCTGAAGCTTTTCTCCCGCTGAACCCATACCATTAAAAGCATCGGTGCCGTTCTCAATAGCTGTCTTCATGGCTTCTAAAATAGGAACCATGTACTCTGTTTCTGTACTCAATTTTGCCTGAGCGATTTTTGCATCAATCATTGCAATGGTGTTCTGTTTCAGCAAATCGTTGTTGATAACTAGCACACCATTTTTAAGAGAAAGACATTCAAGGTATTTGTCATCTAACGCAAGAAGCTTTTGCAAGGAATCTATTGACAATCCACCGTAAGCGTTGTATTCTTGAACTACATCATTGAGGCTTGAATATTGACTTTGCATATCATCAATATCGCTATTGATTTTTTCCAAAGTTGAACCAAGTCCTTCGATATAATCATTTACACTTATGACACCATTCTCGATACTATCAGCTGCATCATTCCATGTCTTCGCCAAGGCTGTTGCGGCTGGTCCTGCCGTCTTACTTGCAACACGAGCCTGTTCTCGTAGAGAATTTACGAGCCCCTTCTTAAAGGCATCACTTTCAAAATTGACATCTCCGGTAGCTGAATCAAAAAGTCCTTTAAAAAGATTTCCATCTTTATCCTTGAAAGAGTCAAGATTATCATAAACCTGACGAAGTGCTTCGGCTTTCTTTTCGACACCATCTGCATCCATGGTTCCAGTACGACTTTTAATTTTGATATTGGCAGCATCGGACAGCCCAGAAAATGCGGATTTTATAGCGTCCGTCTTTTCCTTGGCTTCGTCCATCGCGGTTCCGTAGCCCTTGATGGCATCAGTCAGTTGCTCAAAAGAGATGGTATCAGAATCAACGCTGGAATTCAGCCAGTCAAGGATTCTCTGCATCTCTGCGGCAGACTTACCACCGTCCTTAGAAGCATTAGCTTCTTCAAGCTGTGCTTTAATAAAGGCACGGAAAGTTGCTGTATTAAGTTCAAGTTTTCCGTTTTGCTCCGTCAAACAAGCGGTAAACTTGTCATCGACACCGATCAGTAATTTCATTGTATCCGCACAGATATAACCATATTGGTTATATTCTTTCATCGCCTTTGTTAAGGTATCAAATGCGGATGCAATATCAGATACAGACTTCGCGGTAGATTTATTGTTCTTGTTGGTCTTATTTGTCGGGAACCCATTAAGCTGATTTGTTAGTTTTTGTCCACCCCTTAGAGCAGCGTTCATATTGGTGTACAACAGAGAAAGCTGAGTATTTGTGCGATTCGTGATTTCCTCTAGTTTTGCAGGATCTACGCCGCGTTCGCCGGCCTTCTCTACTTCATTTGCAAACTCCTGAGCAGCACTATATGTTGCGGTGGCCGCAGTAGCATTTTTCAGAGCAGGGAGAAGATTCTCAAGAGCAGTCTTTTCAGCCTCGGTTTTCTCTTTTAGGTCATCAGTACTTTCAGCTGTGTCATCGGCAGTAAGGTTTGCGACCTCATGTTGTGCGTTAGACAGAATTGTTGCCGCAGCTTCTGCATATTCAGCGGCAAGCAATTCGGCATAGCTCTGTTTGTTTATCTGGAGTTTACCATTAACAAGCTCAAGGCAATTCAAATACTCGGTGTTCATCGTCAGTAAAGACTGAAGAGAATCGAGACTCATGTAGCCATACTGATTGTACTCTTCCATTGCACTGGTAGAAGCTTTATACGCAGACTGGATTTCATCCATTTTGGAAGAAATATCTTCCATCTTCTGTGCGCCAGCAGCCAATGCATCAACACCATTTGCAGAAGACTGAGCTACAATACCAACTTGAACAAGTGCTTGGATAAACGCATTTACACCGTTTGTGTCAGCAGAGAAGTCCATGTCGGTCAAAGCTTTACGAAGATTTGCGAGAGCTTGCGCTTGATCATCGGACAATCCTTCGTTTGTACCCCACAAGAGTTCATTCAGCTTACTTGCATCAAATCCATCGATCGTATCTTCCAGAGTTTTAACAGCAGAATTTACTTTATCGAAAGTAAAACTGACATCCATACTGTTGTTGTTGTCGTTCTGCCAAAAATTAACAGCTTGAAGTTTTCTACGAGCGTTTGTATTGTTGTTGATAGCATCCGTTGAGTCGTTGTAAGAATCTACATCATCACGGAGAGCAGATTGCTCATCAAGCAAGAATTGATACAGACTATGATACGTTCCACCAGCAGCTCGTTCAGCCTCAGTTGTGTTGTCAATGACATATTTTAATGCTTTACCAATCTCGTTGTAATAGTCAACAATTGAATCCGCATCATTTAACTTATCAGGTCCATAACCACCGAACTTGTTAAAGACATCAATACCAGCATTTTTAATCTGGTCCCCCATATCCATTTCAGGAGCCGACCAAACAGTAAGATAATGTGTCCGATTATTCTTCTTGGCTGTATCAACAAGCTTATCACCTTGAGCGTCTTTGTTTTGTGTCAACTCATAACGAGATGCCTCCAACTGCTCCGCCGTAATATCCTGAAGTAAACCAAGCTGCTCTTCATATTTACCATTCTGCAGGTCAAGTTTACCAAGTTTGTTTTCATCAAGCGTTCCTTGTTCTTTCGCAAGATCAAGAATCTCTGCCTGAATATCTTTTGCTTGGTCAAAGTCCTCGGTACCCCAACCAGACTTGTCGCCAAGTTCTTCATAGGCACTGACCAAATCCTTTAAAGAGGAAGTGGTGCTCTGCGCAGCGTCAGCCGCTTCCTTAGATTTCGTTGCGACATTTTGCACTCGTTGTGCCGCTTCCGTAATCTTCTTAGTGCCCCAAGAGATGAGCAGGCCAATTCCAACACCCAACGCGGCATTGAGCAATAAAGCTCTTGCGCGAAGGGCAAGTAGTTTAAGGGAAAAACCTTCAGTTGCGTCGCCTGCGGCCTCTGTGTTAGCTTTACTTTGCTTCAACGATGTGATAAAATCAGAAATAGAAGGCTTAGTTCCATCAAGAGAACGCTGATAGGAGAGAATTGCATTTCTGAGTTGAAGAATTTTCGCTTTTACGTCGTTCCAAAACTCATTTTTTACACCATCTTCGTCAGCAGTAAACAAGAAAGATAATATCGAAATTTTAATCATTGAGGAGAGAAGAATGAATAAAATTCTATACTGCCCGTGGTGTGAAAAATATGTTAAGGGTGTTTGGTATTCATGCCCATTTTGTAGCGCACAAACTATCTATATAAAAGCATGGGATAAAAAATCTGACGAAGAAAAGAAAGAATGGTTAAAGAAATTTCCAAAAGTTGACCCACCAAGACCAATCAAAGACAAATCACTACTTCGTGAGGCGGAAAAATTCGACAAACAAGCTCGTGCTGAACTTGAAGAAGAAGCTCGTCTCGCTCAGTACAAGCCCACTTGCCCAGTGTGTCATTGCCCTGACTTAGAGAAAATCTCCGGCTTTGACAAGACTGTGGATATAGCGGTTTGGGGCGTATGGTCGAGAAAGGCACATAAGCAGTTTAAATGCAAAGCGTGTGGATATGAGTTTTGAGGATGTGATGCACTATGTCTTTAGTGATGGCTATCGCAAACAAAGAAGGAATCGTTGTTTCAGCAGACCGCAGACTTACCGAGACTCACTTTTATAAAGATCACGAGAGTATTGTTACCCACAAGAACCATTACAGGAAACTATTTGTAACAAATCGTGGTCATGCTATTGCATCTACTGGAACAGCAATCTTTCAGGATGGCACGTCAGTAAAAGATATTATTTGCAAAGCGATTGATGTTTTTAATTCAAAGCCACTGTCTATCGACAAAGAATTTCGACACCTTAAAAGAGAACTCATAAAACATTCTGAATCAAATGATAATGTTGTACTCGTAATTGCTGGAATCGAAAACAACCAGAATGTCGTAATGGTTGAAAATATCAAGAACCCCAAATTTCGGAATAGAGTTCAAGATCAAGACGCCTTTATATCAGCAGGAAACAATAATCTCGTCTCACCAATGTACAACTCCTTCGGCATTGATCTAAACACGTACAATATAGAACGAATGGTTCAATACTTGGAATTTATCAACGAGACAACGGCCAGACTTCAGAAGTTCAGCCCAAATCATCAAACTGTGAGTGAACAGTGTGATATTCTTGTGATTCAAAAGAACTGCTTTTATTGGAAGAACGAACCTTTCGCTCTTGAAGATGATCTGTGATGTTGCAATCTGAATAATAGTATTTTACCTTTTGAGGTCTCGGATATAAAACAAGGATATCATTCATATAAGACCTCCAATGTGGCATTCTGGGGCTTTGCCTCCGGTAAAGTGAGAAAGACGTTCCACTGTAAGAACTGCGGTTATGAGTGGTGATATATTATGAGTCTCGTGATGGCTATCGCAAGCAAAGAAGGAATCGTTGTGTCTGCGGACTGGCGACTCATACGTCATAGAATAGACAATCCGTTTATCGCTATGCCGTCCGACCATAGCCAGAAAGCGTATATTACAAATACAAACCATGTCATTGCGTTCACCGGCGATGCTAGACTTGACACAGGCGAATTTCTAAACGACGTTATCCTTCATACACTTAAAATTACGTCAGCTCAAAAGATGCCTATCCAAGAAGAGCTTGGATTCTTGCTGAATGTGCTGGTGCAGAAAACAGGGAATAGTACTATTTATTTAATCGAATGTGGCATCGAGAATGGCAAAAATGTGATACTTAGAGCAGATACAGGCCATAACAAAATTCAACCGAATACATTGGACGACATTGGTTATGCAGCTAGTGGTGAGCATAAACTTTATCAATCAAAACTCATCAAGCTTGGAGATAATATCCATACACTTAAACTACAAGAAATGGTTGAGTTCCTTCAGGGTATAAACTACGAAATAGCCGAAATTGACAGTTTAGTAAGCCCAAAATGCGATATTATTACAGTTACTTCCGAAGGCGCACAACGTTTATATACACCTGAACGCTACGGGTGGATTGTCGATCCATGAAAAAAATTCACTGACAGAAGTGAATTGGATCAGTTCTTCTTTTTGAGATTCGTAATTCCATACCTCGGCATAAGCAATCGTATCTGCGTTTAATGGAATGTTGGTTCTTGCCCATTCAGGATTAACTGTCCCAAACATAGACAAGTTCTCCTGGTAAGGTTTTCTTTTTCCACATTGATAAGAAAGCAAGTGACTCACCTCCAACAAAAGAAACACATGATTAGAAAGCCCGGCAAACAATTCAAGTGTAAGAATTGCGGGTATGAGTGGTAATGCGCATCTAACTAAGATTGCATAAATAAAGCCCCTGTCGGATGGCATCCGTCCAACAGGGGAGTTGTATGTTATTTAACTTAGTGTTTTGGCATCTCAACTAATCCGCCAATATTGAACTTTTGATACGGGGAATTGTTATCCATGTACATGAGTTCAAATCGCTCAACTTCACTCATCTTGATACAAAGGACAGTCCCATCTACACGATGCTCTTTAAGTGCAGTTGGGATATCATCGGCACTATTTGCCGTACAATGATGAATCACCACAATGTAATCATCGTCAGCACTTGAAAGTTTTCCGTAGATTACCTTCCCATCTTTTGTGAAAACTAGAATCTTTGTGCCACGTTTCGTATCAAAGAATTTAGTCCAAATATTGTCGGCAGTTTCAACACTTAGAAAATGGGCAAAGAATTTTCTTGCCGGAAAACTATTCTTTATTAAATAAAATAAGATACCGCAAATAAAACCAATGGCAACATAAAGTAGGGCTGACGGAACTACTGTAATTAAACATTGTGGCGCGTAACCATCCACAAAATTCTTGAAAAGATATCCAAGCGAAATACTAATAATAACGTATGCCGCATACTCGATTTTTTTCATCGAAAGACGAGTATAAACCCAGACGCAAATTGCTCCTGGAACAAAATAAGAAAATAGTGAGTTAAAGTCACTTATCAGTTCCGTTATTTTCACTTTGACCTCCTTCTTTTGGTTTTACGGTTCGGAGACTTTGGAAAAATTCTACATCCGAATCGACATTGAAATCCTTACCTTTACCATCAACATACGAGAATTGCATATCGCGACTCGAAATTTCATAATCCGGCACATGCTTCTTATTGTTTTCCATGATTTAACACTCCTTTTACAAGAGTGTATCACGGTTCAGAGATAGTGTCAACTAAACTTTGCTACACAGGGTTCCACAATAATCCAAAACAGAGATTGACAAGATATTACGATATATCCTATAATAGATGAGCAATCACTATGTACTATGCTAAAATTCCAACTGAAAGGAGGTCGCCAGTTATGACGCATAAAGAATTTAATGAAATCTTAGAGACTGAAACGAACAACGGTATTGATCTTTTAATGCAAAAAATGCGAGGACTCGAGGAAAAATCTCAAACTGAGCAGATAGCCAATATGATTTGTTTAAGTATGGGCGCTACAATTAAAATTATAATAGCCATACTTAAACAGTGCGGCGTTATCAAATTCGAAGACTAAATAGCAAAAGCCCGGCCTCCCAGTAGTAGGGAAGTCGGGCTTCGTTTTATGATGATACCTTACTTCAAAAGTTCAGCGATATCTTCAGCAGTCATACCGTTAGCCAGTGCATTGGCAACAAGATCTTCTGCCTTTTTGCGGTTCAACTCTGCCGCAATCTTTTCATCGGCATCCGCTTTTTTCTTTTCGAGTTTTGCAATCTCTTTATTGAGTTTTTTCAGCTCTGCCTCTTTTGCTTTTCTATCAGCATTCAGTGCGGCAATATTCGAGCCGAGAGATGCGATTTCTTCAGCGATAGATTCCGCTGCGGCATTCTTCTCAGCAATCTGTGCTGCGTAATCAACACCATCAAGAACCTTTGCTTTATTCTTGCTTCCTTTGGGTCTAGCCATAATAAAATACCTCCGTATATTTTGGATACGCGATTGTACTTTTATTATAGCCAGAAAATTCTGTGTAGTCAATAAATATTTTCTCTCACTTATTTCACGCCAGAGAACAGCGTGTCTCCTCATTCCACCTACTTCTTTAAGTCGTCTGGTTACGTCTGAGGTGGACTTCTGAACTTTCGTCCAGAACTGACTATCCTTCCAGTGGTTGCTCACTGACCCTTTTTAGTCGATGAACCTTCCGCTTTCCTACATTATATAATAGGGGAGTGGATCGGCTGCTGACCGCCCATTGTAAACGCTACTTAGCACTCAATTATTACCATATTTTTACAATACGATAAAACCGAGCTTTTATCTCAGCATATAGCATCCATATCCTTGTTTCTATCTTTCGATTCCTACATTATATAAATATAACAATAGGCGATATGGCTCTTAGGGTTTCCCAGCACTCTAGGGGCTATTTTATTTTTACATGGTGCCGCATCCTATATTTTTATACACAACAAATATAAGAGGGCATATTAACTTTACCCGCACCATTCTTGAGCTTTCCGCTCATCTGCATTACGGACAACACGCCAGAGATGGCAGCTGTAATGGCCGGAATAGAACCTGCAAGGTTGACCATTCCGTCTGCTGCATCAACAATCTTTGTTGCAAGAGTAACAAAGAATTTGATGAGGTCACTGCTCATAACGTCGTTTGAGAATTTCTCAAAGCTGGCGTTAAGCTGCTTTAAGCGACCCTCAATTGAATCCATCATGCGCTCTTGTTCAGTCATTGCTGAATTAGAGCTGTTAGCGGCATCTTCCATTGATTTTTCAGCAATGGAGAATTGCTCGATCACGGAAAGTACCGCATTCGAGTTCCTTTTGCCGCCAAGCATCTCTGTGACGTTAGCTTTACTAACATCAGTAAGTTTATCCCATACGGCAGAAATCTCTTTCAGGATCTGATATGTACTCTTAAATTCTGTACCGGAGGCATCCTTCATAATGTCTACGCCAGTTAAAGATTTCAATTCACTTCGCAGTTCAGAAACAGAACTTGCCATATCATCAACTGAAACGCCAAATGCCTCTGCGTCAGTCTTACTGGCTCGCAGATACATTGAAATTGTTTTTAAAGTTGTGCCTACGGTATCCGGGTCCTGAAGTACAGAGTTGGCCGCACTAATCAACGAAACGGACTCTTCAAACGAGTTCCCGGCTGCCGATAATGCGCTTGCCGATCTGACGAGTGCCTCCGCAATACCACTTTCGGAAATGGGTTCGTTGTTGCCCACTGAGTTAAGAACATTGACGACGTGTTCTACTTCGTCAGCTTCCATTCTAAATCCCTTTAGAATAGAGACTAGATAAGAAGCTGCGTCAGATGCACTATCAATTCCATCACCAATGTTACTTAGGACAGTGGACCACTTTGCAAGCTCTTGTGATTCGTCCAGTGTATAGCCTAGACGAGACCATTCTGCTGTACTGTCAATAACATCAGAGATAGAAGCACCAAGCTCACGCGCTTGACTTGAAGCAGACGACAAAAAGCTTGAGTATGCCGATTCAGTCTCATTCGTGACTTTTTTCAAGTTAGTCATAGATGTATCTATATCTACGACGTTATTATAAACTTCTCGTAGACCCTGTTTAATCATAGCCACGCCAGCCATAGCGATAGCAGTCTGGAAGTGCTCCTTAAACAGACGAGACAGTTTTTGACCAAGAGTTTCTGTAGTGGCCCCACATCTGCTGGCCTCAACCTCAAGGTTTGATAGTCTTGCACTAAGATCAGTAACATCGCCTTCACAGCCAGCAGCAGAAGCTTTTATTCCGTTTAAACTATCAATTAGCCAAGAATATTTACTTTTATTTGCAATAGAGTCTTCTAACTTCGTTGCACGTTCATAAACACTCTTAAACTTCGTCATGTCAACATTGGCTTGATTTAAATCTCTAAAATCAAATCCAAGTTCTTTTAAATGTTGACTTGTAGAATCAATAGTTGTATCAAGAATCTTGCATTTTTTATCAAAGTCTTGAATTGCTTTCCCTGGTGTAGTGTTCTCAATAGAAGCAAGCTGATCTCGCAATTCTTTTAACTTTCCAGATGTTTTTCCAGTGCCATCTTCTCCATATAAATATTTTTTGATATTATCATTTTTATAGTTGGAGTTATTCTTGGAATAGTTTTCAAGAGACTGAATCTTTTTTTGATACTTTTCATACTCGGATTCTTGAGATGTGAGAGTCTTTTTTAAATCATCTGCAATTTCTTGATTTTGTTTTTTTAGTTCTTTTGCAACCGAATCAGCACCTTTTGCAGTATTTCTGTCAGCATTGAATTTTCCGGCTTTTTCGATATCCTCAAGCTTTAACTTCTGAGATTCCGTAATTACACCTTTTGTTTTTGTCTTGAGTTTATCCATCTCATTGTTGATTGCGCTCAATCTGGTCTGTACCGTTTTCAACTCAGATGATTTGTTTCCATTAGCAATTAACGATGCTTCATCCGCTTTTAGCTTTGCTTGACGATTTGCAAGGCTGAAAAGGCGAGAAATATCACTTTTTGAAGTATCCTGTGTTTTTGTGGAACCAGACTTTCCGGTATCGACCTTAACTGTCTGCTTTGCCGCAGATTGCATAGCTTTTTTAAGCTGTGCGGTTACTTTACTCTGGTCTATCTTAACATCAAGTGTAACCTTTGGAGTTTTTAACTTTCCGCTCTTGACTACCTTATCAAGCGCATCATTTATATTACGGATAGTGTCGTTTTGATTTACTCCAAAAGCAATTTTTACTGGTTTTTCTTTATAATGCTCCTTGACAGAATTAAATTGCTGGTCTAATTCTTTTTTATTTGTGTCAATAACAACCTTGACCTTAATAGCTGTTACGGCAGAAGACTCTGCGCCAGTATTTTCTTTTTCATCCATACTGTTGGTCACCTCTCTTTTCCATTTTCAACAATTCCTTTCAAAATAAAAAAGAGAAGCGGCCAGCTTCTTCAAGCCAGCCTCCTCTCATTCAAATTTTCCAAATAAATTGTGGACTTACAATTCATGCAATGCCGTTTTTACAAGCATAGCCGCTTCAACTTGTACCTTTGAAATAAATGGACGAGCCGGACGTTTTGGTTTATTTTCCTTCGGTCGCCCCATTCGATTCCACTCTGCAATATCCATCCATAAACCATGCTCAATCCAATTAGCAAACATTGTTCCTTCTAAGGCTGCATTGTCTCCTTCTCGGAATGGCGTTTTGCACCATGATGCTTGCGGTCTTGCAATATCCTTTACCGTCATGGTTACAACATTATCGTCAGTAGTAACGCTACTTACGATATTTTTTTTGCTTTCGATTCCGTCAGATCGTCCACTCTTCGAGTGTACGTTTTCTACAATGCTCGCTTGTAGTCTCGTTTCAATTTCCGGCGCAACACCTTCAAGGATGTCTTGAACGCTGCTAACCACACCGGCCAGTAAATCATCAAAGTTTGTATACGAAGAAGCAAGACTTCCCATTCACTCCACCTCAAATCTCAAACCGATCCTTTGCAGACTGAATCTTTGTCGTATCCTTTTTGATGTAATACTTGTTGGTCACATCCGTGCCAGCATGGTTGAGCAGGGAAGAGACATCTTCCAGACTCATGCCCGCATTCTTCAGCAGGGTAGCACCACTATGCCGGAAGTCATGCGGGTGCAGCGTGGGCTCATCAATCATCTCACCAATTTTCTTACACCAATCACCAGCGGTGCTTGAAGTAATCGGCATCCATGCACCATTTGTTTTCGTACCAACAAACACATAGCCGCCATCCCCGATACCATGTTCAGTGCGGTATTCCTTCAGCTCTTTCAAAAGCTCAGAAACCTCCTTGCTGAACATCAAATCAACAATTTTACCTTCCTTTTCCAGAACATCATGCACCATACGATTCTCATAGTCGATAGACTTCCAGAGCGTATTCCGCACTGCGTTGACACGAGCCATCGTGGATAGCGAGAATAGTGCGTACAGACGCAGCGTCATCGCATTATCCTTCATGTGAACGGTGGTTGCAGATTCAACCATGGCGTTCAGCTTCTCTCGCATCAACTTAACCTCATCAGGCGTAAGGTATGTCTGCTTCACTACAGCCACATCCTTTGTCGGTCGGTCAATGAACTCCATCGGATTCTCTTTGATGATTTTCTTCTTGCGAAGATACCGATATAGCGCAGAAATCGTACTCATACGCCGTTTCATACGAGCAGAGTTATTTCCGTGCTTCTTACAATAGAACAGAAACTCCTCAATATCCTCTTCTTCAAGTTCCGTCACAGGAGCGTTACCCTGATTATCCAGAACATAAATCATCCACTGCTTGAAATCCGATTCATAATTGTAAACAGTAGACGGACTGAGATCACGGATGCCCATATCAGTCTCATATCTATCCCAGTATTTTAAAGACACTGGGTTTACGTTCTTGAACTTCTCAGCATCCCATAACTTCAGCGGTTTACTTCTTGTAGCCATATTAAAATTCCCTCCAACCCACCTCTAAAAGTGTTTATTCCTTTTTATCTTTCGCCAGCACAGCGGAGATCTCCTGCTTATTGTCCAGTAGGGCAGACATAACCTGAGAAGCCTGATTTACATCAAAGTCTCCAAGGCTTTTCTTTGCCTCGTCCAGATAATCCTTCAGGTAATCAATAAACTCGGCAAACGCATCGCGCTTGTTGCAAATTGCCAGAGCCAGATACTCATCGTGAGAACGCTGCACACGCTCCTGCACTGCCTTCTCCAGAGAATCATACTGATCCCAGAACACAGCGGTATCGCAACCTGCAGCTTCAATCTTCAGGTTAAAAGACTCATAAGCAATACGCGGCCACTCGGTCTGCGGCTCATTGCGATAATCATAACCAACAAAATACTTCAGGCAGGTCAGCCGAAATGCCACATCAAACAGCGCAGGCTGATAATCGTCCTGAACAGTACACATCTCAATGACCTCTTTCACGAAGTCGATTCGCTCCTGAAAATTTAAAACCTTCATTTTATCTCCCTTTCATCTGTGCTTGCTTTAATTTCTTTCGCTCTTTTCGAGCTTTTTTTAGGTCGTCGTAATCGACCCAGCCTCCATCAATTTTGGAGTACGTGATCCAGCGGTAGTCTACGTCAGGATAATGGAACCAGAACATCTTGCGCTTCATCAGCGCAACACTGTCAGCAAAACCCTTCGTATCAATTACCTGTTTACTGCCATCACTGTATGTAAGCTCATAGTCTGCCACATAATCGATTTTTCTTACAGCTACATCTTTGCCGTCCTTATCGACCCGGCGGAACGCTTCCTGTAATACAAAAGGAACCTGTTTACGGCACTCTACGACTTCACCATTTTCCAGCCCAGGTAATACAATATCCCGATAGAACATCATCTCGGCACGGCTATCATAAACCACACCATCATAGGTTCTATCTGCTGGATTTTTGCTCACATTAAACTTTGTTCTGTTCTTTTTCTCCATAAAACCACCACGAAAAACGAAGGGGCGGTTATGCCCGCCCCTTACGATTTGATGTTTTCTTAACTACCGGCTTCACGGGCGTTTCATCTTTTACATCACTAGATGATTTGACTTCAGCCTCTACAGGCATATCCATAATCTTATGGAATGTATCACGAACTGCTGGAATGAAAGTTTCCACCTCATCCAGCGTGATACGCTTATACTTTAAGAGGTTGTTCAGGCAAGCCTTAGCTTCCTCCTTGGGACGAACTCCAATCTGGAACTCGTATGTATTCACCCACACCTGAAAGTGAGGCTCAGTATCACAGATAACACGCCATGACTTAGATGGATCACAATGCGGGCAAGCATTGTACATCTTGCCACATACACGACACCATGATTCAGCCATAGCTATTACTCCTCCACAACCTCGATGCGAACCAGCTTCTTATCCTCAGAGCAATACTCCTGAGTTGCATTGATAGTCACAGGATGAGTAGTCTCATGGTTGAAGTCGATCTCAACAGCTGCGTCCTCCTTGGCAGAAGGGAAGATGATGTTGGTCAGGATCTTAGTTGCCTTATCACAGGGATTGTAGCACAGAGCCTCAATGACAAATACACCCTCCTCAGAGAACTTATTTGCGCTGTTGTCAATAGCCATACCAGACTCAGACTCGTAAGTCATCTTAACAGCAAACTTATCACCAGCCTTGCACTTGTCAGTAGGCAGAGTGACCTCAGTGCCAGTCACAGAGAAATTAGTAGCAGTCTCTGCCCCCAGCTCGTAAGTTTCCAGGGTAACATTGCGGTTATCAACCTTATCAATGTACTTGAAGGGAACACCAGTAGTGATGTCCACAGGAGCATGAGGCAGAGTCAGCTTCTTGCCATCAGCTGTAGTCAAGAAGAACACGCGGGTAAACTTCTGCTTTGCAGTACCAGAAGCAATCTGCTTCTCAGTACCCATCTGGTCAGCCATAGTACCCAGATGCACCAGAGCATTAGACCACTCGGCGGATGCAGTCTTAGAACGGTCAAAACCCATAATGTTGGTGCCCAGCTCGTCCTGAGCATAAACAGTCTCGCCGCCCAGAGTCAGTTTCAGATCCTTCAGGTTGCTCATTGTCCAAATGCGCTTACCATCAAAGTTATACTTATGAGCTCGGAGAGGCCGATCAATAATCAGTTCATCAAAATTCATAATCATGTTTCCTTTCAATTTATTTGGATAAAATAAAAGAGCAGGGCGACTTACTTCGCCTTGCTCGTCCAATCCAGTTGTGATTTTGGAATCTTTCCAAATTCCACGGTGCCAGCATAAACGCCATGCATCGTATTGTCGTAATTCTTAATTTGCTGAACCTTTCTTACATGGTTCATAAAGACACTCACTGGATACTTCATGGCTTGAAAATAATCAGCCTTAAAGCCCTGCACACAAGCCATCGAAAGTACAAGTTCAGCTAAGTGCGATTCGTATGGCTTGTTTTTTTGAAGCTCCATTTTATCTTTCGCTTCTTCAATAAGTGCCTGTCTCGTTGCTTTGTTTGCAGCTCTTTCTGAATGCTTCTCAACGCCATTTGCTGCGCATAGATACTCAGACATTAAATCATAAGCAAGTCGGTCAATCACAACACCAGTCTTTTTGTTCACAAGAACAATTTCTTCAGTCTTGTTGTCTTTTGCCATCACAAAATTTTTAGTATCTAAGTCTCCGAGAAGAATCGACATATCTTGGTCTTTATTTCCAATAAAAAGCTGACGGAACATATCGAAGTCCGATAAATCCTGCTAGTCCACACCAATAGAATCAAGTTGCACTTTATAATCACTCGAAGTAGAACAAAACAAATACACCAACGAGAAATATTTCTTTTCGCCAAAGCGGATAATTTCGCCAACAGTTGGCATCCGAACCATAATCTTGTCATTGATAGGGAAGTCTTCGCCCATCATCAAACTCGGCTCGTACATCTCTCGAAGTTCCATTAGTTGCACCCCACTAGGTCATCTAAGTCCTGAGTCTTGAATGTCATAATGCGAACTCGATGATGTAAATCCATGTTATCTTCGACGTTTGACGTGATTTTGAGCTGTTTAATACCAAAAATTGTACTACCGTGCAGTTGCTTCTCAACAATGCCACTCAGATAATCAACTCGTGTTGCACCACCATAACCAGAAGGCATCTTCATCAATGCCTGATTTACAATAACCCATACGGTCAGGGTGAAGTTCTCGTACCAATCATTGATGTTACTGCGGTCGGTCATGTTTACCTTGAAACAAATATAGCTATGTGCTGCTTCAATCGTGTCAGGGATATGAAAATAGGGGAAGATATAAGTATAAATTGCCTCATCTGGCTCTTCGATATCATCATTGCCCATCGCCTCAACAAGCCCTTCCGTATTGACCAACTTCAAAGCTAATTTGTTTTTATAGTCCGTAATCAACTCACTTGTTGTCACAGCAAACTCACCACCTTACACTCAATGGACGTATTTGCCGTACCATCTGCATTTGTTAGAGAAATTCTAACAGTTGCACCGTCCATGATGCTATTATTCAAAATACGAATTTTGAAAACACCATCCGTAGCAACCTGTGTTTCAACAAAACTCTTAAACTCATCAAGGCAAATAAAGCTCCACTTTGCAACTTCCGCAACCTCTTCGCCCGTAATACTTGTGAATACCGGAGTGAATTTCTTCCAAGAACCACCAACACGAACTTCCGGCTTGCCTGCGTACTTAATAGTGGCCGTTACCTGAGAATCCGCATCTGGCTCATCACTCTTATTTGGCTCAAAATAATCACAAATCATCTTCTCGGCATTGTCCGTCTTACTGTTATACTGATCCTGACGGATATTCAGCACAAGGAATCCCTGTGTCTTACCATGCAACTCATAACGCTCTGTACTCTGGTCAACAGAAGTCGTAACATATGTTTTCGGCTCTCCATTGATGATTTCCAGCATAAAGCGCTTATCAAGGTCAATCAGTGCAGTCTCATCATCAAAAGGCATCTGCACTTTATACTCACGTTGACTCAGTGAAGTCACAACAAGTTCCTTATTATTTGCGTAATAAGGCTTACTCAGTGTTGCCCAACGAGATACTATCTCACCAGTAATCGGATTTTGCCATTGAATCTGGCGGTTACACAGCTCCATTTTCCCACGAAGAAAAATCTCATCATTTGGTTCTATCTCAGTTACCAGCCATTTACAGTTGTAGCAGTCAACAATATCACCAAGATTCAAAGAATCACCGGGGTAAGCCCAAATCTTCTTCTCCTTGGCTACGCTGTTACTACGGCTAACTACCAGCTTCTGAGGCAAACCATTCACAAGAGTGTTATCCTCATAGTCAACACTATCCTTGAAGTGTGCAGCGAAGTCACGTTTCGCAAAAGCAATTTTGACATCCTTTTTATTAGACATCTTTGCGGCACCGCCAACAGCTCGCACCCTCGTATAAAAGTCCATCGGTACACCTCCTTACTCAGAGTAGGAAGCGTATGTATCATAGTCGATGGTCTTACGCTTGCGGGTCGAGCGGTCTTTTGCCATATAGTTGTCCAACATCGTCATATTCTCCTCATGGATGTCTTTCACAAGAGCACGAATGCTCGTGCGCTCGTTAGCAGGGGAGAATACCTGTAAACTTGTAGGAAGGTCCTGTGCGCTAAATGCTTTCAACTTCCCAAACTCACGCTTAAAATGTTGCTCCAACATCAAATGCGCTAACATATCAATCTCATCGAATGTGAGATCTGAATTAAACTCTTCTAGTTCTGAATCGTAATCATCGAAACTAAAATCCTCTTCCGGTTCAATGTTTCTGGTAATCACAGAAAGTGACTCCATCAAATAACTTTTTGCACGGTCATGTACAAGATCTCGCACTTCATTCTCGGTTAAGTCGAAATACTGAAAGAAATTACTATCAGTCTCAACTAACTCGTAGAACTTATCATATACATCCGAAAATGCGGTCACATTATCCCTCCAATCTTACTCGGCGGGAACGACCTCCGCCTTTTCTCCATCAGCCTTCTTACGGCTACGCTTAGTAGTCTTCTCAACAGGAGTGTCCTGTGCCACAGGCTGTGCGCCAGACATCATAGCCTGCATCTGCGCCAATGCCGCCTGCATCTGCTTCTGCATTTCAGCAAGCTGGTTCTTTGCGGCCTCAAGCTCTGCCTGAACATCAGTAGGGGCAGACTTGGCTGCAGGCACAACAGACAGTTCACTATTACGCTTGCCAGCACGAAGCTCCTTATAACGCTCATCAATCAGGCGCTTGACCTTAGTGGACAGGTCTTCACCGGCATTCGTCATGCGATAAAAGCGACCACGAATACGCTCAAACTGAGCACCATCCTTAATGTCAATCATTCGCTGAAGATTCTCGACAGTGGGATTCAGAATCGCATCATCGATATCTTCAATGAATAAAACATCATCGCCCTTAATGCCAATAGCCTTAAAGATTTCATTCTGCTCTTCAGGGCGAAAACGCAGAACACCATTCTTGAACGCAGAACAAGTGCTGTTCATATACATGATCTCCTCCGGCGGAATAGGAATTACACAAGGCTCTTCCACACTACCGGGCTCGAAAGTATAACCCTTACCGTTCAGTGACGAAATGGTAACCACGTTATCGTCGCAGTTCAAAACGTCAATAAACTTCTTTTCCATCACGGAACTCATAAATTATCTCCTTTTCTATAAAAGCGGGAACCGCAAAGCCCCCGCCCAGATTTGCCTTTGGTAAAAATTACTGCAGGACGATCTTAGCAACACGCTCAATATGATCGATGCTATAGCCGAAGGTGAAGTCTTTGACCATCAGGTGGATCTTCTCATTGTTGTTGTCGTAATCCTCGTAAGTATGGGTCTCGCCCTTCATATCAAGGGTTCCGATCTTGCCCGCAATACCATAAATACGTTTCCAAAATTTTTAAGAAAAATGTTTATCTAAAATATTTTCTACATTATCAAAATCTGTGTAGGGAATTCTGATAAGTTTGATTCCATTACGATTACAATATTCTGTTTTTAAAGAATCTTTCTTTTGCTGACTTTTATATGTACTAATAGAGTCGGATTCGGTTACACTCTTGCTAAACCTAACAGGCATAAAATGTTGTTGCCCGTCGTATTCAATGCAAGTGTTTTTTGATGGTATATAGAAATCAAAAGGAAGCTGCCGTTCATTTTTACAATCTTTAAAACGGTATTCTCGTATGTAATCAATGCCATGACTATCGAGATAATTGCATACTTTTTCTTCACCATGAGAAGAACAACACTTTGGACATCCATGCCCGCCAAGAACTGAATTGACAGCTGTTGACCATTTGTAACCACATTTCTTACATTTAAAATTTGCATGAGATAATATATTTTTATATCCGCTCAAATACTCAACACTTGGAGAAACCGTTCTTAGTCGTTCTATCATTTCAGACTCTAAAATATGTGCTCTCCCAGCACATTTTGGACAACCAGAATTTTTATTATTAAGTATCGTATCAGGAATTGCGGTCCAATGGTAACCGCAAACATCACATGCAAAATCCACTTTCACAGCAACACGGACATATTTTGAAAGAACATGAATAGTAGGAAATCGTTCACGCATTTCTTTTAAGAATTCATCTTCCGTTCGTCTGTTTGCAATCCGTCGATAACATTCTGGACACCCATGTCCATCAAGCAATGTATGAGGTATGCCATTCCACTCATGCCCATCAAGTTTACAACGACAATGCACTCTCGCATTGTTTGTTGTGTATTCAGATAACAACTCAATATTAGGATTTACTTCAAACAGCTCCGTGGAAAATTGTATTGGCGACTTTCTTTTTTCTGCTCCACGCTTAGAGGCAACACATGCTTGACACCCACGATTATCAAGCAACATTCTTGCCTGTACTTCACGTACATCACCGCATACTTTACATTTCCTGGTAATCTTTTTTCGAAGACCATTATATTCGGATAAAATTTCAAAATTTGGGTTTACATCAAACACTTCTTTTTTGAAGTCTTCTGTCGTTCTCATTGGTGTCATCCATGCTACCTCCTTTCTTGCAAAATAAAAGCCAGACATTCTACACAACATCTGGTCAAATTAAATATTAGATAAACATTATACCGGACGCTACTCCGTTCTTGTTGCATCTAGCAACCTCGTACTCTCATACGAGTGAAGACTATATCTTCACCCAGTAAAAACACTGGGGCACACCACTTCGGATGCCAAACACTTGCATCCTAACCGCTCCCACGCGGATAGTCGTTGAACCTTTTCCTTTTCGGAACTTGGCTGCTGATTGCCCATTATTTTATGTTTAGGTTTTAACCATGCATCATCTACAATTTTCTTTCTACTTTCGCAACCATCCATCTAGGTATATTTCATCCTTCTGTTTTGGTAATTGTAGTTTTAGGGTTTTCCAGCAATTCAATGTGTATTTGTTATCGTGACTTACATCACGACTGGACTATATTACGTAAATTTACATAAATTTAATCCGGGATCAGCAGGGAACCATCACCCAGCTTCTTGGCAGAGCTAATACCAGTAATAGCAACACCATCATAAGTCTTAACCAGACCATAACGGTTAAACTCATCCTTAGCTGCATTAGACAGATACTCGGCATAACCGGTCATACGACGCATCTTAGAGCAATACTTCATCAGACTAACGGTAAAGGGATTGCCACCATCTGCGTACTCATTCAGGCGCAGAGCCAGAGCGTCCATATCCTGCATAGTGGGCTCCTTACCCTGTGCATCGATCTTCTGCTCACCACCAGAAATGGCATCATCAACCATACCGAAAATGTCGTAGAACATCTGGTTCTTCAGAGCCTCAGTCATAAAGGTGGTCAGAGTAGCGATACTTTTCCAGCCGTTACGTCTTACTTCCACAAAGCTAAGATCACTTTCGATCTGCTTATTACGCCAGACGGGCTTGATAGTCTCATAGTGCAGGTAAGACTTCGGCACATTGCCGCCCTTAGCTGCATCATAAGCCTGCAGGGTGTTTTTGATCGTCCGACCAGCCTCATAGTCGTCAAACTCACCAACAGTGCCACGAGTAAACATGGCGTCCAGCAGCTCATCAGGTGCGCCATACAGCTCATCAGTCACGGTACGGTTGACGAACTGGGCAATCTCCTTATTAGGGTCACCCTTATCGATTAGCTCCTTGACATGAGCGCCAACAACCTCAGCAATTTCCTTATCCTCGGCATCCATAGCGCGATTGTACTGAGTCTTCTCAGCAACTTCATAAACACGACCAGGCTGCTTCATCAGCTCGGCCACTTCAATATTCAGTGCCATAATTCATTTCCTTTCTCTTCGCGCAAAATAAAAGAGCTACCGCCAAAGACGATAGCCTTAAATTTCACGTATCATATTCAAGATTTTTTCTCTCAATCAAGCAACAGTCTTTGCCTCGGGCAGCACACTGATCATAATCAGCTTATGGCCATTGTCATCCATCACACCAGCAAACTCAAAACGAGAAGTACCAGTAGTAGCAACCTGCCACTTACCGTCGGTATTAACCTCCAGCAGCTTGCCGATATTAGTGTCCTGTGCATCAGCAGTCTTGTACTGGTCAGTACCATACAGTTCGCCAGCATACAGAGGAACGCGCTTCACCAGCACACCTGCCTCAATCTTGGTGACCATCTTATCATAGTCATCAAAATTAGTCTGGCTTGCATAGATGCCCTCGGGAATAAACTCATGGGCAACCATCTCGATGCCCTCAGCGGTAGCTGCATCAGGGAACTTAACCTGACCAGCCTTGTGGTCAACCTGAACACCCATACCGGTGACCATAGCGACCTTTGCGGCATAGTTAGCGGGAATATTCTTCGCGCCGTTCACCATCAGTTCACGAATCATAATATTTTTCCTTTCTCTCAAATGTTATTACTTACCCAAATATTCCCGCCATGCGTCACGCTTGTTAGCGTTAGTGGTGTTATACTTGGTTTCATTCAAATTCAGCTTGATACTCTCAGGCTTATGTACCTCAGAAGTCTCAATATTCTTTTCAGCAGGCTTTGCATTCTTAGCGGCTTCAACACAGCGAGAAGCAATCACACCATTGATGCCAGCCTCATCCAGATTCTCAATCATACTTGCAAATTCGCCCTCACCGGTCAGTTCAGCCTCAGTAATCATCTTGCTGGAAATAGCATACTGGCGCAGATTTTCCTTTTTCTGTGCAAGCTCGGCCTCCGCCTTTTCTGCAGCTGCCTTCTCCGCCTGTTCCTTGTACGGAGTCAGCTCCGCAATCTCATCCTTAGCAGACTGCAACTCTGTATTCAGGCTTGCGACAGTCTTGTTCAGCTCATCAATCTTGGTGTTGACCTGAGAAACAGAAACAGTCAGAGTAATATTCTGCGGCTCACCCAGAGAAACTTCATCACCCTCAACAGTATAAGGGAACATAATGTAATCCAACTCGTTCATGTAGCCCCACTTCTTGCACCAGATAGTGTGATCTTCAGGGAACATATCGGTCATGTAGTAATCAGAGCTAATCTTTGACACTGCATCTTCAAGCTTCATATACAGGTCACGACCGGTCAAACTGGAAGTCTCAGTGGTAGACTCCGGCTCTGGCTCACCAGCAGGCTCGGTGCTGGTTTCAGGCTCAGTCGGGGGAGGGGTTTCACCGCCTTCCTCAGAAGTCTGAACATCAGGCTCTGCCGGAGTGGTGGGCTCGGTGGTAGACTCAGTAGTGGTCTGTTCTGCCTGCTCAGTCTCGGTTTGATTCTCAACCTGTGCGGCCTGAGTCTCCTTGTCCTTATTCAGTTCCAAATTTTTTGCCTCCTTTTCATTAGATTCTATATTTGAAATCTCTTTTGTGTCCTCGATATAGGCATTTGCCAATTCAAGACCAAAATCGGTTTCAGCGACTTCAAGCAGTTTAGAGCACTTATATGCCGGTTCAACATTTGCACCAAGCAGACAATGTGCAGTAAACACGCCATCGTCAATAATTTTTGCCATGCGGCCACCCACGATTCCCTTATGAGCTTTTAGCACATCAATTTCCCAACTGGTATTTAATGTGCCACTCTCAATACGGCGCAGAATCGTCGCACAAGCTTTTGGATATCGCTTCCAGATCTTACAAGAGGCAACAATAAAGTCGGTATCGTCAATTTTCTCGATACCGACCGATTGAAAGCTACCGAACGCATCAGTGTCAAATTCGGCAGTCTTGTATTCATTGCCGTCAGCGTCTTTTCTGGTGACGACTTTCATATTGTGACCAGAAAAATCCAGTTCACCCTTTGGAGCTACGACCAACTTACCAACAAGCGGGTTGCCAACCAGTGTACTCATCCAACTTTCAATGGTTTCACGGTTCAAAGCAACCTGATTTCCATTTACTGAGAAATCACAAATGATAAACTTGGCAAGATAGTGGTCTGGATGCTCCGTAATCTCAGAGCAACAGATGTTTCTACTATAGAAATACTCCTTACTCATCGTTCATCACCTCACTTACTATCTTCATTTCTTTGCTGGTCATAAATCTGTTTTTCAGTTTCCTCGCCCTTTGGACGGCCTGTCTTTTTATCACTGTCACCACCGCCTGGATTCCCAGTCGATGTATAAGAGGTCTGGCGAGCCACAAACACATCGTCATAACCTTCCTCAGTTTCAGCCTGACGCTTGCGTAGTTCGTCCTCAGCATGAAGTCCCATGTACTCGTAAGCAGTCTTGTAAGAACAGTTCAAAGTGGTAAACAGGAACTGAGCAATCGCCTTCTTCATCTCCATACCCATCATTTCAGTAGTAGAGACCTTCACATCAGGGCAGTACATCGGGTCTACACCTGCATCTTCAAGGCGAATACGATACCATCGCTTTAATACATCTTCAATCTGTTCTGCAATCTTACCGATATTTTTCATCAGCTGGTCAAGAGACACCTTTGCAGTTGAAACAGTCTGTTGACCATCAGTATTCAAGAAACTAATACCCAAAGCAGCCATTTCTCGATTGCGATACTGTTTGACAGTCTCGATATTTGTCATCTCAACTTTTGGTTCAACATACTTGATATCCTTAACATATGGAGCGGTCGTCACAAGCACGGTATTTTGCTTCCATGCACGTAGCAAATTGTCGTGTGCCGTCACCTGTTCAGAGAAGCCCTTTTTATCGTTATTTGGGCCCATCAATGCAGGATCAAGCTGTTGCCAGATGATTTTCTTTGCCTTTGCCTTAGCATTTACACGGTCTGAAGTATCAAAAGTCTCAAGCATCAATGCAGGACGTAAGGCGCGGAATAGGGGAGAGACACCATATTTCTGCCCCATATTGCCAATACGAATCACACCACAATGGTCAACATCCAATTTTGCATAGGTGTCACCATTCTTAAACGCTTGATACACCTCATCTGGATAGTTGTTTTGAATCTCAGTCTCCTGATTTTCAAAGAATAGTGCCTTATTCTTCTTGTCCTTCAGCATGGATTTGCTCAAAGCGGACTTCAATTTAGACATATTGATAAGCACAACAGGCTGTCCATTTGACAAATAATCACTGATTTCAGCAATACCAAGAGGGTAGTAGTCTACAATATAATTCTCATCTTTCTGGCGCAGATATGTAATGTAAGTGCCCTCGGCGTAAGTCATCGGAATGGCAGTACGCAACAGGCTTCGCACATTGATTTGTGTATTGAAATCATCAATCACTTCACGGGCATAGTTTACCTGTTTAGTTTTATTACGCTGTTCAGGGAACTGTGCGAAACTGCATTTGAACTCCGTATTAACATTCGCCTCAATCGCATCATAAGTAATGCCAATTAGGTCATCTTTATTGATGTAATTACGGATGATTCCATTGACCGTCTGCACATTCGTCAGGCTCGACTGTAACCCTCGCGCGAGCTCATCAATTCGGTCAACCGTCAGTGTCTCAGAGGAGGCTGAAATTTTCAGGTATGTACTATATTGCTTATTTTCTGGATCATATGACGCAACTGCATTTCGAATGACGTTGTTCATCCTCTCTTCTGAAAGTTCACTCAAAGAGGTTATAACAACAGTACCATCATCTGTCTGTGAAGCAGTCACGACATCAAAATCTTCCTTTTTCTTTCTTGCCACATTTTCACCTCCTCTGCTTAGAAGTCAATATTAGAAATACAAATTGGCGGTGCAGTCATTACCTCCACCGCAGACTGGCGCACTTTATCCTTACGACGTAATTCATATAGACGATGAGCAAGCAAGATCGCAACATAGAACCTATCATCGTGGATTTTGTTGGCAACATCGGGCGCTAAAGCATACGTTACAGTCGTGTTTTCAGAGTTTGTCGTTTTCTGAATACTTGTAATCTCGTTCTTCATCAAGTCGATGTTAACCCACGCAGTTTGTTCTTCTAAAGTAAGTTCATGCGTCTTCAAAATTTCTTGACCAGTTGATTTATCCACGCCGTCTACTACCTGAACGTAATCTCCGCCGTTATATTCAAGAGGGAAGTGAATGACGCCAAGATTCATCAACTCAATAAATTCCTCAACCATGGCAGTACGGAATTTACGAGGACTAATTAGACGTAGCTTATCAACAGCATCTGGGTAACGGGCATCATATCCTTCATATAATTCATGATTTGCGTCGATAAAACCACGATGTTCCGCACCTGTTTTATCGGTCCAATTATTAAGCAAACCGTCCGCATATGTGGAAGTACCACCGCCGCCAGCGCCTTGGTCAATCATCAATCTATCAATGTACTCGTAATCAGGATTTTGACCATTGTAATGTAGAATCAACTCATGTAACTGCTCAAGCTGACGATTAGAATCGAGCTTGAATTTTTTCTCATTTGCAATATCAACCATGTTCACGCAGTTGATAATATCTCCACACATGCCATTTTCTGGATCGTTATAAATACGCATAACACCAACAATAGAATTATCCATTGTGCGGGCAGGATCAAACGCAAGAATATACTGATAGTTCTTATCCCAATAAAGCTGTGGGATATACTTTCGCTCATTGCGACGAACTGTGCCCCATTTGATAATCTGGTTTACGCCACCATCACGGCTTGGGCGATTATAATATTCACGCAACGCCTTCATTTTATTTGACTTTAGAGCGGCTTCCACTTTGTCTCTTGTCAACAAAGCCTTGTATGGTTTACCATTCATATAGACCTGAATTGCAACATCGCAAATCATGTCGCAAACAAAATAATCACGGTCACCGGCGATCATACGTTTTGCAAAGTTTTTGTAATAACGATAGAATAGTTTATCCATTGTATCCTGACTCGAAGCATACACAAGTTGTGTAGGAACCTTGCGAGGCTGAGTTTCAGGATTATAAGAATCATCCGTATCAGTCACGAAGTCAGTATTCTGAGTGGCAAAAGCTTCACAGACAACAATCAGTTCGTCAGAGCAAAACGCAGCCTCGTCAAAAAACACAAGAGTTGCACGACGGGATCGGTTGGAATCCGGGTTGGAGTTTAGCGTGTTAATGGAGCTACCGTTGTAAAACTCAACAACATACCCGGCGGGATTATGACTAAAGCCACTCTTATTGGTTGCAGACTTTTTCGTTTCTTTCTCTGCAATATCTTGCAGACTACGGATAGACGCAGCTGTTTTACCAACACGAGTGACAATTTCTTCGATTTTATTAAAAGTTTCCTTACTCTGATCACCAACGCTACTTACGATGTAAATAGCTTGGTTTTCATACAACATAGCCTTCAGTAGAATAAAAACAGAACCTACAAAAGACTTACCAAAATTTCGACTACACGCCCAAAGAACATGACTTGCATTCCAGCTTTGTTCCAGCATATATGCCTGAGCGTCAAATAGTTGGATACCCAATAAATCTCTGGCCGCAATAACAGGATTACGCCGATAGAACGCAATCGTTGCCGCATCACACTCATAAATCTTACGTTTTACGGCTGTGATAATAGGCGCTCTTTGCTTCATTCTCATACGGCATCACCATCCGTATCTTTTACGCTTGCGTCAATACCGGCATCTTCCAACAGCTCCTTGAGCCGCTGATTCTCGATAAGAGACAGCCTGTATTTTTCCTTAGCGTCATCACTTTCTTTCTGGAACTTATCAATCAGTTCTCTTTGCGTATCGAAAATTTCCTGCATGTCATTTTCGTCAAAGAAAGCATTTTCCTTAATTGCCTTAACACTCATATCTGCCGCCCATTGAGTGCCCGGAGACCGTAACTGGTCGTAGAAGTTTGCTTCTGCGCCTGCAATATTTTTCTCTCGCATATCCTTCATTAAGAAGGTGAGAGTATTGCGTCCGGCATCCTTATTGGAACGGTTCTTGACAGAAATCTCATTTTCCTTTGCAATCTTGTCGTTATTAGAAACTAGCTTAACCTTGATATCATTCAGGCTCTTGATAGTGTCTGCTGAATTCATCGGGTCAAGCTGGGCAAGTCTGAAATCAATCTTACGAATCTGGCCGTTGTTGATGACAACCTGAATAATCTGAGATAGCTTATAAGGATCGTCCTCAATACCATCTTCAAAATATTTGATAAGGTCACTAAACAAATAACGTCGGTCGTTTTCAGAGTGTCCTTCAAACGGGTCGTATCCGACAACCGAAATAACATCATCACGAGCTTGAATTTCAGCCTTTGACCATTTTTGTTCTTTTTCATCTCGAACATCCAGAGCATTCTTATTCAATTCACCATTTGTAAGAACGGTTGCAAATGTCTGGAATTGATACTGCCGACACGAGAGAGCCCTGGCGTACATTCCTGGTTTGCAAGAGCCGGAGTTCTGCACAATAGAATCATAAAGACTGTTATAGAATGGAAAATCCAACATATGACAGAGAATCATACATGCTGTACGTTCACTCTCATATCGTTTCGTGTACTCATCGAATAATTCATTAACACATTCCTTACAAAGAGTAGAGAACCCACCTCGATTTTTAAATAATTGAGAAAAACTATTTTTATAAAAATGTCCAGTGGGAGCTTCGTATGAGTGCTCACAACGAGTACATTCCCATTTTTCCTTGGTAGGTATAGATGCCTCGACGGAATCTAATACCTTTTTCTTTCTCGGCATCAATACACCTCCAATCAAAATCAAAAATAAAAGCCGTAGAACGTGCGCACATTCCACGGCAAACAAAAGACACCCTCTAATGTGCTTGCGTAGCAGAGGCCAAGGGTGTTTCATTCACAAAAGACCCACCATGATACGCATCGTTGAGAGGCTTAGTGGGCTCAGGCGGCTCCGCCATTGTACGCTTCCATGAGAAGCGCGGCGGAGTCTTCATCATCTATATAGGTTTGCTACGTCAACGACGTATCGCGCCCTGCTACCGAAGTGGCATAATAATCAATCAAAAACCTGAGTTATGGAGGGAGTAGTAAAGCCACAACTCAGGCTTGCGAAAGGGGAGAATGCTGGCACGCCCACTCCGATTCGGACAGAGAACAAATGGTTTTAGAGACCACTGCTTTACCAATTAAGCTACGGGCGCATAAATATATCAGCATACAGGTGGGTGCAGCGGTTGGATTTGAACCAACGAATACACGGCTTATGAGGCCGGTGCCGTAGACCTGACTGGGCAACGCTGCGTCATATGGTGCCTAAGTGTCTCAAGAAATAGAAAGTCATGTGTACATCATGATTCTAAAACCCAGACTTCGGACTTGCTATATGTCGCGCTCATATAGCCATTTTCTTCGAGCTTGACAGGATTCGAACCTGCGCTGTATCCACGAATAAGCAATCTCGCTTCGTGCAGATGTCTGCTACCATCCGCTACGTTCAACCTCTTCGCATTACAAGCTCACAATAAAACCTACCTTTTAGCCGGTGGTAGGGAACCGGTATAATATAGGCCCTCCGGGAGAAGGACTGGCGCGGTCTCAGAGATTCGAACTCTGGCATCGGATTTACCGACCTAACGGTGTTCAAGACCGTTCTCTTCAACCACTTGAGTAAGACCGCACAATAAAAACAAGCATCCATCAAGCCACCCGAGCTAGTTGAATTGTTCTCGTGTTGATAAAACGCTTGTTTTAGACTTTTAAAGCTTCGCATTAACGTGGCGAAACACGAATAGCTTATCATTTCGTTCCACAGAACTACTTTGTATCCAACCATCCGTAGATTGAGTTGGTCTAGGCGGTAGCAACTATTGACCGCACAGCTTGGAGCCACCTGTAGGAATCAAACCTACGACATATGTGGTACGAACACATCATTCTATCTACTGAATTAAAGTGGCATGGAGCCAGTGACATGACTTGAACATGCGAAATCCATAAAGGCATCGGGATTACAAAACCCGCGTTCTACCAACTGAACTACACTGGCACAATAAGCTGGAGCAATCACCCCAGCCCATAGAAAAGGAGACAACAAATGATGTCCCAAGCAGACCTTACGGTCGTACTTCTTTTTTAGGTTCCCGTTTAGTGGTAGGGGCTCACCGCTTTTAATTTAGACGTACAATGTGCGTCTTATCTTCATTCAGCCTTCCAAATTTATCCTGATAGACCAGAATAAATCCTTCTCGCTGAGATGGGGTTAATTTTCCATCTGCGTAATCCATTTTTGACGTTTCACAACAACAGCCCTGCTCATAAATTACAGAATTACCGATATCATAGTGACCTGTTTTATGAGTGTGTGCCATCACGATAGTATCAAAGAAATAATCATTATCCTTGAAATACCGATATGCCTTTTCTGCCGTTTTCAACATACCGCTAGAGTAAGCAAGTGGATGCACAAAAATTGTTTCGCCAACAAAACTAAACCAAGTATCGTTATAACCGATCTCGATACCACTGTCCTTAAAAACATCAATCAGAGGGTCGTAATGAACCTTTGTATGAAGCTCCTTGTTGTAATGGTTAAAGCCATCAACAAAAATAAGCTCCAAAGATGTCTTTGGCATCAGTTCAAGCAAGTCGGTGTCCAGATTCTTAGCAAGATAATTCTGGAAGCGTAAGTCATGATTACCATAATTGACAACAACCTTCTTAGGCTGAAGCATCTCAATCAGGTCAATCATATACTGACGTGCAATCAGAATTTCCTCCATTGGACTCTTACGATACACCTTGTTGAAACGAGAAATGGCCTGCGCATCTACCAGATCTCCGTTTACCTGAAGAATATCAATCTTGCCAGCGTACTCACTAAAAGTCTCAATGGGCTTCTGGAATGGAATATGTAGGTCGGAAATAGACAGAATGCAGGTTCCCACATCTCTATTAGATAATGACTCCTGATACTGCATACCCGCACGGAATGCCTTAAAACGCTTGCGATATGCGCACTCACCAAAATTCTTACCCAATTCATCATTGAGTACTTTGGATGCGCCATCCCAAGTCAATTCTCTAGCCAGAACAGCATTCCCGATTCTTACAAAGAAGTCATCGCTCGTTTCTTCTGGCCGTTTATTATAGCAACCCATTGGCATCAAGCCGGGTCGCCCAGCAGCTCATCAGAAGTGGAAATATTGATGGTGACACCCTCAATACCATCCCACTTTGCCAAAGCTTCCTTCAGATTGAAGACGTTCTCACCGTCCTTGGTGATCTCAGTGATAGTGCCCTCGGCAGTATCAATAATAGCGTTCTTAAAAACAACACTCTTCTTAGCAACCATAATTTTATTCTCCCTTATATTTTATTTCAAAATTGAAGTATTTTAGCATTCAAGAGCATCAGCCCAAGTGCTAATCCAACCACGATGATTTGTATTCAACTCACAAATTGCGGTACGGTCATGCCCCCTGAAATGCTCCGTGTACGGAATCAGTGCTGACCGTTCCGGGTGCTTATACAAGTCACATTGACCAGAATGTCCGATCGCAATGAGGAGGCACGAGTCTTTTACTCGCGTAATGACTTTCTTCGCATCGGCTAGAGTGAAATTTTGTATTTCGTCGAGGATAATAACCTTGTTTTCAAAGTTGACACCTCGCATATAAGTATGTGCTGCACACTGGATGTACGCACCATACTTCTGACTTTCAGGATTTTCATCAGCAATTACCGCCGTATTTGGATTAACGCCAATGGTTTCAAGAGCCTCGAAAAGTGGCTCCATGTACGGAGCACTCTTTTGTTCCTGAGTTCCTGGAAGGTAACCCTGTTTCTCTTCCTGAGTAGGAGATACAATATACACAATGCCATTGTAACGACCATACTTAACAAGCAGGTCAGCAACACCAACAGCAATTGTAGTCTTACCGGTTCCGGCACGGGCGTTCGCAAAGACGACATCAATATTAGGGTCCCAGATAGCGTCCCTAAAAATTTTCTGTTCTGGATCAAGCGTCATACCATAAAAGGTAGAATACTCATCCAGACTCTGAGGGATATCCTTCTTCTTACGCATTTCAGTCTTATCAGAAGCCATATATTACAACTCTCCCTTAATTGAACTCATCCACATCATCGCAAATCTTATCGACGATACCAAAATTGACCTGCTCATTAGCATCCAGATACCAATCCTTGGCCTTATTCTTTGTCATAGTCTTCTTGTCAATGGCAGAATGAGCCATAATATACTCACGCATCTTCACAACCTGCTTCTCGTAGTAGTCCATAGCCATCTTAGACTGCTCAAAAGTACCCTGCGTACCTCCAGAGCCACTGTGAATCAGCGCAGTAGAATGAGGCAGAGCAAAGCGCTTCTGACCAGACAGCAACATCACAAGAGCAGCGCTCATTGCAATACCTGCGTTAATCGTCCAAACAGGAGTCTTGCTCAGTGCAACAACATCAATGAAACTGAACATAGCGTCCAACTCACCACCATAGCTGTAAATAAACAGTTTAATGGGCTTGCGCTGCTCAACAGGGGTATTCTTATCGATACGATTGTATTGCAGAATTTTACGTTCAATTTCAATCAGAGACTGGTCAATCTCAAAGTCGATAAAAAAGATACGCTCTTTCTCATCAACATAGAAATTCATCATCTCAGGAGAGGGGAGACCACCCTTGTTCATCAGTTCAGTGATCTCTTCGGGCAGCTGAATCTCAAAATCCAAATTACTATACCTCGTTCTTTCAAAGATTAGTAACGTGCGTTACGCTGCATCTGCTTTAGCATCTCGACAGCGGCGATATTAAAAGGAAGCAGCTCAAGATATCGAGCGGACTCTTCCAGATACCGCTTGTGACGGGTCTTTGCAATACAAGCATGAGGGAAGACCTTTCGCACAGCCTTCGCTTCGGACTTAGTGATTTCAATCATTAGGTAAAACACCCTTTCAAAATAAAATAGGTAGGAAGAAAACAAGCATCCTCGCTCTCTCCCTACCATAACTTTCCGCACTGTGTTTTACTCTATATATGTAAAATTATAACGTATCTACGTTAAAATATTGCGCTTTTTCGCATTTCATAAATCAAACATTTTTCTATTTTGCACGGTTTTCTCAATATTTACGTTTTTAGCGCACTTACGACAGTATTTTTGTCTGCGTCCGGTGCGAGCAACCATCTTTCCGCAACAATCACACTTGATGTACTCTTTCCCACAATACTGGCTCCACAGAATACCAGCATTCTCAAAATCGTCCACGAAAATCTCATGAGGAGAATCCGGCTCCGCAATCAAAACATGGATGTTCAAGTTGTCAATCTTTTTCAAGCTGGCAAACCCAATAAAGCCAAGATTATGTAACTCACAAATCATCTCGTTCTGTTTTTTTTCATTCGCGGATACGTTTGCCATCCTGAAAATATCAGCCGTATCTTCCGTAATCCAGTAGTTGCATTTTTCATTAACTGCAATATGATATTTTGCCAGACACAGCATCGTAAACATCAAGCGTTGCATCTGCTTGCCCTCAAGTGCTTGAATCTTCTCTACCTCTGCTTTTGTAATGCACACACCATCAAGTTCCACCATAGGACGGCCTTTAGCAGAAGCGATTGCTTTATCAATCAGTTCTCTATCCAGAACCTTGTTGTACCCTTCAAAATGACGCAACATATACTCGTTGAGCTTTTCTCTTACATCATCCTTTGAGTACCCTTTGTAAAAATAGTACTTCGCAACATAATGCAAAACATGCCCCGCCCTTTTCCAAGGTACATCCTTTTCTAGCCACTCTTCAGCGTAAAGAACTTCATTCAATACAATCATCCGCATCCTCCTTGCTATTCATGTTAATCAACACATCCTTGAAACGCTTGCCATCATATTCAATATCGCCATTCTCGTCCTGCACAAGAGAATGCACCATACCGTCATGGCGTTCCAATAAGCGTTTAATCAAAGTATCATGAAACAGTTCCCAGACGATTGCAATACTGGATGCATTCTTCTTACAAAGATCAAGCATAATATCGCAAAGCACATCGTCATTGGAACATTTATCGTGAAGATTACGGAACATACTTTCCTGATATAGCGCAATTCGCTCCTTGCGGTCTGCGCTGGTTTCTTTATTATTGTTTCCGTTGCCAGAATGGATTGCGTTGCCACGAGCAAACCTCAAGTAATCCTTAAAAATAGAGCGGATACCATAGTATTGAGAATTGGTGTACTCAACGCCAGACTTGAGTGAGTCATAATCAAACTTACGCTTTATCTTGAGTTCTTCTTCAAAGTCCTCTAATTCATCCTCGACAGTCCAGCATAAACGATTCATGGTACAAGAATTGATTCCGACCGGCATCCGATAGAGGTAATACTGGATAACCATTTCATCCACATCGTCCTTGACGGTCTTTTGCATAATCTCATCCAGGCCGGCAAACCCATCCCACTTGATGCGCTTGCGAGCTGCGGCCACATACTGCTTGTAATCACGCATCTGAGCAGGGTAGATGTAGCTCATGAAGTATGGCTTACGCCATGCGCAAATACTACTCCAGAACTTCTTATCCTCGATAGTATCAGGATTATCATCATCTTTAACGGCGCAAGCTTTATTGTCATACCAGTATTGCGGCATATCTGTCGTAGCTACGCCTTTTATTTTGTCGATCGCGTTCTGTTGATAAAGCTGTCCGCAGATAATGCGATACGTAAGTTCATCGTACTCTTTACTACCTTGCTCAAATTTACTTCGCACATCAAACATCGTTGTAATTCGGTTTGTTGTACGTCCAATATTATCTCCAAATCCGCTGATATTAGATTCAATAAAATCCTTTTCGGTCGGAACTTTTTTCTCGCATTTACGCTGAACACAAAGAACGACCGGCTCATTTACCCATTTATCAATGAGGACTCTATTGTCGGTAGAAAATGTAAGGTCGGCATCGAAATCTTCACCGTTAAGCGCTGCACACATATTATCCCACGCATTGGTGATAAACACGGACTTCATATAGCGATACCAGTATTGGCAATCATCAGATACATTCAAATTCATGCACCGAATATTTGCCATCTGACTCATAGGAGCTCTAAAACAAGCAACCCTCTTGACGTCTCTATCATTCCAAAAACGACTGTAAACCTCACCGGCCTTCAATAGTCCGGTTACCTCCATCCGAAACATAGACTGGCAAAGCGCATATGGATCGCCACTCGCAACTTGAAAATTCCCTCGTACCTTTACAACACCAGTTTTTGCCTGAGAGATTCGCTTTTTAATAAAGTATCGAATCCGATTCTGCACATAAGGGTCGTTAATCATTTCTGGCTCAATCATAAGAGCCTTAATATAGTCGTTTTCCAGACTGTTTATGTAATTCGGGTCATCACGCATTCCACTGCCACGCAAATACAGCAACGCATCACGCCAATCACCGCCCATGACGCCCTTGATTTCGTCCAAAGTCGGCTTTACAAGCTCACGAATCTCATCATTCGTAAGCTGATAGCTTTGGATAAACTGATAATTCAGATTGCGCTCCTCATCAAGCTCCAACTCACAAGTCTTGGTTACAGAGAAGTGATAGTGGTTCTCTCTACAGTTTTCAAGATAGTCCTCACAACTATGATAACTATCCCACAGCTTCAACATAGAGGTACTAAGAACTACTTGAATCCTATTTATATCACGATAATCTCCCCATGCGTCTTTTAGCATATTCTGTTTTGCTATCTTCTTAGCGAACTCGCGGAAAGGGAAGGGAAATAACATGCCTTTACAGAACGCATTCCGCACGCAGAAGCCAGACGCGGTGGATGGGAGCTTCAGATCCTCACTCCACTGCTGTGCAAGGTCGTAACTGATGAGTCCAAAACCGTCATTCGCACACAGCTCACAATCATGTTCCTTATCTTCAACTATCGTAGGTTCTCCAGACACTCCATCGTCCAGAACAACAACATGGTCTTTAAAGCGCGTATAGCAATCATCTATAACAAGTACACCATCAGGGTCAGTGACCGGAATAGAAGCAGAGCAAGCAAGGGCTCTATAAGCCTCTAACTTTGCAGGCACAAATTCCATTCCCTTGTTACGGCCATTATCGATTCGTTTGCGGATATCATCAATAAGACGGTCGCTCACAAACACAATCGTACTATTCTTTACACCACCAGTGGTTCCAACCAAGCGACGATATGTAATTCCATTGATTTTGAACCCTTTAGGAGAACATGCCCGGCGGTAATCATTCTTCTTGTCTACCACCAGACACATATAATCCGGTTTGAACTGAACTGTGTCAAGCTCAGTGTATAATCTCCGAATTTCCCGGCGGTTCTCTAAGCAAGAGGGTTCATTCCGTAACATCTTAATTCTACGCTTAATACTCCGTGCCTTAGCCTCTGCATCCGTAACACCATTCAACTCATCAATCCATCGTAGAACAGTGCTATCAGCCAACGAGATAATCTCGTGATTTCGTCTGGCTTCATCTAATGGTAGAGTTAAATCCCATTTTGCTTCAACCAGACGCTTCGTATGGATCTTAAAAACAAACTTTTGGCAAGTTTGCTGCTTTGCCATTCGGCAGTCACCTCCATGTTCTTTTTGAATGTATCCTGTAATGTATAGCTAAAGGGAAAATATAAAAGCAGGCTTTTATAGATAGCAGCTCTCGCCATCTTCCATAGCCTTGAGCCAAAGTCGTTCACGCTCCTGATAGAGTTCATCCAACATATCGTCAGCAGCCTCGTACTCCCGGCGAGTCAGGCTGGCATAATTCATATCCCGAATTAAATACTTAATTTCCGCATCAACATCCTCGTAAGTACGCATTACTTAACCTCCTCGTCCATAACAGCTCCGCAGTCAGGACAAAACTTTGATTTATCGACATTTTTGCTAGAATGACAAGCCAAACATTCAACAAAGAAGCTTTCTCCAAAATCTTCAAAATGTTCAATCCAGTGGGCATGAACCACTCGACGGAACTCACCGCCAGCGGCCATCTCTTCTTGCATGTATTGAATTGCCCCATTCAAAGTCATCTTGCATACAGTTTTCTGAAAAGCAGAAACAGGACTGTTATCAATCAATGGCTTTGTATCTTCCAATGTCTGAATCAAGTGTGTCGCGTTAATAAACTTATCCATCACTTAACCTCCTTAGCTACCAAACGAATTGTCTCGTCAATCTGTTCAAGTTCTGCCAGCAAGACATCCACTGTATCAGCATCACTTTCGGAAATATACAAATCCTTAATCTTATGTAAAGCCCATTCAAGGTTCGGGTAATAGCCGACCGTAACCTCCTTTGCGCCGCTGCCAATCTCACCAGTCTTTGGATTCTTGCCAGCTGGCCGCTGCTCAACAATAACGAGATTCCGCTCGTCGCAGTTTTTAATAATGTATTTACCAATCTGTACACGCATCTCTTAACCCTCCTTTACCTTACGGCTTGCTTCAGAACGGGGAAGAATACCCTCTTTCTTCAAGCGCTCGTAAATATACGCCTTACCACGTTCAGTCCAACGCATGTGCTTACTAGATTTCTTTTTGCAGGTTTCCTTATCAAAATAAGGAGTAGTCTCGTATTCAACAAAGCCCTCTCCGTCAAACTTGCTGTAAAGATACCAGTGAGTGATCATCTTGTCGCCACGCTTTGACTTGCAAAAATACTGGAGGCCGATATCGTGAAGTTTCGTATTCATACGCGCTGCAGTCCAGCCATATTCCTTTGCAATATCAGTAACCGTATATGTGCTGGTAGACTGCAAAACCGCATCACAGTAGTCAGAGCGAGGGGTTAGGTACTCGTTTGTTTCCTTTAGCTGTTTATTTTTACTAGAAAGAGCGGCAATGCGCTTATCACGCTCTGCAATCTTATTCTGTGCAACAAGCAATGCAGCAGACAGAAGCTCATCGTCAGTCATTTGCTCTTGACCTACAATATAACCGCCAGTCTTACGAATAGATGGAATAATTTCATCCGCAACAAGAGCTTGGAATTTTTCGGCAGCCTCATTTTTTGCCTTCATTGCCAAACGATAGAAAATATTTTCTGGAATATAATCTCCCGTGGTACACTTCTGTTCCACGCCAAGATCAGAAAGATACTGACGAACTCGCGTCCAGTTTACAACAATATTTCCACTATCGGCTTTCTTAACAAAGCCAAGTCCACGGGCAACATCTTCTAGCCGAAGATATGCAGTTCCATCCTGCTCATAGCAAGATACACCATACAGATTCACAATCTCAAATTTCTGACTCATTAAATTTTCTCCCTTTTAATATGTAACTTATATTTCAAACAAGAGTCACACAGACTCTTATTTAATTCTCATTCGCACGACTGGCCTCAAACGCAGCCACGTCATTCATGAAATCATTGATATGTAAATACTTGTCAGCATTTCGCACAGTCTTAGGCTTAAACTCTTGACATTTGCATCGCACCTCATCACAAGTAGTAAAGCACGGGATCTCATATTGGCATTTTGTGCAGACATGCTTCTTGTGGAATTCTGGTAAGCGGTCAGCAGCTTGGTAATACTCATACGTTACCTTTAAATCAATCCAGTAGGGGTTATCAAAATTCATTACATTCAACCTTCTTCCTTATCTTTTATAAGAGCCATACCATTTAAATCCAGCACGAGGAATTCCAGAATTCGCAGGAACACGAATCATTCCATCTATAAAGAGCTGAAGAACCTCATCACTCAACTGTCTATGCACAAAGCGAAATGGCGGCTGAGAAGCATCATTATAATATTCTGGATTTTCTTCCAACATCGCTCTACCTCTTCTGACGGTAGAAAGCGTTGGAATATTCTCACACATAGCATCATTCATCTCGTGAAAACTTTGCTGTTGCAATTTATATTCCGTCCGTGCCGCAGATCGCTTCAACGAGTTCGGCTCAATCGTAATATGATACATTGGTCGTGCTAGGTCGTATGTAAAGATTTCCTTGAATCTATTATCTAACTCTTCATAGAACTTATGAAGTCGTCCGGTTAAAAATACGTCTTGCTCACTCTGGCATACTCGCCCAGACGATGTGTAAAACTCATGAAGCACATTCGTATACATCTTCATATAAATGGCTTTTTGGTCTTCAGAAGGAATATGGTACTCTTCTGGGTTGTGATTTATAAACACGGCAGGGCAGTCCTCAAAAAATATTTCTTTGTTTTTTGCCATGGATTTAAGTGCAGACTCAATATACCCAACCATTGTAGATTTCGTACAATGCTGAAACGTCTCAGCGTCTGCTACTAAATTCTCTCTAAACTCATCCATTTGCTCACGAGCAATATTTTCTAATGGTGTACCAACTATCTCAGCCCAAAAGGTATCCTCACCATGTAGGTCTTCTGGATATTGATAAAAATTCTTATTGGTCATTCCACACGCTCGTAGTATTGCGGCTGGCGTCCAAAAGAACTCCATCCAACCACTTCCATCACATTCTTTAAGTAGGTGGTAAGCAATCTGATTCTGCAGACGCAAGGAGAACTTTCCTTTATTTCTTGTCGGTAGAGGAGGAAGTACCTCATTGTCTGGACGAATCTTTACAATAATAAAGCGTTTTCCTTCCTTTTTAAACTCAACGAATCGATTTAACTCTTCAAGGAAGTGTTTTTTGCTAGTTCCATCTAGTGGCTTTCCATTTTTGCCAAACACATTAAGATAAGTAGATAGTTCTAAAAAATTAGAAAAAATCTGACCATCATTCAATTTGCCTGCTATCTCCGATGTAACCTCGTATTTTTTCTTGTCCATGTAACCTCCTACTCAATTTAGTTGGATTGACGAGTCTGTATTATATATATGTTTGAAGATACATAGTCGTCAGTCCAAGTACAACTATCACAAAATATCTCTTAATGGTTTACTCGACTTGAAGCTATGGCGCGTAAGCGACATAGATTCAATTTGAGTAAACCTACGAGCGTCCGCAGACGCGAGATCCCTCTCCACGCCCTGTCTGGAAGACTACTATAAATATCCATCGCAAACATCCACCACAGTCATTCCATTATTAACTTCTTTGCGGTATCCTGTATTGTATAGCTATCTATACCCATTATACCATGAGATTGCCAAAAATTCAATAGCTACATAATACAGGATACGAATGTTTCTAGCTTCTATTATAATAAGGTATGTTTCTTGGAGTGTCATCTACTGTAGTCTTTCCAGACAGGGCTCGCAAGCTCGCTCCCGCTCTATGAGCGGCGACCATTGCTAAGTGAGCTGACGGTCACTACGTTCCCTCTGCCTACTTAGCTCAAGTCGCTAACATACATTGACTTTCTTAGATTGTATAAGAGATATTGTTCTCCATGAATGGCATCCAGATGCTCAGACACTTTGTGTAAGCTGCCAGAGGCTACGATCATGCTCGTTAGAGGTCTTTGGAGTCTCTGAGAGTGCTACTTAGATGCCAAATCAGTCCATTTATGGTGATAGGGAAGTACAGATGGGTACAAATAGGTACTTTATGCTCCGAAGAATGGTCTTTTTCGGTACATTTTGGGGACTCATCGGAAAAATCCGCATGAAACCTAGCTTTTTTAGGCTTTATTGGCTCAAAAAGGAACAAAAATAGGGATAAAAAGGTACAAATAAAAAGAAAAACTAGACAAAATATAACGCAAATACGTTAAATTCTAGCTAGTTACCGAATGAGTTACCGATTGAAAAATAGCGATTTTAAGCCATTTTTAGGTAGTTTTGGGTGGAAAATGATGAATTGGTGGGTATATGTAGGAGATGGTATAGGGGTATATTTTGGGATGTTTTTGTCAGGGGAAAGTATACCCCGGATAGGAGAGTAAAAGTGTCAAGGAATTATTTATTAACAGACTAGGAAGGTTAAAAAGTAGTAGTGTTGGTTGCCAATAGGAGAAGTATTGATGGAATTATTGGAATTATTGGGAATTAAAGATAAAATAATATGTAAAATATTGCGATAAATCGTTATTAAATTGTTATTTCTTGAGGATGAATAAGAAAGATGTACTGGGGTTTCGGCCTGCTGCCGGGAACGTCCAAAAAATGAAAAGTATGCCCCATAGGTGCGAGTGCTGGAAATGCTCAAAATACGACACTCAACACGGCAAGGGCAAGGCGGGATTTTGGCTGTACTGCTATTATCTGATAAAGTATCAACAAGTGCAGATAATAGTTAAAGAATTTTAATTGTTTAATAACAAACAAAAATGTTCGATACAAAACAAAATGTTATGTTGATTTAAAATCAACTTTTAATTATATATTGTTTCTTTTCAATCAACCATCCATTTTCCCTTATAAGGTAATTATAATATAAAGCAAAAATCCATGTGTTGCACACGCAACATTTACGGTGAAACCGCTTGACTTTCTACGGTGAAACCGTTATACTAATACCAAGCTCAAGGGCAACACCGGAAAGCGGAAAACATGATGGTTCTGAAACACCGGAAAATTTCAGTTTCCACTTTTTGACGTTTCACCGTTTGAGCAGTTCAAAAAATAGGGCTTGACAAAACGGTTAAACCGTGATACAATACAGTCAAGCTCAAGGGCGAAAGCCCAAAAGCAAAACCAAAAACCCAATAGCACATTGACAAGTCAAGACTTCTGGTTTTAGCCTGTTTGGTTTAACTCTTGTTTAATTACAGGAAAAATCATGCAACAAAAGTCAAGATCAGAAGTCTACCGTATCGGCAAAACTTTCGGGCTTTGTTGGTACGGTGCGACAAGTCACAATTTGCACCTTGAAAAACACGCTAAAGTAGAACGCTGTGAAACGCCGAAATTCCGTCAAATTGGCAAACAAGATGTTTTAGACGAAAGTCTTTCATTGGTCCCTAGGTGAACTATACCTAAGAGGATCAGCAAGGATGGTCAACAGTATGCACCTTGTATCAAAAGCGTACTGTACCACAACGACAGACAGTAGTTTGTCGCAAGTACGATCACACATACATTATAACATAACAAAGGAGATAATACTATGTCTAACCTGTCTAACGTCTGTCTGTCCATTCGTAAATCTTGCCGTGCAAGCTCTGAGAAAAAAGGCTATGCAAGCAATGGCAAGATGCTCATTTCCTACACCGTCAAGAACGGTCTGAACACGCTCAAGGCATACCCTAAAAAAGTGCCTGAGTACCTTCTCATGGACGAAAAAGAGTACAACGCATATGGCAAGGCTGTCCAGTACGTCTACAACACGGCTTGCAATCTTAACAAGAGCAAGAGCAAGGGAGAAAATGCGGCTATTATTAAGGTCTACACCGATAACTTCTATGAGTGCCTGAATGAGCTTGCAATCATCGTCTTTGGCGATACGTTCAAGATGGCGGAAGCGTCCGATCTGGGTGGAAAGATTTTGTCTATGGCGGAAGCATACCTTCCCAACATGGACGGCGATTATAACCCTAGCAACCTTCCTATCAACAAGTTCGTCAAGGCTCTTGAGCCTATGCTTGAAGCGGTAGCAGCTCAGACCGTCTACCTTGAGGACTATCAGCGGGATTATAACCTTGCTGAGAAGCGTTGCAAGGCACGTTTGGCAAAGGCAAATTCTCAGTTCTCCAACGCTCAGAATACCCTTGATGATGCTCAGAAAGAGCTTGATAAGTGCAAGGCTCAGTGTGAGAAAGACGCAAGCGATAACACTATTAAAGATACCACCAAAGAGAAGCATAATAAGGCTATGCTGTCCGCTCAGACCGTCTACGACGAAAAGAAAGCCGTTGTTGATACCATCAAGAACACTATCAGCTCTTGGAATATCAAACTTGAGGAAGCACGCAAGACTTTTGAAGAAGCAGACAAGGCTTTCAAGGCAAGCTCTAATAAAGTTGCCGCTTGAGTTAGTCACCGCTGACAGGCCGGGTAAAAGTCTGTCCCTGTCGGGCGGTAGAAGTCCGTCCCCTGATGATGGCATGAGCCGAAACAGGATTCTAAGAAAGAGGTGAAGTATCTTGAAATCCTATCAGAATACGATGGGAGAAGTGCGTCAAAACACTTCTGGACACTCTATCATCTACAACGGCACAGAAGTTAAAGAGTTTGATCTTTACGGCACATTTGACGGCGTTGTGTTCGTCAGTCGTCCGTTTATCGCAATGAAAACAGGCTTTATGCCTATGTACGTCAAAACGTCTATGGGATGGACTTCTATCCATCCTTGCAAGATTGTTGACTTCCTTAAAGAAGCATACCACGCAAGAAGTGTTTCCCTTTATGACTGGAATGCCTATCAGCAGAGCAAGAAAGAAAAGCGTCTTGCAATGGAAAAGGTCAAACAGAAGCAGAGTGAAACGGCTTTTCTCAGAGCGTCACAAGCTAATGCAGAAGGATCTTTGCGCTATCATAAGAGCAAGAAACGGCTGGATGACCGTTATAATGAAGTCGGTAAACCGATCCAGAAGAAACGTTCTCAGCGTGTCGTATTTGGTTCTAATGAATATGTTACTGTTTCCGGCTGGATTTATGGCAGAACAATCTCGATGAATAATCACAGCTTTACCATGAACGAAAAAGTTTCGTATTATATGGACGGCACTGGATGCTGTGCAAGAGACTTTGATAACCATGATATGCGTCCTCTTAATGACGTGTTCCCGGTAAAGTCTGGAAAGAAAGCAAGGTGATAGTTTTGAGTTTGACACAAGTTCGTCAGAATGATATAATTGTACCATCCAGAAAGGGCGGTGCAATTATGGCAGAGCGTGATTATAAAAAAGAGTACGCCAGAGAAAAGGATCAATCGAAGCATATCGGCCTGAAGGTTGAGCCCACTCTCTTTGAAGCGTTCACGGCGAAAACAGAGCTAAATGGAACGACGAAAAACGCCGTTTTGAAAGCCTGTGCGGAAGCATACACTTATGGCAATCTCATTATTGATGAGAATGGAAAGCCTAAGATTCTGAAATGATTTTGTTGTAGAAATCTTTATTATCTTTTTTGATTTTTTCTAAAATTAAATCGAAGTAATCTCCATATTCTAAAACAAAAGCGGCAAGCTCTCGTATATCGTCTGGCACAGTTCCTTTTGTCCCATCAAAATGAAAGCCTGTTGTTATGTAATGATATGCGTCAGACAGATCATAAGAATTAGCATTTAGAAAAACCTGTGAATACTTTTTAGTACGACCTAATGCCCAATAACCAAAGAGGCAATCTAAACAGATTTTGAAGTCATTATCTATATTATTGTTTCGAGAAGCATGAAAAATATTCAACTTTGCTTCTTCAACCTTTGCGAAAACATTCGTCATAAATTGAATTTTTTCTGATTCAAGATAGTGAATGGTTGTACATTTGCTTCCCATAGCAAGGACTTCCTTTCAAATTATGATATCTCTATTCTAGCAGAACCGAATACTCACGTCAACAAACACCTTATGACTTAAAACTCATAGGGTGTTATTTTTATGCCCTAAAATGAATATTTATGCAAATATTATGCAGAATATACAAAATGAAAACACGTCAGAAAACACAATAAAAGAGGAGTTCTACCATGGCGATTTTGGCTATTGAATCGGCTCTTGATGTTGCCATAACATTTGGTGATACAGAGCTTGTGAAAATCTATCAGGAAGCCCTAGCAGAAGCCGGTGTTGAATACGTCAGCATCGCAAAATGCTGGATTGAATAAGAAATAAGAAAGGATGTTTGTTATGAAATCGCTTCTCATGTTCTTTGGCTATTCGGCCTATCAGGCTGGGTGTATTGCGCCTATGATGTGGATGTTCGTTGTTGGTGCCATCGCTATGGGCGTGGCAGAATGGAAAGGGTTGTTGAGATGAGTTATTGCATTATGAGTACGGCAGCAGGTGCCGGAGCGTATCTGGCAGAAACACCGCCGATGGACTTTAAGAAGTATGAATCGCTCAAGCAGTCTTATCTGGACTATTTCGGCAAAGTTTGTGCAAGTGATGCGGTGTTATTCGACACGAAAGAGCGTGCTGAAATGGCACTGAAACGCTTGATCCTTATGGGAAAAGGAACGCAGTGGTTCTTGCGGAAGTATGACACTTGCATGAATAATGTGCTTCCAGCAGAGTTGTGAAAGATATGTTTTAAGGAGAGCTTGATATGACCGCAAGAGAGTATTGCAAGAGCCATCCTGTAACCGCTTATGATAGCAGTTATGGCCGGTGCGGTGGGTTCCAGATTCATGGTGACGTTCAGTATGGCATTGATGATTACATTTACGGTGTGTCTGGTGTGCTGTGCGATGATGAGAAGTATCATAGTTACCACCATCTGAAAATCATCTATGCACCGTCTGGCAGAGCATACGTCAAGTGTTTCGGTAAACGAATTTATCTTGATGAGTGCATGAGAGTGTAAAGGAGAACACAAGATGAAAAAAGGTCAGTATTTTATGAACGATGAAACCGGTGTTATCACCAACATTCATCGTGAAGCTGTCGAATGGTATCGGCAGGGTGCCAATATTTCCATCTGGATCAACGGCGTGGTTGTATGCCGTTGGGGTCATTGATAAGAAAGGAGAATGCATGAATGCGTGCTACTGTTGAGGTTTACGAGGATAACGCAGGCGGTATCTATGTTGCAGTTTTTGGTCAGAATGGCCTGACGAATTTGTTTGTCGTTACTCCTGATGGTAATAAAACAAGAATGACGAGGGCATTCTATCAGGAAGCGTTGAACGGATTCTCTGGTGTGGATGACTACAACGCAGTGGATTTTTCTGGTCTGTCCATGGATGATGCTTACGCAGATATCTGTAACAGCAATTTGATTGCAGAGTTTTACGACAATCGTGTTGTAAACCTGTATCCGGCAGACATGGGTGTTGCCGGAATAAAACTGTTTGGCATGGCTTGACCGTATGTTCACAAAATGTTCGCAGAAATAAAACGTATCAACGTACTAAAATGTAGCGTTAATAAAATCTACATTTTAGTGCTTGACAAAATTATCGGTATCCTGTATTATGTAGCTAAGAAAGGCAGTCCGTTAGAGGACTTTTATTTTTACCGTTCAGCTATATAACACAGGATACGAAAGAGAGGCTATAAAATGGAACGGAATTGGAAACTTGGTGACGATATGGTTGTGAGCGACAATCTTCTGGATGGTATTACGTTTGATGATTTGATACTGACAGTGCATTGCAACTGTCCCAAAATTACAGAACAGGCTGTAAAAAAAGAGCTGAAAGAAATTCTTGCGATTCATATGCAGGATATGGAATTTTTACTCGAAAACAATATCGACAAGATAATTGAGATGGCAAGTAAAAACAGAGAATAAGGAGAACTGGTTATGAAACGCAATGACTATAATTACGAGAGCTTTTACTACACAAGCGACAGCTGCCTAATTCTTATGAATGAGGTTCGTTATAAGAAAAATGATTTCGGGGAGATGATTCTTGTACCGGATGAAACAAAGGAAGAAGTGATTTCACCTACGTTTTACACAAACTATATCACAGCAATTCCGTTCTTTAATGATGATTTCTTTGGCCCTCATGCTTCTTGTGAAGCTAAATGGGATAGAACGCCGGCAGGAGCTGTGCCTACTGTGGTAACAACGATCAATGGTGCAGGTGATGAAAAGATTGTCGCCACATTTACATTCATCAGCAAAAGTAAGCTTTTGGATACTGCTGGATGGCGTGAAAAGGAAGTCATCAAAAATGCAAAATACTTCCATATTGAAAGAATTGACGGTGCAGATATGATTTACTTCTACACTGAAAGTGATGGCGATACGGCAGAAGGCATTTTTGATACTAAGAGATCTATTTGGAGGGGTTAAAATAATGACTGATATTCAGAAAAAGATGTGGGATGCTCTTTGCAAAATGTCTGGTGAAGATGTCGCAAGGCTGTTTGTGAATTGGTGTGGAGAGCAAATTCTGGACAATGACTTCTACAAAAATATGGTTGATGAGGGAGAGATTGAAGATGAAGAATGATTTTTACTGGAACAAGAACTATATGACTATTGCAAAGAATATTACAGAAAGGCATCGCACAAAAATTATAATACATAAAAGCTGGCAGTGGTATCTTGCTGAGTTTGATTCGCTTGAACAGCTACATTTCTTTGAAAACGTAGTTGGGTTCAAAACTCATTTTATTGAAATGGAAAATGGAATTGCAAGATTTTCATTAAGCCATGAGTTTAAAGAAGAAAAGTATTTCTGGAAATTGTCTGAGCTTCCGGCTGGTGTAAAGCCCATCAAAGCATTATGTAATGGTAGTATTGTTACCTGCTATTTTTTGAATGATGGAAAAATCATTCATTGGTATCGTCCAAATCCTAATGCACGAAATGTTTATAAACCAATGACAATACAACAGCATATTAAGCACCGTGAGGTATTTGGTTCATATTGAAACGAAATAGGAGGACGAAGAGTGATTATTGATTCTATTCTTGACCGTAAAAACGGCAGGCGATACAGCGCACATGACTTCTATCTTGAAGTCAGAAAGTATGAGAGTCTGGGTGTAGGCACTCACGGTGAAGATATTTCAATCGCTATAGATTATGGCGATAACAAAGATGTGCAGCGTGTTCTGTGTCAGTACATCCAGCGCAATGGATACCCAACAGATATTGAGGACTACATAAGAAGTCAAGTCTGGGTGGTATAAGTAGTGGATGCAGGTGATTAGCGGTACTAGGGCAGACATAACCGCTATCAGAATGCGAAAGCATAAAAATATTAAAAGGAGTGTTTGACATGAAGAAGTTTAATTCGACCTTAAATAAAGGGTTCAATATGACTTTTGCAAATGGTATTACTGCAAGCGTCCAGTGGGGAGCTGGGAATTATTGCGATAATCATTTTAGCAAAGACTTCTCTTTCTCAAAAGAAGCAAGTTCTAATACAGCAGAAGTGGCCGCATGGAATGAAAGCGGCGAATGGGTTACAAATAAGCTCTACGACACCTGGGATGATGTTGCTGGGTATCTTTCACCAAATGAAGTGTTACAGTTTTTGAATAACTGTGCGAATTACAAAACGGCTTAAAATCATGCTTTTATAAAGGAGTAAAACATCATGACTATTGAAGAAGCAGTAAAGGATTTCATTGCAAAAGCAAATCCTTCTAAGTGGGAAGGATATAACGATGAGTCTCCCGAATGGGGAGATATTGTCCCCAGAGACGTTAACCTAAATGATTTTGAATATGATGTTGAAAATCGAAAAATTATTTTATCTTTTGTTTTTGATGACTACGGTCGGTTAGTAACATACTGTCGGATTTTTAACAAGAAGAAAGATGAATTGATGAATGCAGGCTATATTGGCAGCATTTGTTTTGCCGACATTATGTCAAATACAATTCGTGGAATATTTTATTAACGAAAGGAAAATAAAAATGAAGTATACCGTGAGCCTTGAAACAAAAGAAGTTTACGAAGTTGAAATCGAAGCGTCGGATGCAAATGTAGCCGAAAGAATTGCAATGGATATGTGGAAGGACGGGACATTAAAGCGAATGGATGGACTTATTGATTTTATTTCTAGTAAATGATAAAAGGAGAAAATAAAAATGTATACAGCAGAAGATTTTTATAAAGCGTATTCATGTTTGTACAAAACAACTAAAGAAGAAGCTATTGAAGTATATAAAAATTGCAGTGAGGAATTTGCTTATGAAACGATTTGTCGTTATAGATACCCTGATAAATATCCTTTCTAAGGGAATATTCCTTATCAAAATTGAGGTGATAATATGACATCCAAAGAAAAGAATATCGTTCTCGCAGCTCTTTCTTCTTATCGGCGTAAGCTGATGGATCAGAGTGTTTCGTTCCTTAGAGCTGGCAACCACGAAGATGCAAAACAGTCAACGATGGAAGCGGCAAACGTGAATGCGCTGGTGATTAAGTTTACAAGAGAAAAGGAGTTTGCAATATGAGAAACCTGTCTAAACAGAACCGCAAGAAAATTTTTGATTTGATTCGTCGGGATTGTGATTTCATTGGTTCTTACGATCTGGAACATTCTGAAGAAAGTGTTTTGACCTATCTTCCGAAGCGTGGAACACAGATCTACAAAGATGTTGAAGAAGTTCGTGTCGTAAAAAATCGCAAGACCGGAAACTGGGTTGAGTCCGTTATTGATGTGCGTTGGCAGCACGGTATGACTTGCGCTGATGCAGAGATGATTGAACGCAAGTATCAGTGCAAATCTAATAAGTAAGGAGTTTGCAATATGAATAACGAAAATAAGATTGTTGTGACTAGCTGGAATGGGAAGTCTTGGGAGATGACACCTGAACAGATTGAAGCAGCTTACCGTTATAGAGAATTTCAGTACCGTATCAGTGATGCAAAAAACCAGATTGAACTTAATATTGACTTGATTGAAGAAAAATATGGTTATTCTTACGATGAAGCGATTGAGTATGCAGAAGAATTAGCAGAGTGCTTTAATGAAAATTTTGATTGTAATGTACCTGAAAACGACGCATGGAGTAACTGCATCGCAGATGTATTTAGCTCTCTTGGTAGAGTAGAAAAGATTAAACAAAAGTTGGAATGTAATGGATATTGGGTTGATGAACTTGAAAGCTCTGATGGTGATATTCGTATTTGTTGTAATTGGAGTAGCCTTCCGATGTATTTTAATTCGTGGAAGGAAATTAAAGAATGGATTGATGAGGTAGCAGAAAATGACTGATCCTTGCCGTTACTGTGTGGCACCGGAGCGTCATCCTGGTTGTCACGACCATTGCGAAAAGCTGAAAACACATCGTGAAAGTGATGAGTATAAGAAGCTGTGTGAATATAAGAATACATACCTAAAAAGCCATTCGACAGCAAGCTCTACACAGATTAACAAAGCGATGCGGTATTACAAATATAAAGGTTATAGCCTTTACGGATTCAAGAATGTTGGGAGTGTGTAAAATGAACGGCTATTATGTCACCATTGAAACGTGTGTTACTTATACAACGTTTGTTGAAGCAGGCAATAAAGATGATGCTTACAAGATTGCAAAAGATAGGTTTGTTGCTGGTGAGATCGAACCTGATAATCCGAATCCAATAGATATTGATAGTGTTACTGTAAAAGGCGCAGAGGAGTGATAAAATGTGGGATTTAAAAAATAACGAATATTCTGAAAAGTATAAGATGGGAACTGCATATTTTTGGAATAGTAAAAAATTTAGAGATACGATTGTTATGTATAAGATATGCATGAATTTCGTTTTGTTCTTTTACAACGAAAACGATTTGAATTTCTTAACTTGCGAAGATAAAGAGAGTATCGAATCTATTATTAAAAAGAGAATGAATGTATCTTGAAATGGAGGATTAACTATGTGGGATTTAATGGGTAACAATTATTCAAAAGTGTACGGTATTGGATATGCTTTACTGAATGGAATTTCAGCTGGATTTTATGTGAGTGTCATGTACAAGAATCTTGGAAATAAAATTTACTTCTATTATCTTGATGATGCTCCTTACGGAGAGCTCGATGATAATACCAAAAATAAAATTGAGGATATTATCTATGATGACCTTAGCAAGCGTTATATTTTTGGTGAGGACTGATTATGTGGGTTTTAATTGCAAACGAATATGCAGAAGATCACAAATTTGGCTGTGCAGAGTTTAGATATAAAGAAGATGATGGAAACTCGTATGGATATTCGGTTATGTATCTTGTTATGGACTACTGCATTATGATTTATAAACCGTATGAAATTGACGAAGATCATATGGATGAAATTCGAGATCTTCTTCTTGAAGATTTGAATAAGAATTACGGAGTTTGAGTTATGTGGGATTTAAGAGAAGTTCATGCGCTGTACGATGGTGATGGTTGGGTTTGGAATGAATCGTTCCATCACAAGGATGTGTTCGTAGATGAGAACGAAGATCCGAAAGAAATCTTCTGGCAAGAATGTCAGATGTTCTTCCGTCAGGATTATCTAAATAAGTGTGAGGTCGTGGATGTGAATGGTGGCAGTATTCTGGAACTTCAGCTGAAGGATTCAGGTGAACCGGTTCTCGTCATGATTATGGCTGAGTAAAGGAGAATGAGTTATGCGGCAATACGAAATTGTATTTTACCGCAATGATATTCTCGATGAGCTGATTCCGTTTAAGAAAATGCATAAGGAATTTAATTCATATCAGGAAGCAAGAGTGTGGGCGCAAAATGAATTGTATTACTTGCCTACGGCAGTCGCAATGAATGTGTTTATGGACATTTGAGGTGATAATATGGATGCCTTACATACGATTATGAATGAGCTTAAAAGTGGAAAGATGTTTGGTAAGACCGAGCATGGTACAGTGAGTGATTACTTTTGGTGGAATGTAATCAAGAGCGGTCCATTTATCAGGTATCGCAACTTTGGACAGAGTTCAGTTGGTTGTAATCTTGAAGATCTTGCATGGGTTATTGAAGTGATTTTTAGGACTACGCCAGAGAAGTTTCTTGAAAAATATGAATGTATTGATTCTTGGGAGGTGTAAACATGGAATTACTTACTTTACTTTCTATTATTCCGAATGACATTAGCTTTACGCTTTATGATTGTGAATCCGGCGAAGAAATGGAAAGTTACAATAATAATTCTCTTCTTGAAATTTCAGAGGCAAGACGCTATACGGTTGATTTTATCACACCAGAGTTTAATATGCTGATGATTTTTGTAAAAGAGAAAGATTGATAAAAGGGAGATTTTAGATATGAGTAAGTATATTTTGATTACCGTCAACGAACGTAAAATTTTTGAGCCTAGCTATTTTGAAGCTCTTGATGAAGCTCAAATAGAAATGAGAAAACGTGTTAACCAGATTGTAAATCAGTCTGGTGGAGAAAATTGCGTAGATTTTAAAATCTTCTCTAAAGAAGCTTATGTGACGGACGCTCATTTTGAGCGTGGTGATGGAAATTGGGATTTCGCTATCTGTGAAATGGCTGATGCGAAAAACGCTGAAAACATTAAAGACGCCAAATTTACTTCTGTGTGGGATGGTGGTTTTGAAATCACCACAACTTGCAAAGTGAATATGGAGTCGAAAGAGATTTTTGATATTGAAGTGTCGGAATCGAACTCGGATATGGTAGAACAACTTGAGGACGAATACGTCACTATTGATGGAATTGACTATCGCGCAGTTACCGCAGAATATGCCAATCTATACCCAGAAGAGATGGATGAGGAGACCTTCTGGTATGAATGAGAGAGGCACGAGATGGAGTATATGAAGGGGATGTCTAATTTGAAAATTATAATATGAGAGAAAATTGGGATTTTAAGATTTTCGAAGTCTCTAAATAAATTGAAAGGATGTTTTAGATATGACTAATTTATATTGCTATGACAATGAGATTATAAAATGGACTTACGGCGACAATCTATATTGTTTGCATATTCAGCACGACGACATTGCAGATAACAATCCTCGTTGGTGGGATGACCATGATTCTGTAATGGCCTGTTTTCATCCACGTTATCGTCTTGGCGACAAGATTGATGCGAGTATGGCAGAAGAGTTTTGGAACAATCTTGTTTATAAGTATTGCTCTGATGAAGAGATTGTGGATGCTTTAACGTGTATAAAACTGGAAGAGGTATATGTGGTTATTGACAACGATAACAGTAGCATTGAAGAAACTCGTTATGCGATTTGTTATCGTGAAGATCAAGACAATCCTTGGTGTACCAATTTGAAATACAATGAAATTGCGGTGTATGCTCGTGGCGATTTTTCTATTCGTGATTGTCAGATTCTTCTGGACAAGCATATTGCATGGCTTCCTCTTAGGTTGCATGACCATTCTGGTTTGTCTATGGATTGTGATACACGATTTAAAGGTTCGTGGGACGATAGCAATGTTGGTTGGATTGTGACAGCTATTACGGATGGTTCAGATAATACCAAAAATGAAGCAGAACGAATCATGCGTGATGAGGTAAAGGAATACAGTGACTATCTTTCCGGTGAGAACTACGGCTATACGCTTTATCGAGAAGAACACGGAGAATGGAAGGAGATTGATAGAGCATTCGGATTTATCGGTTCTGACGTGTTTGAAAACGGTATCACATACAGTGCAGGCCATGGTCTTGAAAAGGCATTGAGGGAAGATCGGTGTCGTATCGGTGATGCAGAAAAGGTTGTCACTGTTACTTATGATTTTGATAAATGTTGAGCTCTAAAATGGGGTTGAATAGATATGGCATATAAATATACCGAAGAAGAAGTTTTGGATGCGATTCATACACTTTCTGATATGAGAGCGGGATTTAACTGCTTTGACGAAAATGATGTACAGAAGTATGAAGCATGTTCAATGGGGATTGTTGCATTAAGAACGCTTGTGAATGCCGATAAAAGTTGAATTTTAGGAGGAAAATAAAGATGGATGATAACATGATGGAACGTCAGATTGCTGATTATATGGTAGAGTATGGCACTAAGAATACAAATTATGGCACATGGGTGTTTGAGGTTGATGAACTGGCGAAAAAGTTCAATATTACAGAGAAATGGATTCAGGAACATGAAGACGGTATTATGTCTGAGCTGTATCACAGAGAAGAAGTAGCTGACGTTGAACGTGAATTAAGCGGAAATGATATGACTATCACACTTTTTGATGTGGATTTCTACACCAACTATTGCCCTAACTATATTGAAGACGAACAGGAAAAGGATAATGACGTAAATCAGTATTGGTTTGCAGAAACACGTTGGTGTACCGATGATATTATTGGTATTGCAAAAGACAATGGAATTGAAATGACTCCGCAGCAAGCAGAGCAGTGGTGGAAAAAGAATGAAAACTGGTTTAGGAATGCGCTTGTTGAATATGGTAATGAAGTATTAGCTAATGTTGATTTTAGTGAGGTGTAAATTATGAGCTATTATAACGGTCCTTGTTTTTCTTGTATTGAAAAATCATGTAAGAATTGCCCGTGTGCTGTTGCAGAACCTATTGATAATTCATATTCGGATGCACAGTGGATGCACAAAATGAGTCGGAATAAAGAGGACTGTGATAAGTTTATTGAACGTCTTTGGAGAGAGAATACTGATATTGCATGGACGGAAAATGAACGTGGAGAATTAGTTCTTGATCAGAATTGGAGAGGTTTCCCAGTTGGTAACTTTACACAAGATGATTGGTTCCTTTGGGTGGATGAATTCCATAGTAAAGGCGTCGGTTGGGTTTACGAGAACGTGAGTGTGTAAAAGGAGAGTTTTATTATGAAATACGACACTCAAGCGATGGCTGAGGTCCTTTGTAAAACAGCAGGCGTTGAATATAGCTCTGATTTGGAAAAATTGCTATACCATTTAGATATTCAAGCACAAAATCCTTACAATGCAGATTTTCGGCGTACAGGTTTGGCTATCATTGTAAAAGTGTGTGAGGAGTTGGAAAAACGATAATGTATTATCATCTTGAATACTCTGTCAGACACTTTATGTACGGCGATACATATAGAGGACATGAAATATATCCAACAAAAGAACTGCGTGATGCAGAGATTGACTGGATGAAAACGTGTTACAGCAGACTGACCGAGCTTGTCTATGCAACGTATGAAACCGAAACGCTTGGTGAAGATAAGATAATAATATAAAGGAGAAAGATATATGTATAATGTTGATGAACATGATTTCAAAGTCAAAATTCATGATGGCTGGCTGATTGCTACGGAATCGGCAGATAAAGAAAGCTATCCAGGAATGGGAATTTTTTACTCGAAAGACGGGGAAACATTTTCATGGAACGATTTGATTACAATTGTTGAACAGGATGCAGAAAATGATAAGATTCGGACTGATCTATATAAGAAAGGCCGCGAAGATTGTTGCTATGTTTTTGATTACGAAGATGGAGAATTGATAGAGTGAACGTTATGATGAAAAGTTGCTTCAATAGAAATTTCTTCAAATTTAAAACAAGGTCTGGGTACATTATTATTTTGACTTCAACGGATAAAAATGGGCACATGACTGCATTTGCATTTAGCTCAGTCGATGGAAAAACTTTTCATCCGTGGGATTTGATTAAGGTTTTTGATAACGAGGACGAGCGTATGGCAGATTTCAATTATGACGACATGAGGTGAGAGTTATGACTGCACGTGAAATTGCAAGAGATTTTATTTCTAAGATGAATCCATGTAGATGGAATGGACGTGGATACAAACCGGATACATTTAATGATAAAGATCAGATTAAATATCATGTAGATGGTCACCCTGAAATTGATGTGGATGTTTATTATGAATATGATGCTGGCGATAATAGCTGGTGGCATTTTTGTGATGCACGTGATAATGCTTCTGGCGATAAAATTCTTGGTGTATGTAATCCTAATGTTTGGTCTATTGATGCAATTGAAGAATCTGTTAAATATTTATTTAACAAAATGAATATTGAAATTAAATAAAATCGAGGTTTTAAAAATGATTACAGTTGTTTATGACGATACGATGTGTAATGGTCCTTACCGTGTAGAGCACAAAACAATGGAAGATGCGGTAGAGTCTGTTAATAATGATTTTGAGAGCTTGATGAAAGAATTGCGAGATGAAGGTTATGAACCTGAATGGATTCGTGATGGCCATCATATGCTTGAGGTTTATGTTCCGAATACGTCTATTAACGCATGGTGGGATTTTGAGTAAGGAGAGTCAAAAATGGATACTAACGAAATCAAAATGTTTGAGCAGAAGATGATTGACAGTGCATTTATTGACGCTGTTGATTATGATCCGAAGGTGGCTGCACGAGCTGTGGGAGCACGTAAGATGAAAATGAAGGGCGTGTGCTCCTTTAACGAATACATTAGCTATTTGCAGACAATTACCGGCAATGCAAAATTGTTTTGGAAGTATCAGTTTTGAGTTGATGATATGGTTCTAAAACTTGAATTTACCGATGGTCACGAGCCATGGATATCATTTCCAATGAATAGAGAAGAGGCTTTAAACCTGTGGAATAAGCTGAGTAAGATGCCAACGGTACGACCTGAATTCCGGTTTGGCAAATTGAAGTGTCGCTGTGATTGTCTTGGAAACTGGTATGTTGCTCAGTGGTTCGATGGAATGCACAAAAGTAAGGAGTTCAGATATCTTGCCAACGCTTTGAAGTACATGGAAAAAGAGACGGCTTGATGAATAGATTGTGAGGACAAAATGTTTGCACTTATCAATACTTATATTGCAAAAGGTGAGAATTCATTTCTCCCAGAAGTTGTTTATAAAAAGGGTTTTAATACGATTCTTGAGGCGGAAAATGAAATGAACAAACAAGTGGACGATATTCTTGTAAATCATTATTGTAAATATTATGAAGATGAAAACGGTGAACAGAATTTTAGTGTTTTGCGATTAAAAGGTGATATTCGTATTGATGTTTATGACGCATACGATTGGTGGAAAATCATAGAGATTTGATAAAACAGTTCTTCTATGAAACTTCGAAAGCGAAATAATAACGTATTTACGTTATTAAATAAATAAAAAGGAGTAAAACAAAATGACTACTAACAATTCTATGACTGTAATAACCTCTAAGCCCTTCGGCGCACTGAATGTGGACGTGTACCAGAATGATAAGCACCAGTATTATATGACCCGTGAACAAATTGGTACGGCGCTTGAATACAATAATCCTAATAAGGCAATTCAAAACATCCATGTTAAGAATACGGATCGTCTTGACCCTCTTTCAACTTTCCTCAAACTGAGGAATGTTGAGGGAGGAATTACGAAGGAACGTGAATATATCGTATATAGTTTGCGTGGTGTTATGGAAATCTGTCGTTTGTCTCGTCAGCCGAAGGCGGATGCGTTTATGGATTTCTGCTGGGACATTATGGAATCTCTGATGTGTGGTGATTCCGTTCTGGCTACTCCTCAGATGGACGCTGCACTGAGTAAGGAGTTCATTGATGTAAGACTTCATGCTCTGTTTGATAGTATGAAGAATCTTCAAAGTGAACTTGATTCTACTAGGAAGGATCTTAGTGACCAGATTGAGGAAGCTCGTGCCACCAGCAATGAAGCACTGAATGCAATTAGCAGTGTATCTCAGTGTGTTCATCAGATTAAGGACAAGCAGATGGATAACGCGATTCGCGCTAAGAACTATACTCCTCGCAATGTTTTTCAGGATGATATGAGTGATTGGCGTAAGGACTTGTATAGTAAAATCGGTGTGATTGCAAATACCAAAGGTTACACAAATAAGGAAACGCTTCACAAAATCTATGAATATCTGAATCGTAATTATGGTTTCGTTTTGGAAGATGCTCGTGCAAAGTATATTAAGAGAACGAATCGTAGCGGGAAAATCTCTACGATTGATATTATCGAAGAGGACTCCACTTGGAAATCCGTTATGGGTGCTGTTGTCGCAGATATGTACGCGGCATCTATTGAACGTCTGCATCAGAATCAGAATGAACTTCGTCTGACTCCAAAGGCTGTCGAAGCTGTTTCTGAAGTAAACGTGAGCGATGGTCCTATTGTTGACGTAGTAGTCAAAGAAGTTGTAGAAGATAAGCCTAAGAAACAGAGTGAGACGGCAAAGATTCTTTTCCCAATTATGATGCCTTTGGCAGAAAACCTTGGTGATAAGCCGCAATACAAGCACACTTATACCCTAATCTATGAGTGTATTGGTTATAAGAAAATGAATAATTTGTTTATTGCTTACGAGAAGGCTCATGGTAAAGCACCAAGTCCGAAGACAAAGGTGTTTATCGAAAACGAAAAGAATCTCGCACTATTTAAAAAGGCTGTAAAGCAGCTGATGAAAGAACAGGAGAACAAGTAAATGTACGTAATATCAAACGGTCATAATTATATTATGAAACGGAAAGGGGGCCGGATTTGTGCAACTTGTGATATTAACCTAGCGTTACAGTTTGAATCTAAGGGACTGGCGATTTGTGAAATCAACAAGCTTCCCGCCGGGTATAAGAACGGACACTATGTGCCGAAATCAATGGATGAAATCGAAGCTGCAAATAAGAGTCCGAATATAACAAATCAGGTTGCAAAGCCGAATACATACGCATTTCATATGGAAGATTCTGAATGGCTGATAGAGTTGAAGAAAAATCTTGAGGTCACAGACAAAACCATGGCCAGCCTCGATGATTTATATGCTAAAGTCTACAGTGATTTAACTGCGGCTAGTGATGAGATTGCTGATATTGAACACGCAATTGAGTTCAAAACAGTGAACGCAGCGCAAGGTTATCAGCTTATGGCGGAATTAAAGAAGGCTCGTCGTAAGAGGAGAGAAGCCAAGGATGCAAAGTTTCTAATTGAGATTGCGATGAGTCATCGAAACAACAATGATTGGGGTCATAGTCGGCTTGAGACTGCCATTGAGCAACTTGACACTCGTCAGTTTACTCCGAAAGTTCGCAACGATCTGTTTGAAAAGAATTGAGGTACATAAAAATGACGATTCATATTTTACATGAATGTATCGATTCTAGCGATTTCTACGCGGAAGGTAATATTATTACCATTAACAAAGATAAAGAGAAGTTGTCTGAAAAGATGTTCTCGCTTTATAAGGATTGCCGGGACTCGGAAGGAAATAGTGTGAATCAGGACGAAACGTGGTGCAATTCATGTGAGGCGTCCGTTGTTAGTGGGAGCTCTGGAAATTACTATCGACATCATTGGAAAATTGACAAGTTTGAGGTGTGAATTATGATGGTATATGGAAACATAACGTGTAATCGCTGTGGCATTACATGGTATGGCCCTAAATGTGGAAAGCTCTATTGTGATGAATGTCGTAAGATAATAAGAAATGAGGCATCCATTCGATGCAAGAATAAAAAGAAACATAAACCAACATTTGTTGAGATTGTAAAAATGGCAGATGCAGAGGGATTATCTTACGGAAAATACTGTTTGAAGTATGGAATTTGAGGTGAATGTAATGAACGCGCTTGAAAACGAAAAGAAAATCGAAAATACTGTTGCTCTTAATTTTTCTGACTACGATTCTTCTAACAAAGAAAAACGTCAGAAAGTAGTTAAAAAGAATTATAGCCTGACTCGTATGGAAGCAAATCATGGGTCAGTTCAGCCAATTAAAGACAAAGAGGATATCAAACGTATTTCAGAATATTTCTGGAGTAAACGTCAGTATCGCAACTGGTGTTTGTTTAATGTAGGATGTTGCACAGGATTCAGAGCAAGTGATTTGCTTCGTTTGAAGGTTTCTGATGTAGCAGCTACAGATATGAATGGAAAGGTTGTGGTGAATTTCAACGCAAAACTTCGTGTTAAGGAAAAGAAAACAAATAAGTATCGCATTCTTAAAGTTCCGGTCCCGGCACTAAAGTGTATTCAAACTTATATCAATATTGATGGATTGTCTTATGACGATTGGCTCTTCCCGTCTCGGCAAGGCAGTTGGAAGAACTCCATGAGAACAAACGGTGGAACAAGCGTAAGTAAATCTGATGTGTTCCGTAAGTATGATGCAAATCCAAAAGAAATGGGCGATCCGCTTGATGTGGATTCTTTTGGTAGAATCATGCGTCAAGTTGGTAAGGAGCTAAATCTTCCTGTCCAGCTTGGTTCTCATAGCTGCCGCAAAACTTTCGGATATCAGTTTATTGCATCTCATCCAAATGACATAAAAGCTCTTGCGTGGTTGCAGCATAGTCTAAATCACAGTAGTCAGGCAATTACGCTTCGCTATATTGGTCTGGATGAAGAAGTGGATGATGAATACTACTCTGGGATTGATTATGGCGTGGACTGCCATGAAAACTCTTGAGGTGTGTTATGGCTGATACTTATATTAAAATCTGGGATACTTATGAGAGCTACTTTGAGCCCCTTAGTGCTGCTGAGGTGGGGCGTCTAGTACTGGCGATGATGAAATATAAATCGTCTGGAATGGAGCCTGAACTCAACGGAAATGAGCGGTATGTGTGGCCTGCTATCAAGAGAGATTTAATTAAAGATGCCGAATACATCGAAGGTAAGAGGATTTCTGGTAAAGCTGGTGGCGCATCAAGCAAGCGTAAGCAAAACGAAGCAAACGCAAGCAAAACAAAGCTAGAAAAAGAAAAAGAGAAAGAAAAAGATAAGATATCGTCTTCGTCTTGTGATGAGACGACAACGACGAAATTTATCGAGGATGTATTTCGAGAGAATATCGGGAAGCTCGGTGCCACAGGAAAGAAGGCTCTTGATGGATATGTTGAGCGCATGGGTGACGAACTTGTGCTTGCTGTGATTGGAAAGTGTTCTGATCTAGGTGGTAGCACATGGGCTTATGTGCGAAAAGCTCTGGATGAAGCAGAATCTCTTGGTTGCAAGACTGCTGATGATTATCGCCGGGCTTGTCCGATAGGGAATGGTCGCAATACAAGAGTGGATAGACAAGCTCCCAGTGGAAACGATTGGCTAAAAAACGCAACAAAACGTCGTTCGCTGGTTAAAAGAGAGCTGGAAATAGCATGAATAGAGGTTTGAATTATGGGGTTGTTACTTGGTTTGGGTTTGCTTGGAGCAGCGTTTGGTATTGATGCGGTAAAGCAAGCACCGTTCGATAGGGCATATCGCCGTTTGGAAAATGAATGGGGAGTTTGTACATCAGAAGAGAATAAGCGGTGCGACGCTCTAAAGTATGCTGTACAGAACGGCTTGTGTTTCGAGGACGAGAAGAAGCCTGTTATCGAATGGAAAAAACTGAGAGATCTTCAATGGAAGTATCAGTTGGCTGGTGTTTCTTGGCCGAGAGAGTCTGCGATTCGAGATGTGTGTCGTTTGGCTGCTCGTGACCGTGGATTTGAGTATAAAGGGTATCTGCGAAACACATTGACGTTTGGTTATATCACTGATCCGAAAAACATTTGCAAGCTTGGTATTGTAGATTGAGAGGAGACTTGAAAAATGAATAACACTCGTAGAAAAGCTATAAAACAGACCATTGACCGCTTTGATTCCATCCGTAAGAAGCTGGATGAGCTGGTGTCGGAGTTCGAAAGTGTAAAATCAGACGTTGAGGATATTCAGTGGGAAGAAGAAGAGTATCGTGATAACATGCCTGAGAATTTGCAGGGGAGTGAGCGGTATGATAAAGCAGATAATGCTTGCACGAATCTGTCTGATGCTGTGGATGCTTTGGAGGATATGCTTGGTGCCCTTGATTTTGACTTCGGTGATGTGACCACATATCTGGAGGAAGCAATGGAATGATTAAGACCACAAACCCATTAAAGAGAAGTGCATGGGCTGTGTTCTTGTACAGAGGTAGGCAAGTTTATTCGTATCTTTTGCGTAATAGCAATCTTGGGGACAAGGAACGCATGGTAGAACTGCTGGCACGAAGGTACATGACAGAGCCTGAGAATATTGTTGTAGATATTGAATTTAGAGATTGAGGTGATATAGAATGACCGCGTTTGCAATGTTTGCTTTTAATGTGGCATTGATAATAGCAGCGAATAGTAATCCGTTTGCGTTTTGATAAAAAAGGAGATTAGTCTTATGAAAAAGTATAAAGTAATTTGGACGGAACTTGAAGATGGGAGTCTTAGATGTGATGCGAACAACGATGGTTTTAGCGGAATGGAAATTTTATGTCTCCTTGAATTAAAAAGAGATGATTTAAAGGCACAGATGTACAACAATACGAAGTTTACGAGGACTATTCTTGACATGAATGGTATTCGAGAGAAAATTACCAATAAATCCTAAATTCTTTGGAGGGAAAACGAAATGATTATTACTATGTATCGAAGAAAATGGAAGTTCTCGGTGATGAGCGCAGAAGATGCAGAAGACTTTATCCGACGGCCACATTTTGAACGGATTCGGTTTATCTCAATCACTGAAGCTAATGGTCATCATATTGATTTTCATAAGTGTGAGGGTAATATTACTTTTCTACCGCTGAAGTTTGATGATTGCACTACTGATTTGGAAGGCACCTGCATTACGGATGTTCAGGCCAAGAATATTGTGAAGTTTGTTCTTGACAATCACGAAGCAGATAAGACGGATTGGTTCTGCGTGAATTGTGCTGCTGGCGTATCGAGATCTGCAGCCGTGTGTGCTGCTATTATGAGAATTCTGTGTAATGACGATATGCCGGTATTCACCAACAGTCATTTTTGTCCAAATATGACAGTGTACCGTGAAGTGCTCAATGCTTGGATTAATCGCCTATCCGATGAGAATGACATGATTTCGACTGAGGTATGGAATGCTGTGAACCAGGATATGTAAAACAAAGGAGTGGGAAAATGACAAACACGAAAGAAAAAGAACTGCGGGCTGGTGTTATGAAAGTTGTCAGCTGGTTGGATAATAATTGGCGTTGGATTCATACCAATGATTTTGGAGATGAAGAAAAGGCAATGGATTCCGTTGAGATTTATCATACAGTCTTGAATACTGTTGAGATGCTTGGTGGTGATTGGCAGCGTGACGAGAATGGAAAGCATCGGGTGTTTATCGCCGGAGTTGGTGGAAAGGCAGAGACGGAGTAAAATCCGGGTTCTTATGAAATTTCTGGAAAAGCTTGACGAGAACTGGTTATACTGTTATGCTTTGCATAATCACAGAATGCAAGCGCAGGAAGGTGGTTAATATAATGTGGATTATGATAATTTTACTTATGGTATTGAATGCCGTGTGCATACTTGGTCTGTTAAAAGTGCTTTTTGATGCTGATGATCAGCGTGGGCGGTTGGTAATGGAACACAGAAAGGATGGTCGAAATGGATAATTTGAAACCGTGTCCGTTCTGTGGTGGAGAAGTTGCCATTGCAGAGGGTGGTTATCGCCAAACACGATGGATGTATGTTACGAGAGGAAACAAAGAAAATAGGTGCAACTGCTATGTTATCATGGAAAGCAAAACTTACGACTTTGATTCCTCTGAAAAAGACAAGGAAAGAATCAAAGCCGACCTCATCGAAGCATGGAATAAGCGAGCTGAATAAAAACTAAGATTTAGAAGGAGATAATAATGGGCGTATTAGTAGACCGGGAAACGGCAAAGAAAGTCGAAAGAATCTTTTGAACATCCAAACGAAATCTACTCTGTATATCTCAAATCGTCTGACGAAGCAGTCTGGCTCCAAGGAAAAGTTGAACTATACAAATATTTAAGAAGCTTGTAAAACCAAGTTCTACGGAGGAGATACATTATGAAAAAGTTCGTTGCTCTTTTTGAAGGTTGGAATGATAAACACGATCATGAATGTATGTGCTATGTTATTGATGTGGATGATGACTTTGAAAGCATTTTGAGTGTTGAAGAACAGGCAGAGAGGATGGCTCGAAATGAATATCCTCATCTGAAAAGTTTTGAGACGCTTTACATCAAAGAACTGCTTAACAGATAAAACTAATCTTTTATAGGAGGCAGTCTTATGAAACTTATAGAGATTCCAGATTCCAAACGAGAATCTGCTCGACGATACATTAACAACAATCTTGGCCCTACTGAACTTCTTGCGCTTTGTGATGATATGTTTGATGTTATATGTCTCAAGAAAGATAAAAACGATGGAGTGTACAGCAGAACGCTTAACTTGCTGCAGTTGCAAGATGTTCCAGAGGCACTTCAACTTGAAGTCGTAGAGGCTGCATATCAAACATTTGGAAAAGTGGCTTGTATGCTATTCAACAACGATGTAAAAAGATGTCTGTATGGGCCATACATTGCAGAGTATGACTTATAAAACCAATATTTTTGAAAGGAAGTGATTCTTATTAACTCTAATTTGTTAATAAACCGTGAGCAAAATGTTGCTATTATATGTATTATGGCACTGCTGGCAGGGAACTTGGCGTTCAAAGTGATACCAAAACATCACGCAGACGACCATTCATACATGTATAATAGTAGTCAGAACGAAAATATTGCGCAGGCAACACAAAATGAATTACCAGAGATTCTTGTGAAAACGATCAAGGAGACTAAGGTTGTTAATTTTGAGCAAGCAACATATGAACTGACCGACGACGAACGTGCTCTTGCAGAACAGATTGTTGCTTGTGAAGCAGGTGCGGACAATATGGAAGGTCAGATGGCTGTCGCCCAGTGCTTATATGACTCCGCTGTGATTGATGGAATTACAATTCAGGAAGTTTTTAAGAAGTACGGGTACAGTACCTTATATAATAGGAAGGTGACAGCAGAGAACGAACTGGCTGTGTCTATGGTGTTTGATTACGGCGCTAAAATTTCAGACAAACCAATCCAATGGTTTGTGACCCCGGCGGCAGCTCCCGGCAGTTGGCACGAGCGAGGAGCAACATTTGCTGGACAATTTGGCGCACACAGGTTCTATTATAACGTAAATTTGGTTGTGGATGATGCTGAGTAAATGGTATCATCTAAAATTTTGATAAAATAGCACAACAAAAAGATGTGAAATATATTGACTAAAACAAAAGGCTGTGTATAATATATCTTGAAAGTTGTTTGCGTAAGTGGAAGGCGGTATTCTGATGAGTGAGAGAAAGGTTCTGAAAGTTATACGGGTTGATGATTTTTTAAAGTACATAAGAAAAAAGCGAGTGTGGGTTTGTTTTGTTTGTAATGGGGTAGACGTTCATATGGTCTGTAACAAAATGGCCGACATTAGCGCAGAGACGCATGGTGTTGTCAAAGGTGTTGGCTTTTTCGGGAACGAGAATCATGTTGAGCTGCAGCAAGAATGTCATGAAGTAAGAATGGTGGAGCTTAGACCTACCAGCAAAGAAAAAGCCTATGAGATGATCTTCAGCAGTACCAGTGTGATTGTGTCAGAGAATCCTGAGTTGTACGGGCACTAAAAATATTTTCAAAAACCTCTTGACTTATGAGATAGTATCCTGTATAATATAGCTATGGAACGGAGCTACACTATTATAGAGGAGAAAGACTATGGACAACAATATTGACCCAAAGGTCGGAGAGGTTTGGCTGGTTGATCTATCCAATGCGACAGGTCATCAGCAGCGCGGTATTCGACCGTTTGTTGTGACAAGCAATAACAAGCGCAACTTCTTCAGTCCCACAATCAAAGGGAATCCGTTGTCTTCCAGAATATACAAGCGTTCTCCGGTTCATGTCCTGCTTTCAAAGGAAGATTGCGATTTTCTGGAAGTTGACAGTATCGTTCTCTGCGAAGAGACTGATACGCTTAACAAAGGGCAGTTCATCAAAAAGCTTGGTGTCTTGTCTGAGCGTCATATGAATATGATCGCAATGGCCAGATGCAAGGATGAACCGTTTTTGCTCGCAGCATTCCTGAGCGGCGTACAACATACTATGGAATTTCAGAATTTTGCCGCATTTGCTTGATTTTTTATAAGGGTTAATGGTACACTACATATAATAAGAAGGAGTGTGCCATTATGCTTACTGAAGAAAAGATCAACGCTTTTGCTGAAAAGTATTCTGATAGAAGCGGCGAGTTTGTTATATCGACACTTAACCATGTTATGGACTACGAAGCGGAGTGCGGATATGGGCTATTCGACTTCACAAAAGATGACTTTGTAAAGATGTTTGCCAAATACAATTGGGTAAACTCAAGTCGTTCGTTTAAAAATGTGAAGTCGATAATCACTGGCTACATCAAGAGCGAAAATCGTACAAGCGTGTATGATTTGGCTGAATTTTCAGAGAGTGATGTGAGCTCAGACAATATGTACGAGGACAAGTATTTTGCATCGGTTGATGAGTTTGTTGACTTCTTAAACAAGTATGAAGAAGCGTATCAAATTCGTATGAATGTGATTGCTGTTTTGTACTGGATCGGTCTTACTTCTAATGAGGTTTCTAATCTAACAATTAACGATGTAGACTTTGAATCTCGTACTGTTCTCGATAGGACTGACGTTGACGCAAGGTTGATGGATATCATCAAGCAGTGTTATGAAATAAAACAGTATGATGCGCCTAATATGGGTGGATATAGAACGTTCTATGTCATAAATGGTGATTACATCCTTCGTAAAACAGAGGATAGGACTGGGGTGGATAGTGATCCGAAGATGTCCACAAATACAATTCATAGTTATCTTATGCGGTTAAACAACATCCTTGAAAGAAGGTGCCCCAAAAAGACTTTGGATCGAAGGCATCTGGTCAGAAATGGTGAGTATATAAAGGTATTTAATTATTGCAAGAATCATCCAGGATTTAATTTCACAAAACTTGGTTTTGACAGAGGCGGTGATTCTCTTGCGGATGTTATTGGGCGAGAGTGTAGTAAGGTTGCTTACGTTAGTTTCCGACAAGGATACAAGGGTTGGGTCGAATACTTCCACAAAAATTAAAAACAGGGGGCTTCGGCCCCTTGATTTTAACATCGTAGCTATATGACACAGGATGCTAAACTAAAATAGACATTTTATAAAGAATTGGAAATGAATAAATAATGATAATGCGTTAAGTAAAAGGAGAGAAAACAATGAGAACTTTGCTTCTTTTCCGTGGAGCACCCGGATGCGGGAAATCCACCTATATTAAAGAGCATGATCTGGAAAAGTATACGCTTAGTGCCGATACGATTCGCCTTATGTGTCAGGGTGGTCAGGAAACCCCGGCTGGCACAATGGAAATCTCTCCTCAGAACGATGATGTTGTCTGGGATATGCTCTTTAAACTGTTGGAGGTTCGGATGTCTCACGGTGAATTTACCGTGATTGATGCAACGAACTCTAAAACTGTTGAAATCAATCGCTATAAGAATCTTGCAAAGCAGTACAGATACAGAATGTACATCATCGACATGACTGATTTGCCGATTGATGAGTGTAAACGGCGTAATGCGCTTCGTGCTCCTCTGAAGCGAGTTCCAGATGCTGCTATTGATAAGATGTATGCGCGATTTGCTACACAGAAGATTCCGTCTGGTGTGACTGTACTTTCGTCAGATGTAAATGTCCTTGAGAAATTGAACTATGTTCCGCAGGACTTTAACAACTGGAACAAAATTCATATCATCGGTGATGTACATGGATGTTACAGTTGCTTGAAAGAGTACCTTGGTGACCTGAAGGATGATGAACTGTACATTTTTGTTGGTGATTATCTGGATCGCGGTATTGAGAATGTAGAGATGTTCAAGTTCCTTTGTGATGTTGTAGACAATAATCGGAAGAATGTAATTCTCCTTGAAGGAAATCACGAACGGTGGCTGAACAAGTGGGGCCATGATGAACCGGTTCAGAGCGAGGAGTTCGCAAACTACACTCGTCCGCAGCTTTTCAAAGCAGGGATTGACCATAATACGGCTCGTAAGGTTTATTCGAGAGTAGGACAGTGCTCCTATTTTGATTACGACGAGAAAAGATACTTCGTTAGCCATGGTGGTTTGAGTTATTTGCCTGAATTTCTACCATTCGTGTCTACTGACCAGATGGTAAAGGGTGTTGGTCGCTATCCTGATATGCTAACCGTGGCTGAGTCTTGGGAAAAATCGATGCCGGATAGCTACATTCAGATATTCGGTCATCGAAATGTGCAGGATGTTCCTATTGATATGGGGCATCGGTGCTACAACCTCGAAGGAAAAATTGAGTTTGGTGGATATCTCCGTTGCGTGGAACTTGAACACGGTCAGTCAATCAAATGTGTAGAAACAAAGAACGATGTATTCCGAAAAGAGGAGCCAAAGACTGAAACTGCCGTTGAAATGAAAACTGAGTTCGATAACGCAGAACTTGTCAGTAAGATGCGTCAAAGCAAATATGTGTTTGAGAAGCGATTCGGAGATATTTCTTCCTTCAACTTCTCTCGTGAAGCATTTTATAAGAAGCACTGGGATGAGGTTTCTACCAAAGCAAGGGGATTGTTCATTAACACAAAGACGAATAAGATTGTAGCTCGAAGCTATGATAAGTTCTTTGCGGTCGATGAGCGGAATGAAACGAGAATTGGAAACCTACAGAACACTTTGAAGTTCCCGGTGACTGCATATCTGAAGGAAAACGGATTTCTTGGCATTGTCTCGTATGATGCAGAACAGGATGGTATGTTCATTGCAAGTAAATCCACTCCTGAAGGGCCTTTTGCAGATATGTTCCGAAAGATTCTCATGGATACGACCTCTGATGAAGACCGTAAGAATTTGAAGGAGGTTGCAAAAGAGAATGGTTCCATCATTTTTGAAGTGATTGATCCTGTGAATGATGCTCATATCATCGAATACAAGAAACCGCACATTGTTTTGCTGGATATTGTTGCGAATGATATGAACTTCAGTGTGATGGATTACGATGATCTGAAGCGTGTTGCTGAAAAGTGTCATTTGCAGATTAAGGAGAAGGTTAAGATCTTTGAGAGCTGGAGTGAATTCTATCCTTGGTATGAAGAGGTCATGAATGAGAATTATCTGTACCATGGCATCGAGCATATTGAAGGCTTTGTTTTGAGAGATAACAACAATTTTATGTTTAAGCTGAAGCTTCCTTATTATAAGCACTGGAAGTTCTTGCGTGGTGTTATGCAGAGCGTTCAGAAGCGTGGCTATTATGAAAATACCGCAAAGTTGTTTACTGCTGAGGATAACCTGTTCTATGGTTGGATGCGTGAGCAACGAGAGAAAGACCAGGAATCTTTTTGCAAGAAGGGTATTATTCAGTTACGGAATGAATTCTATGAGAATCGGCACGAATAACTAAGATATTTTCTTCCTCCGAAATGCCCTGCGCGGGGCTGACAGCCGGGAAAGACCGGCATATATAAGCGGCTATGGCGTAATTGGCAGGCGCGACAGACTCAAAATCTGTTGGTGAAAATCCGTGTGGATTCGAGTTCCACTAGCCGCACCATGAAAATCAGTTGTCCCAGTTAGATCGGGGATTGGCCGTTCATTGGCAAACGACAGGCATCACACCGGTAAATGATGCTAAGCCAAATAAGAAGGGAAATAAGGTGCAAGCCGAGTAGCTATCGGACGAATACCCTTCAGGTAGCCAGTAAACTGGAACGTAAAACGAATGTTGGCTGTTTCTGATTTCTTTATAAGCCGTTGTGGTGAAATTGGCAGACACGAGGGACTTAAAATCCCTTTCTGGAGACAGAGTACGGGTTCGACCCCCGTCGGCGGCATTGACGAGAATGTGGTGTAATGGTAACACGCCTGCTTTGGGAGCAGGAATCGCAGTTCAAATCTGACATTTTCGACCACTATCAACTTATGTTGGTACATAATTATACTCTCGCCTGTTATTCCTATCTCTTTCAGAAACGAAAGCAGCAGGACTTTGTAAGGTAGGTAAATAATGCGCCATCGCCAAGCGGTAAGGCAGAGGACTTTGACTCCTCCATCACAGGTTCGACCCCTGTTGGCGCAATTTATGCGGATATGGTGGAATGGCAGACACGCCAGATTTAGGATCTGGTGCTTCGGCGTGTGGGTTCGATGCCCACTATCCGCACCACGGTCATAGAATGGTTGCGTACCGTTTGTTGATCTCCTTTGATTACCACTATTATTCCCAGCTCGCCAGTGATGGTGCAGTAGTGCTTTGCAAGCTGGGTGATTATGCGACTGTAGTTCAATTGGCAGAGCGTCAGATTTCCAATCTGAATGTTGCGGGATCATACCCCGTCAGTCGCTCCACACGCAGCCCCTTACGCTGCACCGGTTACTCAGAGCCGAAAGAAACCTATATGTTACGACATGGTTGCCAAGAGTGATCATATTGGAACGCGACGTAGCTTGGATAGTGAGAATTAAATTCTGAGGTATACGGCTGGATAGCTTAATGGTAAAAGCGCTCGGAAACACCGAGAGATAAGGTTCGATTCCTTCACTGGCATCGCGCCGATGAAAGTCGGCGTTTGCATGGGACGTTAGCTTAGTTGGTTAAAGCTCCTGGCCCATAACCGGGTGATGAGAATAACACCTCACAGGGGTTCGAGTCCCTTACGTCCCACCAGCCCGATAGGGCGTACATAAAACCTGCTAGAACTTTTGTTTTATAGGCGAATGAATAATATGACGTTAATACGTCTATTATTTTTCGCTCATTTTTAAAGTTTTAGCTATATAATACAGGATACGAAAAGGAGGGATGAACTCTGAAGCACTACGGAGATATTACGCAACTCCATGGCAATAAAATCGAGCCAGTTTCATGTATTACAGGAGGCTCTCCTTGCCAAGATTTGAGTCAGGCCGGAAAACGTGAAGGTTTGGCTGGTGAACGCTCTGGATTGTTCCTTGAAATGATTCGTGTGATTACAGAAATGAGGGAGGCCACCAATGGAGAATATCCAAAGTTTGCAATCTGGGAAAATGTCAGAGGAGCTTTTAGCTCAAGCAAAGGTGAAGACTTCAGATGTGTGTTGGAAAGATTTGCACGCATTGTCGAGCCAGACGTTTCAATTCCTCGACCTTCAGGAAAGAACGGAAAGTGGGCAAAATCTGGAGCGATTTCCGGTAATGGATGGTCTCTTGCATGGAGATTGTTCGACGCTAAATACTGGGGAGTCGCCCAGCGCCGCCAGAGAATCGCGCTTGTCATGGATTTTGGAGGACAACGTGCCTCAGAAATTCTATTTGAGCGCACGAGCATGTCAGGGGATTCTTGTGAGAGCATCCCGGCGTGGAAAACCTTTGCCCGAACTCCTGAAGCAAGCGTTGCTGGATATGATCGAATGGTGGAATCCAGGAACTCTGTCACAGGTGGTGCAGAAAGTGAAGGAACAAGAAGGTCTGGAAGAGAAGGAATTGGACGAGTATTGGAGTCAAACCATCGAGAGACTTCGACTCGATGCACAGAACCTGCAGCCTACACTCTAAAAATCCGTTCTGGATGTGAAGGTGGCGGTAAAGGCGCTCTGGTTCAAACTGAATTGAGCGCAACGATTTCTACGTTGCAAGACCAGACGCTAATTTGCTTGGTAGAAAATCCCTCCTTACATAATTTAAAACAAAAGATTTCGCCGGTAGTATTTGAGAGTCACAGCCAGGACGCTCGATACACTCAACAGGGCGACACAAGTCCGACTTGTACTGCTCAGTGGGGAACGGGCGGTAATAATATGCCGCTGGTCGTTGAAAAGAAAGCCTTTGCAATGCAGCGCATTGGTGAGTACAAGGAAAGCGAACACGCCAGCACGATGAAATCTCGTGACTACAAAGATGCAACTGACCTGATTACAGAGAAAGAAACGAAGAATCTACGATGGATTGTTCGCCGTTTGACTCCTTTGGAGGATGAACGGCTTCAGGGCTTCCCTGATGGATGGACCGATATCGGGGACTGGATTGATGAGAATGGGAAGAAGCACAAAACTTCTGACGCAGCTCGTTATAAGGCACTCGGTAATTCAATCGCTTTGCCTCAGTGGTATTGGATTTTTCAGAAAATGAAGCCGTATATCGGTGAAAATCCTACGCTTGGCAGTCTTTTCGATGGAATTGGTGGCTTTCCGCTTGTCTTTGAAAGTACGTATGGTGATGGTACTGCTATCTGGGGATCTGAAATCGATAGCTTTTGCGTTGCAGTAACTAAGAAGCATTTTCCAGAAAAGCAAAGAGGATAAAAATGGGAGCTTTTATTGCAAGACAGCCTAACGGTTTGCTGTGTCGGTTTTCTTCGGTAGTCGATTGTGTCACCGATTACAACATGACCGAAGAAGAATATATCGAGATGTGTGCTGAAAAGGCACGAAAGGAAGCACGAGATGTTCTTGACCATTATATTAAGCCGTTTGAAATGGTTGACAGGTGTTTCTTCCCGAACAACATGACAATCGAAGAACACAAGCGGATTATGAAGGAAATGGAAAAGCCCGTTGACAAAGCAACTCATATTCCGTAATAAGAAAATCTCATAAAAGGCTAATTCAAGTAAGAGGTGACACAATGAACAGCAAAATTCCTATCAATGTAACCATTGCTTCCGGTTCCTTGAGCCTTCCGGCAAGTCCTATCTTCCAAAAGGAAAAGAGCACATATCTCTGTCCGTTCTGTGTGACGAAGCTGGAAAAGCTTGAACTGAAATGTCCAGAGTGTCAACATAAGATGGATTGGGGCGCGTGGACGGATAAGAACAAAAAGCACAATTATGCATTTGCTAAAAGTGGTGTGTTATGAAAGATTGGCTCTATGCAAGAAAAAAAGAAATTGAGAACATGACTTTCGACCAAGCACGAGAGATTGTAGAAAAACAAATCCGTCTTGGCAAAGAAGGCGGAAAGTGGTGCCCTCGTGAACATTTAACGAAGGCTCTCGAAATAATTCTTTCAAAAGCAGAACTTTATGAGTTTAGGATGGATTACAAAGAGCCTCTTCATGATGACAGTTATGGGCGTTATGAGTGTCCGGTTTGTTATTGCATACTATCAAATTTTGATAACTTCTGCCCACGATGCGGTCAATCACTTGATTGGCGATTTGTAAGGCGTTGGGAAAGAACGATTCGTCCAATGCTTGAAAAACTACAGAAGGAGGAGATACAAGGTTGAATATAGATTTCTTCCAACGGCGCAAAACCCAGCTTGAAGATGCACTTCTTTTAAAAAATCAGGCAGTCGATATGCTTGATTATCTAAAGACGCACTACATCAGCAGTGACCAGTATTGTGCAATTCGAGATTATATTGAAGAAGCTGCGAAGATTCTGGAGAGCGATCTCGAATATGCAAACAACAAGTTGCAATCCACATTCAGACCTAAGTATGGTCGGAACAACAGACTGACTCGTGTTCAATCTAAGATGTTCCGTGATAGAGAGTATTAAAAATGGGGTGATGTCGCTATGGTGATAAGTAAACATATTTGTAACTGGTGTGGCAAGGAATATTCCAAGAATCCTTGTGGAGATACAATCTCTATGTATCACGAATTTGGTTATGAAAGCCCGACATGGGATGGGGCGAAGCTACAGTTCTCTTTGTGTCAGGAGTGCTCCGATAAGTTTGCAGGAGTGCTCCGAGCGATGTTTACATACGATCCTATTGAAGATCCTCGGTGTTAACGACCCGGAGGGTTGTTAAATATAAGCCATCAATAAGCCAGACGGAGGACAATATATAGAATGAATAGTGCATGAATTGATTTAAGACAGAAGAAAGAAACATAAGTGATTGCCAATGAAACAAAATTACATAAAGGAGACTTGATATGGCAGATAGAATTTTTAATCTTCCTCAGACCCGTGGTTCCTTTGAGATGGCTGGTAAGGTCACCGGCACTCAGCGTAGCAACTTCTATAATGAGAAGGAGACCAAGAGTGGTGCTATGCGCCGTGTCCTGAGCTTTGGTGTTCAGACCTCTAACGAGAACACTTTCTATATTGATCTGGCTGGTATGCCTCGTGACAAGGTTTACTTCTTCCGCCGTGCCGATAAGGATAAGGGCATTGAGAAGGACAAGAAGGAAGTCGCTTGGAAGGATCGCATGACCTATGTTGCACCGGAAGGCTATGATATGATTGGCGTTAAGGTCGGTGTTACCAAGAAGACGAATGAGTCCGGTAAGGTTATCAATGATAACAAGACTCTGACCGACTTCGATGCAACCAAGGAGATTTCTGAGAACCTGCATGATGGCGATAATGTGTATGTTCGTGGTAACATCGAGTACAGCACTTACAATGGTAAGCACCAGATTCGTTTTGTTCCTACTCAGGTGTCTCTGAGTTCCAAGGAAATTGACTTCGATGCAGAGGGTTTCGAGGAGCTGGCTCTGTTCACTCAGACCATTGTGTACACTGGTTGCCGCAAGAGTGATGATGGTGATGAAGTAGTTGTCGATGCAAAGATTGTGAACTACAACACCATCGAAGATGCCGAATTCTTCATTGACTACAAAGTAAACACTCAGAATAAGGTTCTGGCAGACTCTATTCGTAAGCGTCTGAAGCCCTATACCAGTTTTGAGTGCTTTGGCCCTATCGTTAATCAGCAGAAGGTTGAGGAGGTTGAGACCGAAAATATCTGGGGTGGCCCCAACAAGATGAAGCGCCAGAGCACTCCGGCGGTTCGCAAGCTGTATATTGAGGGTGTTAACCCTGATTCCTTTGATCCGAATCCCGGCGAGAAGGATGCAGAGCCTACTTACACCGAGGACAATATCTCTGAGGCACGTGCAAAGATTGCCGCTAATGCTCAGGCCAAGAAGGACTTTGACGGTAAGGCTGCTGAGAATGATACCTCTTGGTGGGGTGGTTCCAATAAGTCTACTGCAACTCCTGCGAATGAGGAAGAGGATGACTGGGTCTAATTTATTTTAGCCGTCAGCTATATTAAACAGGATACATAAAGAGGGCTTGTTATGCAAAATACTCTTGAATATACTGCCTATAATGGCATGAAGTTTTACATTGTTTATATTGAGACGCTTGAAAAAGAGCCAGAAGAAGATTCTCCCATGATGTCTATTTTGTTTACTACGCATCCTGAGATTATTGAAGAAGCTATAGCTTATGCGGAATGTAATGATAATGCTATTCCGGTAGGGTGTAAGGACCTTCTGGCTGATAGTGTGGATAGCATTACCCGCCAGTTGGATTATATTGCTCATGCAGTTGAGACTGGTGATCCATGGTATGAGTGTCTGAAAGTTTAATAAAAGAAAAGTTCTTTCGTGGCTGGCAGTATGCCAGTAAAAATTTCACATTATAAGTATGTTACCAGCCACTTTTATTTTAATAGAGAGGAAGATTTACATATATGGCTATGATTCGTAAAGCATCTGCTGTTCGTAAAAAGCTTCACATGCTGATTTATGGTGAGCAGGGAACCGGTAAGTCTCGTACTGCAATGCAGCTGTGTTATCTGAAGAACGCAGACGGCAAGCCGTTCCGTGTTCTGTATCTGGATACTGAAAATGGTTCTATCGATAACTACACTGAGGAGCTGGAAGCCAATGGTGTGAATCCTGACAATCTGTTGATTGTTTATACCCAGTCTCTGGCAGAAGTTCAGGATTACATTAAGATGGTTACTAACGATGAGGATATTGAGGATGAGAATGGTGATGTCTATCTGGATGCAGATGGAGAGCCGTTCCGTGCTGACGCTCTGGTTGTTGATTCTGCGTCCATCCTCAAGATGACTGCAACCCAGGGTCTCACGTCCTTCTCGCAGAAACGTGCAAAAGTTAAGGCCGCTGCACAGGGGCTGACTGGCGATGAAAAGGCAGTTAAGATCGAGGGTGCAGGTATGGAGCTCAAGGACTTCAATACACTGAACTTCAAGGGTCAGTCTCTGATTCTGGATCTGAATGCCTCTGGTGTGAACTACATTGTTATTTGCCGTGAGAAGGATGAAAAGCACACCAAGGTTGTGAATGGTTCTATCGTAAGTGAACCCACTGGTCGCAAGATTCCTGATGGGTTTGCCGGTCAGGAGTATAACGTTGATACTGAGTTCCGTCTGTATTTCCAAGATGGTCAGCAGCTCGCTTTCTTTGACAAGGATCGTACTGGTATGCACAAAGGCGGTGAGGTTGTCGAGGATCTGACCCTACTTGAGTATCAGGATATTATTTCTAGCAGTGCAAAGAACCGAGAGAATATTATCAAAAACGGTCTGAATGATGCTGTTAAAACTGAGGTTAAGTTGAGTATGCGTGACCTTGGTATCGAAAACGATGAGTCGGATGACGTTCCAGCAGACAAGAGTTCTGAATCCAAGGAACCTTCTCTGGATGATATCAAGGCAAAGCTGAATGACCTGATTGCTGTTGCTTCTCCTGTAAAGAAGAGTGCTGCACAGAAGGCAGTTAAGGCAGCCGGTCTGTCTACCGCATTCCGTTCCATGACTGATATCGAGGAACTGAAGAAAGTTGCCGCAATCATGGAGAAGGAACTGGCTTAATGGAACTTACCCGTAAATGTATGATTTGCGGGAAGAATATTTTCATCGAGCGAGACCGTAGCACGTTTTTCTACGACAAGACGGGCTTTTGCCATAAAGATTGTTTTGTAGAAAAAAAGAAAAATCAAAAACGCCCTTGGACAGATGACCTGCTAAGGGCATTTTTTGACAAAGTGAAGCCCGCTACGGATAAAAAGGTCGATGATCTTCTTTCCAAAAAGAGAGAACAAGACCACAATCGTGAGCTTGCACATATCAAACAGGAAGAAAAAAAGATTCTTTTCGACCATATTCGAGATACATACGCCCCGGCGGTTGTTCCGGGTAGCTTCTACTCGAAACTTACGCAGTTGATTTCCGGTAATTATTACAAATATAGAGGTTCGATTCCTCCGCTAGAACTTTACGATATGTGGGTTTTAGCGAAACCCCGACTAGATAAAATAATTGCCGAGAAAGAAGCAAAAGGTTTTGATATGAGTCAGCGATGGAATTATGACTTGGCTGTTTTGCTGGCACAATATCCGAGTTATCTCGAACAAAAAGAAAGACAAGCTTCGATTCGTAGTGAATGCGAAGGTAAAACAAAGGAAAACCTGACGGAAACGGTACTGAAACGGATGAAAACAGTACCAAAACAGAACAAAAACGAGAATGAAATTGATATAAATGCAATTCTCGATGAGATATAAAAGCACGAGGGAGGTGGATGAGTGGAACTCATTTCAAATATCCCGAACGAAATTCTATTTGTTGGCGCAATTTACAAGCATCCTGACTATTTGGTCGAGTATGGGCATTATGTCAAGAGCAAGTACGATTTTGCCGATGAAGCAACAAAATTTTTCTACGATTCAGCGTTAATTATTTACGAAACTCGGACTCAAGAATTCAATAAAACATCTGTTTTAACGTTTATGGCTGAAGACGAGTCCAGATTGTCACAATACAAGCGGCTGAAGGGCTGGTCAACCATTGAATACTACATGAGCCTTGCGAATGACGATGATATCAAGGGATACTTCAATATCCTGAAGAAATATTCGCTACTTCGTGAGTATCAGAGAAACGGTTTTAACATTGAAGGAATCTTGAAGCATCGACAGTTTGAAATGTTTGGCGCTCAGGACATTTACAAATTGATTCGTGGCAAGGCCGACAAGATCAATACGGTTATCATCACAAACGATGATGCTGAGATTTTGAATAATGGTCTGCTGCCAATGGTCAATGAACGTCTGAGCGTTCCTGATATGGGCTTGCCGTTCCAGTATCCTATCATGAATGATTTGTTTCGAGGATTGAAGCTGGGCACTGTGATGTTCAATGGTATGCCATCTAACGCTGGTAAGACTAGATACATGATGGCGATTGTTGCATACGTCACATTGGTTCAAAAGCAGAAAGCTCTTCTGCTTTTGAATGAGATGGATCTTGAGTCAGTCAGGTATTGCTTACTGGTCACCGCTATCAATAATCCCGAATTCCAAGAGTTGCATGGTCATCGTTTCCATAAGGATGAGCGAGAGATCACTCTTGGAATGTACCGGGATGCAAATGGAAACTTCATCTTCCGAAAGCAAAACGAGGATGGAGAGTACATAGAAAGCATTGATGAATTCACCGCTCGTGTCTACGAGGAGAGCGAAGAGTATCGCAACGTGCTTGATATCTGCCAGTGGATCGAGAATGAATCACAGGGGTTGATTATTGCAAAGGATGTCTCCGCCGATTATAGTGATAAGTCTCTGCGATTCGAAATCCAGAAAGCTGCTCTCACCCAGGGAGTCAAGTATGTGTTCTATGATACTCTAAAGAACGACATTGCTTCGATTGGTGAATGGGCAGCATTTAAGGTCACAGCCACCGAACTTGAAGAGATTGCAAAGAATCTGAAAATCTTTATCTACGGTAGCATCCAGTTGGCTGAAAATGCTCATGAGTACCTTCCTGATGAGCTGAATTCAAACAACATTGCTGAGTCAAAGATGATTAAGCATGTTGCTTGGACGATGGTTCTATTCAAGGAGATTCCAAAAGATAAGTTTGTGAAGTATCAGTATATCTCTCATGACCCTGAGTGGGGCGGTGACTGTGCCCATCGGCTGAATCCAGATAAGCGGTATTACGTTGGAAACATCGACAAAAACCGCTTTGGTGAGAAAAAGAAAATCATGTTTGAAGTGAATTTGAACCAGAATATCTGGAAAGAGGTCGGTATCTGCACCAGAAAGTAAGGAACTACAATGGTAAATATCGCAGATTTGAAAAATTATATTCTTGAAGAACGGCAGATTGAGCCGATCCTAGAGGAGCTTGGTTGTCATCATATTAGTCACAAAGCTGGATATTACCAGTGTGCGAATCCAGATGGCGACAATAGAACGGCACTCTGTATTTACGAGAATGAAAATCTTACTGCGGTAGATTACACACGAGACATTGCCAATGGAAAGACCAGCTATGATTTGATTTCTGTCGTCCAGTTTTTTCTGGAACTGTCTTTCCCAAAAGCCATCAAGCAAATCTGCGAATGGGTTGGGCTTGATTACTATCACAACTTCGAGGAAGACCTTCCTAAAAGTATGTTGATTCTAAAAGAGCTCATTGCCATGCAAAATGAAGGTGAAGAACACGAGGATGACCGTCCGATAGTCCCAATTTCCGAAGCCATCCTCGGTTATTACAAACCTTATGTGAACCAGATTTTTGCTGACGATGGGATATCTTATGAGACGCAGCAGGAGTTTGAGATTGGCTTTGATGAACTGACAAATAGAATCACGATTCCAATCAGAGATGAAATTGGTACTCTGGTTGGTGTAAAGGGAAGATATTTCGGTAAGCCGCCCGAAGGTGAATTGAAGTATCTGTATCTTGAGCCGTGTGCCAGAAACCGTATTCTGTATGGCCTGTACAAAACAGAGCCTTATATCAAGAATAAAGGTCTGGTATATGTTGGTGAGGCTGAAAAGTCTGTCATGCAGATGTGGAATATGGATGTCTGCAACTGTGTGGCGACTGGCGGCAAGAAGGTTTCACAAAATCAAATTGAAATTTTAACACGTCTTTGCGTTGATATTTGTTTTGTCTTTGATAAAGACGTTCAGCTTAGTGAGCTTATGGTTCTCGCCAATCGATTTGTCGATGGCGTAAGTGTGTATGCTGTAGTAGATGATAAGGGGATTCTGGACGAAAAGGAAGCCCCGACCGACAATCCAGAAAAATTTAAGGCGTTGATTGAGAACTGCGTTAGGAGAATTAAATGAATGTAAAACTCTGGAAGGGAAGTAGGAATGACCCATCAGACCCTATTAGAACAATCATGGAGAATAGAGGGGTCAAGGATTACAAGACTTATATGAATTTAGACGATTCTTGCTTGAATTCTCCGTGGTTGCTGGACAACGTGGAAGATGCCGTTTTGCTGCTGAATGAGCACTTTTTGAAAAAGTCTACCGTCTCCATCCTTGTAGATTGTGATGTGGATGGTTTCACAAGTGCATCAATGATGTTCCAGTACCTGAAGGCGATTGGTTTTTGTGGAAAAATCAATGTTCTGCATCATAGTGGCAAGGAACATGGACTCTCAAAAGAAATAGAGGTTCCTCCTGATACGAACTTACTGATTATTCCTGACGCTGGCAGCAATGATGTTGAGCAGTGTAAGGAACTCCATGAAAAGGGCATTGATATTTTGATTCTTGACCATCATATCTGCGATAGAGAAAATCCTTACGCAGTAATCGTCAACAATCAGAATGGTACATATCCTAACAAGGAACTTTCTGGCGCTGGTGTGGTGTATAAATTCCTTCAGGCTGTTGATGAAGATAATTGGACTAATGTTGCAGACCGATATCTTGATTTGGTGGCTGTTGGAAACATCGGTGATGTCATGGATATGCACTCGCATGAGACAAAGCGCCTTTGCACGAAAGGTCTGGCACGAATTGTAAATCCGATGATCTGTGCTCTGGTTGAGGCGAATAGCTTCAACATTAAGGGCGACCCGACCATCAATGATGTTCAGTTCTATGTTGTTCCGATGATGAACGCACTGATTCGTGTTGGCTCATTTGAGCAAAAGAAGCGGATGTTCCGTGCAATGGTCGGTGAAGAACAGACTTTCCAGTACACTCCGACTCGTGGAAAGAATGCTGGTGTCACGATTGATGAAACTCTTGCGCAGCATGTGGCTCGTGAGTGTTCCTCTTGTAAGTATCAGCAGAATAAAATGAGGGACAAAGCAATCCCGGAACTTCAAGAGGCCATCAAGAGAAACGGAGCAGACAAGAGCAAAGTCCTTTTTTGTGACTCTACAGGAGTATTGGATAGCCGATTGACTGGCGTGGTGGCTATTAAGTTGGCAGAAATGTATAGTCGCCCGTGTGTGTTGCTTCGAGATTTTGCTGATGAGCCTGATGTTTATGGCGGTTCAATGCGAAATCCAGATGGATCTCCGATTGAGGATTTCAAAAAATTTCTAACAAATACCGGAGATTTTGAATCCGTTTCTGGGCATGAAAATGCAGCTGGCGTAAGAATAAAAAAAGAAAATATCTTTAAAGCTATTACAGATTGTGATGAATTGCTAAAGGATACTGTGATGGATAATGCCACGGTATGTGATTTTGTATTTGATTACGACCAGCTTGGTATTGTACTTATTAAGAAAATGCATGAAATGCAGAAGGTTTGGGCACCAGGTATTCCTGAACCACTGTTTCTTATTCAGAAGATTCCGCTTACTCATGATAATTGTAAGCCGATGGGAAAGAACGGAAATATGTGGCGGTTCAGCGACGAAGAAAAAGGCATTGATTTTGTGTGCTTTACAGATAATGACCGGATGATTGGCTGGATTAACAATGACTTCTATGGTGGTCAAGAAGAAAAATACATCAATGCTGTATGCCGGTTGTCTTTGAATCAGTATGGAAACAAGGTGACTCCGCAGGCACAGATTATTGATTTTGAGGTGATTTGATATGGGAAATTGGAAACGTGCTATCGCCATCGACTTTGATGGAACTCTCTGTGAGAATAATTATCCTGATATCGGTGAGCCAAACTGGAATGTCATTTATCAAGCAATTCAGGAACAGAAACACGGTGCTGGTCTGATTCTCTGGACTTGCCGTGAAGGAAAGCTTTTGTATGATGCAATGGAGGCTTGCTTTGATTGGGGCATTCAGTTTGATGCAATCAATGAAAGTCTTCCTGAGTGGAAAGAGCATTTTGGCACTGCTCCTAGAAAGGTTGGGGCTGATGAATATTGGGATGATAAGGCTAAGGTTGTAAAAAATGGAGAGTTGATTGACAATGCTGATGCCTGAACAGTTTGAAACAGACGTTAAAGAATTTATCGCAGAATGCCAAAGCCATCCAGTGATAGATTTATCAAAAGATGATCCATGCGAAGGATGTCGCTTTGAGGACTTTTGCGATAGGTTTTATCTGGGTGATGGTAGCACATGGCATTGGCGAGTTTATGAGAGGGGTGAATGAATGGTTTACATTACAGGTGATATTCATGGTGATTTTAACCGTTTTTTAGAATTAGAGAAATTCTGCCATGAACATAATCTTGGAAAGAATGACTGGATCATTTGCCTTGGCGATGTCGGTTTGAACTACTACGGCAAAGACGACCCTCGTGAATGGAGTATTAAGACTATTGCCGCAGATATTCCTGCGAATCTGTTTTGTATTCATGGAAACCACGAACGCCGCCCGTCTCGTAAGGATGGCTATAAGACAAAGGAAATCAGTGGAGATATTTGCGGTAAGGTATGGTATGACCCACATTTTCCAAATCAGTATTTTGCTATTGATGGTGAGGTTTATCAAATTCTTTCCGGCGTAGAGATGTTGAATTGTCTTGTTTGCGGCGGAGCATATTCTGTAGATAAATATTATCGGTTGGAGTGTGGATATAATTGGTGGCCGGATGAGCAACCGAGTGAGAAGACTAAGAAAAAGATTTGGAATATTACACATGATCCTCAAATCGATGATATTGATGTTATGCTCACGCATACCTGTCCATTCCGGTTCATTCCAACTGAATTGTTTATCGGTGGTATTGATCAAAGCACAGTAGACCAGTCAACTGAAATATTCTTTGATAATATATACGAATGCTATCCTAACGATTGTAAACCATTCTGGTACTTCGGCCATTTTCATGGTAATAAATACACCGATGACTATGTGATGCTTTTCGACGATATTATTAAGTTTGGAAACAAGGTGAAGAGTGATGAGTGAATATCATGTGAGCTGTGGTATGTTTGGTATTTACGCAGGAACTGTTAAAAAGAATGGAACTGAATGGAAAGATAAAACTCGTGTCACAGATGAAGCTATTGAGGCAGTTCGTGATTGGCTTCTTTCTGAAGCTCAGTTCAACAATAGAACTTTTGGTGGATACACATGGACAACAAAGGACGGTAAGACTGTAACTTTGAGAGTGTCCATCGAAGATAAGGAGCAGGCAGAATGATTAAAGATAAAAATTTACGAGTGCTTGATTATATTGACGGCAATGAAATCCTTATTCAGATGGGAGAGGAAGGTTCAGAACTGTTAAAGGCTGCAATAAAGTTTTATCGTGCAATTGACATGAAGAATCCAACGCCGGTAAGCATCAATAAAGCTTATGAAAATCTCGTAGAAGAATTCGGTGATGTACTGAATTGTATCTACGCATATTTTGATGATAACGCGGAAAAAATTTGGAGTTTTACTGTAGAGGCAGACAAGATTGCTGATGAGAAGCGTAAGCGTTGGATTAAGCGCCTGAAGGAACGTAATCAGTTTTAATGGTGGAAGGAGAATAGATGTCAGATAATTTTGTAAATCTTCATGTACATACAGCGCAGGGTTCGTTACTTGACTCTATTCTTACCGTCAAGGAACTTGTAAACTTTGCTAAAGAGAATGGTCAGAAGGCTATTGCTGTTACAGACCATGGTAAGATGCACTCTTTTGTTGACCAAGTTAAGGTTTGTAAAGCAGAAGGTATTAAGCCTATCATCGGCTGTGAAGTCTATGAAGTAGATAATCAGGCAGAGAAAGCCGACACAAAAGACTATAAACAACCTCGTTACCATCTTGTTTTACTAGCGAAGAACGAGACCGGTTTAAAAAATCTATTTAAGATTGTTTCAAATGCTTGTGTTGATGGCATGTATAAAAAGCCTCGAACTTCTTTGAACATCATTGAACAGAACGAGTGGGGTAAAGGTATCATCTGTCTTACAGCCTGCCAAGTTGGTCGAATGAGTAGATTACTTGTTGATGGCAACGAGACTGAAGCATGGCAGTTATGGAACAAACTGAAATGGATCTTTGATGACGTGTTTATGGAAGTTCAGTCTCATGATACGCCAGATCAGGCTGAAGCTAATGCAAAAATTGCAGCTTTTATCAAAAAGTACAATCTTCCGTATACCATTACAACAGATGCTCATATGCTTTCCAAGGAAGATGTTGATGCACATTCAGTTTTTGTAGAAATTGGAGAAGGACGAGAAGTTGGAGAAAGCTATGTTGACTGCTATCTTCAGACCGAAGACGATGTGCTGAGAACACTTTCAAAGCAGTTTGATGAAGACTTCATTCGAGAAGGTTGCTCAATGTCTGTGAAGATTGCAGACATGATTGATGATATCGATATCGGTCTTGGACAGCCGAACCAGATGCCAGAAGTGAAAATTGAGGGAAAATTTGATTCTCATTTTGATTATCTTCGGCACCTTGTATATGCCACTTTTAATAAAAAATTCGGGTGGATGAGTGAAGTGGAACAGCAAACCCGGCGGAATCGTATTGAGATGGAACTGGATGTTTTGAAGTATGTTGATTATATTGACTATTTCATTATGCTGTATATGCTTTGCGAAAAGGCTGATGAACGCAAAATTCCTCGTGGGTACTCTCGTGGTTCTGGCGCAAATTGTCTTTGCCTTTTTATGGAGAATGTTACTCAGATTGACTCTGTTCGTTGGGATCTTGACTTCTCTCGCTTTGCAAACAAAGGTAGAAAGAGCCTGGCTGACTTCGACTTCGATGTCTCTAAACGTCGTCGAAAGGAACTTATTGCTATTGCAGAAGAACTTTTCGGCAAAGAAAATGTTGCTCCTATCGCTACGTTTAACTCTTTGTCTACAAAAGTTGCCATCAAAGATATTGGCAAAGTTCTGAACGAAGATCCAGAAAGCCCGTATTATATGCAGATTCCGTATGAATTACGTAATGAGGTCGCCAAGTTAATTCCGACTGTAAAAACGCTGGATGACCTTGGCGAAGAAGTTGAAAAGGAAGTTCTACTAAAGGATATCCTCGGAAAGAGTGAACAGCTTTCTAATGTATATGACAAGTTTCCTCTATGGTTCAAATACGTTATGCGTCTTGAGGGTCTGCCTAAGAGTATGGGTCGCCATGCTGCCGGTACATTGATTACGCCCAAGCCTGTCATTGAATATTGTCCTCTTTGTATGGACAGAGAAGGCAATCAGATGTGCCAACTTGAGATGCACAATGCTATGGATGATTTGTCGCTGGTCAAGATGGACTTCCTTGGTCTTGAGAATCTGGACATTATTGACGATACATTAAAGATGGCTGGATTAACATGGGAAGATGTCGATATCAACCATCTTGATCTAAGTGATAAGGCTGTCTATGATACCGTCTACAAGTCGGGCAACACAATTGGCATTTTCCAGATGGAATCTGCAGAAGCACGAAAGATGTGTGTTGAAGCAAAGTGCGATAATGCTGAGGATATCATTGTTGTGAACGCAGCGAATCGTCCTGGTACTAAGGACAGCTTCCCGACGTATTGCTCCAATAAACTTCATCCAGAGACTATCAAACTACTCCATCCTGACATCAAACAGCTTTTTGCTAAGACGCAATACATTCTTCTTTATCAGGAACAGGCACTAGCGGTATTCCGCTATGCAGGATTCCCTGAAACTGAGGTTGACAATGCTCGTCGTGCTATCGGCAAAAAAAAGAAAGATGTTATGGCATCCTTGGAAGTTCAGTTCCGAGATGGTCTTCACAAGAAAGGATGGAATGATTACCAGATTTCTGAGATGTGGGCACTAATCTTGAAGCAGGCTTCTTATTCCTTCAACCGGGGCCACGCAGTTGCTTATGGGCTTCTTTCTTACCTGACAGCATACCTGAAGACTCATTATACTGAGTATTTCATGGCTGCGTGTATGATTACTAAAGAAGATGATTCTGGCAAAATGGGTGTGTTTATCAATGAATGTGACCGTTTACATATCCGGGTCCTTCCTCCAAGTGTTAACAAGTCTGATATGGAATTTAAGGCCAATGCAGAAAAGCACACAATTCTGTTTGGCTTGAAAGCCATTAAGGGAATGGGCGAGAGTGTCGCATCAGGAGTGATTGCAGATCGTCCATATTCTGGATTGGCAGATTTTGTTCAGAGAGCAAATGGTGGCAAGATTGGCACTTCAAACGTTGTCAAGTTGATTAAGGCTGGAGCTATTCCAACAAAGGACAAGAGAAAAATCTTAATCACTTTTGCAAATATGGTTTTTGAGAACGAGTATAAAGAGAAGAGTTTCCACGAAATGGCATCTCTCCCCAAGATTTCTATTCTCAAAGACGAATACGGAATTGACACAGATTCTATTAAAGACAAACCTACCAGACTCGCCTTATATAATAAGGTAAGAAGGGAGCGCTGGGAAGCGGACACATGGAATCGAAAGAAAGAAAAAGACAAAAAGCGGAATGCCTTTATGCAGGCGTTTGCTGAAAAGTATATGCAAGACGAGCACATGTGGGAATTTGAAACCCTTTCAATGTTCTTGACTAGCAATCCCATTAAGGATGCTTGTACCTATATTGATGCTGGTCTTGATACTGTAGAGGATGGCGGTGAGGCAACTGCTATTTGTGTCATCGTAGACATCCAAAAAAAGAAGGATAAACGTGGTAACCAGTTTGCATACTTACATGTTTACACGACAGGTGGTATTGTTGAAATGATTTGTTGGGCATCTCAGTATGCACGATATTCAAGTTTAATTTCAAAGGGCAGCGATCTTGCAATCCTTTGCAAGAGAAAAGAAAATTCGTACATTGTTGAGAAGATGAAGCCTTACAAACAGTGGCTGCATGATAGAGAGATAACGTAATGAGTGGTGTTTTATATACTATTGACGGAGAGGTTCTTTGTGAATTTCCTACGTTTGAAATTGGAAATCATCGGTACAAAGATAAAACTATAATCAAGATACATTGTACGAATTGTTGCGTTGTGAGAAAAGTTCAGAAGTGGAAATTCGATTATGCAGAACAATGCGAGAGAACAACAAAATGGTTTTATTGCAGAGTGTGCGGAGGACTGACAGAATTTAGATTAGGTGCATAATAAGAGGGTTATAAAGTGGCAGATAAGAAATTTAATGAAAATATGATCCGTTGCTACATCAGGATAAAACGAGTCTTTTATCCGAAAGATGGGAAGGAGGTGGAGCCCGGCGGCTTCGCCACTTTCTCTGCCGAGGTGGTAAAAGTCAAGCAGGGAAATCCTATTATGAGCCGATACAGCGACCTCCGGCTAAAAGGCAACGTTCCTAGCCTCGATATGAATAAAACTTATTCGTTCTGTGGTGAATATGTTCATCATGAAAAGTTTGGTGATCAGTATAAAATTATCTACATGAATGAGTTTCAAGAGATTACTGACCCGGAAGAACAGAAAAGCTTTCTCCATTATATCCTGACCGACCATCAGTTTGAGATGCTTTATGAAGCATTCGAAAATCCGTATGAGATTATCAAGAATGGTGATATCAAATCGCTTTGCACTGTTAGTGGTATTACGGAAGGCCGAGCTCAAAAGATCATTGATGCTTATGAAAACAACATTGATAACAGTGAGGCGTACACAAAGCTAATTGAGTACGGTCTGACCCCTAGTGCTATTGAAAAGCTTGTTCGTCAGTATCACGGTGCAGACATTCTGGTAAAAAAAATTGAGGAGAATCCTTACGTCCTGATTGATGATGTATATGGCATCGGCTGGAAAAAAGCTGACGCTCTTGCTTTAAATATGGGCTTAAAGCACAATTCGCAATTCAGAATCGAAGCTTACGTCATGCATTTTCTTGCCGCCCGTGCCGAAGAAGGCAACTCTATCATCCCAGCAAATCAGACAATCAATAGCTGTATTAAGGAACTTGATTTGAACGAGGGTAATCAAGAAGTCATCAAAAGGGCACTTTTCCATCTGCATGATGTCCGTGAAACGCTTTGGTGGAGTGATGACCGTCAGGAATTTGCTTTAACTAGAGTGTGGAATCTTGAAGATAGTATTGCGAAGGAAATCAAGCGTCTGGCGGATGCTCCTGTTGAGCCGATTGGTCGAAATATGGATGCAGCAATCAATGAGGCCGAAAATGCGCTTGGCATCGAGTATACCGAAGAGCAGAGAGATGCCATTAAAAAGGTATGCTCTAGCAACGTCTGTATCTTAACAGGCTACGGCGGATGCCTCGATGCAGAGATGGAGTTCTTTAATGGTGTCCAATGGAAAAAAATAAAAGATTATGTTAAGGGCGACAAAGTTCTTCAATATAATGAAAATGGGACTACAACGCTTGTTGAGCCTGAGAAATATGTAAAATTCAAATGTGAATATCTATATCACATGAAAAACAAGTCGGGTAGTATCAATCAACTATTGAGTGCAGAGCATAATGTTGTTTACTTGACCAGTAAAAACAATTTAGCTAAAATCCCAATGTGGGAGTTGTATCAAAGAAATGTTAAACGAAAGTCTGGGTTTAACGGACATTTTATAACAACGTTCAATTATGATGGCCCAGGAATCGATTTGAGCGATGCTGATATTAGACTAATGTGTGCTGTTATTTGCGATGGATCGTTTTTGAAGGATCATAAATCAGCTTGGTGTAGAGTAAACGTAAAAAAAGAGCGAAAGAAACTTCGCATGAGAAGACTTCTTTCGGAAAGTGGTAGATACTTTGATGAGCATCAGTGGAATCCAAAAGACTTGGAATATTCGAACTTTGTCTTTTACGCTCCAAGAAAAGAAAAAAGATTTACTTCGTATTGGTATAACTGTAATCATCATCAGCTAGAGGTGATTTGCGATGAGATTCTAAATTGGGACGGCCATGTGAAAGAGGGGAGACGGAAAGATTTTAGTACACTGATTAAAGAAACGGCAGATTTTATTCAGTTCGCATTTTCTTCTTGTGGTTATCGTTCTGTTGTATATGAATCAAATATTGAACGGCACGGTAAAATGGTCAAAGAGTATAATGTTCATATTGTGCAACACTCGAATGGAAAAGTTTCTCTTATGACAAAAGGCAGTAAAAGCGATATTGATATTGTTCGTTCAAGCGATGGATATAAGTATTGTTTTACTGTTCCGTCTCATATGTTTCTGACAAGATATAATGGAAGAATTTGTGTCACAGGCAACACTGGTAAAAGTACCGTTGTCGCTGGTGTCCTAAAGGTTCTTCGTGGTAAGTCTTTTGCACAGACTGCACTCTCTGGCCGTGCTGCCGCTCGTATGCAGGAGATTACTGGTCAGGATGGAAAGACGATTCATCGTCTCCTTGGATATGACATCGAGAACGGTGGGTTTGTTCACGATAAAGACAATCCTCTGGATGAAGATATCATCATTCTGGATGAGACCTCCATGGTTGGAGCTCAGTTGTTCTATGACTTGATTCAGGCTATCGAGACCGGAAAGCGATTCATCATGATTGGCGATGACGGACAGCTTGAGAGTATCGGTATGTGCAACATCTTCAAGGATATGCTTGCATCCAAGGTTGTTCCGGTTGCTCGCTTGACTAAGATTCACCGTCAGGCTGCTAAGTCAGCGATTATCACTGAGAGTATCAAGGTTCGTAATGCTACGCAACTGGTTCCTTATGGCTGGGCTGGCAATGAGATTCGAGGTGAACTGCGTGATTTGGAGCTAGATATCTACAAGGATGCAGGCGAGTCATTTAACCACATCATCAATCAGTACCGTACCTTATATAATAAGGTAGGGAATGACAGTGCGAAGATTCAGATTGTACTTCCACAGAAGCTCCGTGGCAGCATCTGCACCTACGAGGTCAATAATGCCATTCAGGAAATTGTAAATCCGAGTCGTGGTCAGGCAGAAGCAAAGGTTACAATCTATGGTGATGGCAAGGATAGAGCGTATACTCTGCGTGAGGGCGATCAGGTAATTATCAACAAGAACAACTATGAGCTTCACACATACAATCTCAAGATAAAGAAAAAGGGAGAGAAGTGTCCGGTGTTCAACGGAAACCGTGGCATTATCCGAAAGATTGAGAGTAGTTTTATCCTGATTGATTTTGACCAGTGGGGAACGATTTTCATTCCTCATTACTTTGGTGGGAATAACATTTGGGCAACGCTTGAACTTGCTTATGCTTTAAGTTGTCATAAGTTGCAGGGCAGTGAGGCTCCGTATGTGATTGTTGGCATGGACAACTCTGCGTACCTGATGCTGACGAGAGAATGGCTCTATACGGCCATCACTCGTGCTAAGAAGTATTGTGTGATTTGCGCTGAAACCCATGCTCTTGATCGGGCGGTAAAGACTTCGAGAGTTCCATACAAGCGGACGTTCCTGAAGGAATTTTTACGGAAAGAATTTTCGGAAAAGCATTGACAATTATGTTAGTATCCTGTATAATATAGCTATGAAAAGTCTCCGTCTCGGGGCTTAAAATTCTCTCTTTAACTATATAATACAGGATACGAGAAAGGAATGGCTTGCTCGTAATGGCAAGCCTTTCTTTATTCATTATAACTATATAACACAGGATACGCAAGGAGGCTTTATGACAGATAAAGAGCTCATAGGTAAGCTTGATGCGATGGTAAAGACATTGCAGAGCACGAAGAAAAAGACAGACAAGACCCGCATTTTACTGGATGCACGAAAGGATTTTGGTGCTGAAGCTGACGAGCTGATGGCATTTTTCCGATTCCTGCTCGACCCGGCAATTGTTACTGGTCTGTCGGACGCAAAAATCAATAAGAAGGTAACTGCAAAGCCGGATATCGACGTTCAGTATCTCAGCTGCGGATACCTTTATATTATGAGTGCTGGTCACAATACTGGTTCCGACGCATCCATCGCAACAATCCAGAATTATTTACATAAAAATCCTGAGCACGAAGAGTTTCTAAAGCGGCTGTTTACCAAGAATCTGCCGATTGGTGTGGAAGCTGCTACCATCAATAAGGTGTATGGCGAGGAAATTATTCCTGTCTGGGAGGTTCAGCAGGGATATCCGATTGATAAGGTGAAGTTGAAACCTAACGAAAAAATTTTTGCCTCTCGCAAACTCAATGGATGCCGTGGCACCTACATCAATGGTCAATTGATTTCCAGACAGGCGCAAGCGTTTACCGGGCTTGACCATATCATTAGAGATCTTGAAAATCTTTGGTACTTAGGATATGTATTCGACGGAGAACTGATTCGCAAGAATGTGGATGGACTATCGGATAATCAAAATTTTGTAACTGGCACAGGGATTTTAAACAGCGACACAGCAGATAAGAGTTGCATCAAATTCGTTGTTTTTGACATGGTTCCAGAAAATCAGTTTTTGACTGATAGCTGCACTGAACGATACGAAGTTCGCAAGAAGCGTCTCTTAGATTTAAAGGAAAGGCTTTGGAGAACCGGAACCGACAATATTGAAGTCGTTGAAATGGTTTACGAAGGAACTGACCATTCTAAGATTGATGAGTGGCTTGACTACGCTGTTCAGCATGATTGGGAAGGGCTTGTTATTAACCGAAATGTTCCATACCGCCGTAAACGTCACAATGGTTGCCTAAAAGTTAAGCGTTTCTACACGGTTGACCTTCGCATTACTGCAATCGAGGAAGGACAGAATCGGCTGGCTGGTACGATGGGCGCTCTGGTCGTTGATTATAAAGGTAACGAACTTCGAGTGGGTTCTGGCTTTGATGATTCCACGAGAGCTGCTGTGTGGGCAAATCCTGATGATTACATCGGCAAGATTGTGGAATGTAAGTACAAAGAGGTCACGATGGACAAAAAGACTGGCCTTGAGTCTCTGCAATTCCCGACATTTGTGCGATTCCGAAACGATAAGAATGAAGTGAGTTACGGCTAAGGAGAAGTTATGAATCTTTCCAAGAAGTCAATTAAACACATTCTTCGGATTCTGGATAACAAATGTGTCGAAATTTCTACAAAGACATCTGCTTATAGTAGTGGTGGACGTAAAATTTTGACTCGTGATTTTGAGCCAAAGAAGTCACATGGAATGAATGGCTGGCAACGAATCATCTATGTACCGTCCGAAGGATATTTCTACGGAATTTATAATGGAAAATCGGAAGAAGATTGGGATATTCCAGATATCTGGTCTCCCGCACAGCTTGCTGATTTGTGAGGTATTTAAAATGCTACTTTTAACGCAAGGCGGAGAAATTATAAATCTTGATCGCATGGCAATCATTGATACCGCAAGCCTTAATGTTTATGCAAGGCAGGGCATGGGTGAGCGTGGAATTGTTCTTGGCAGCTATAACTCTGAGAGTAAATGCTACGATATTATCGCACGTATTTTTGATTGCTATCGAAAAAATGAGAAAGCATACATAATGCCAAAATGAACGACTTCAGAGAGCTAACCGTCTCGAAGAAAGCAAAACAAGAAGGAATCATATGAGAAACATGTCAAAGAAAACTCGTAAAAAGGTTATGCAGATCATTAAGGCAAACTGCCATTTTGATAGTAAAGGGTATTGGTGGGGACCATATAAAAGTAGCCGTTTGTGGAAACCATATAAAAGTAGCCGAATGTCCGCAATTTGGGAGTACATTATAACGGAAGATCGCTTTGGTTTTAGCGAGTTTGCGGCAGTATATGAGGATTTGGAGGAGAAATTTTCTCCATATTTCTATATTAACATTGTGTCTCCTGCACAGCTAACAAATCCACGTCTTCCAATCAATGTAAACAAACAGATTGTAAAGAAATTGGAAGAAGGCGGTTTTATTTGAATGACTTCCGAAAACTAGCCATCCCAAAGAAAGAACGACTTGAAGTTCAACTTACGGATGGCACAGAAGAACACAATATACTCTACATAATTACATCTCTAGCCACTATTAAAGGTGCTGAGATTTTTAAAAATTTTCGTTTGTATTCTGTAGGCTCCGCCGGGGAGCTCAACTTATTAGAGAAGCAAGACGGCGATCCCTACTTTGATAAGCTGAAAGGAACAGAATATGAGTAATTCAATGAACCGAGAAGACCGGCGCAGAGAGCAGCGTAAAGCACGAATCCTTGCCCGGCGAATCAAGAAGGCTGGTGGCCCTGACTTTCTGGCTGGAATGCCAGTAGAGGAATGGGAACCCAAGATTGGTGATGAGGTCACCATTAAGGTAAAGAGGATTCAGGGCAAGAAGGATTTCTTTAAGATGAGTCCTCAGTATCAGGACTTTATCAATAGCCTTGAAGACGGAAAACCTTACAAGATTACCAGTACCGGCATGAAGGGTCAGGTTTACGGCATTGACGCACATCCTTATTTCCAGATTTGGAAGGGTGATATGGAACCCTACAAGGAGTCCTAATGAGAATGTACTTCAGGACGGACTATTATGCAGATGTTGGCATAGATGAAGTCGTTCGGCTTCAAAGAGGAACTACATGCGAAGTAGTTTCAGAAACTGAATTTTTTTATTTTATCGTAACTGATAATGAATCATTCAGGAAAATGTTAAACATTGTCATGATTCCCAAAGAAAACCTTGAAGATGATGTATATGTCGTGACTGGTAAGAGCGAAAAACTTGAGGAAGGGGGTGGGGTGATATGATTGGTATTGACCATCGTGAGCAGGGTCGTAAGGAACGAGCCCTTGCAGAGTATTATAGGACCTTAGCTCGATATCCTGTCGAGTGTGGAGAGCCGATTACATATCAGTTGTCAGAAGAGCAGCTTAAACAGGTTCTTTGCGGAGAGGTTACTGTTGATGAGTTGATTGGAAGAGGTGAGGTAAATGAGAGACAGGATTAAGATGTGGATCGCTTTCATTAAGATTTTTAAGGATTATCTTATTGCGGTCGGAATCATGATTGTGTTGTGGTTGTTGTCTTGCCTTGTCAAATATGGGATCTCGGTATCCAACTTCCCAGATTGGTTTAAGTTTGCACTTCTAAAATAAAGGAGGATTAAATGGTAACCGATATTCTTAATAGAGAAATTCATGTTGGCGACACAGTTCTTAGAGCTAGAACTCGAAATGGTCGCGGAGTTCTTTGGAGCATTCGTAAAGTTGTCTCAATTATGAACGTAATGATTAAAGTTCAAGACGGAAAGTACACAACGAATGTTGCACCAAGGAATTGTATCGTAATTGACGAGAGTGACATTCCTGAAAACTGGCAGGACGAATATTAAGGAGAGTTGAATGATTGTTGATTTGATCGCGTACACACAGCGAGTTGTTCCTACAAGTGACAAAAATCCTTTAGATATTGTGGAGGAAGCTGCGAGTATTTGCTACGATTCTTCAATGACTGACGATTATAAAATTGCTAAGGGATGTAAGGCCAGTGGTCACTATTCTGTGCTTGAACACATCAACTTTACGTTCTACGTCAAAGATGTGAGCCGAGCACTTCTGGCGCAGATTAGTCGTCATCGACATATTAGCATGAGCTGCCGCAGCCAGCGTTATTGCAGCGAGGATGGATTCAAGTATGTGAACCCGTTTACCGGTGAAGATGCTGATGTTTTCGATAATATGATGTCGGACATTGATACCGATTATCAGATTCTCAAGAAGTATCACAACGCCAAAAACGAAGACGCCCGTGCAGTTCTGCCAAATGCTTGCTGTACAGAGTTTTACATTACGATGAATGCTCGTGCTTTGATTGAGATGAGTCATCTTCGACTTTGTTCTAGGGCTCAAAAAGAAATTCGCGAGATGTTTACAGAAATGAAGAAGGAAGTTACACAGGTTTGTCCTGAAGTAGCAAACTGGATGGTTCCTTCCTGCGAGGCTAATCCGAAGTATCCGTTCTGCCCAGAGGGTCGTGGTTGCTGTGGCCGTCATCCGAAGCTGGCAGATGTTTATAAGCCTATCGAAAAAAACAAGGAGGTTATTGATGCAAACACTTGATGAAATTAAGAAGAATGTTGAGCACCCGTCTTATTACGGCGGTGCAGACAATCCCTATGAGGCCATCAAAGTGCTGCGAGAGTGGGGTTTGGACAAGGATGCTTATCTTTGGAACACTGGTAAGTATCTGAGCCGTGCAGGGCACAAGGATGGCAATTCACTGCTTCAAGATTTGACGAAGGCACGTTGGTATTTGGACTATAAAATCCGACTTTTAGAGGAACAGCAGAAGATTGTTGAAAGCGTCGTAGATACGCTCAAGAAGGTTCCTAGCGAGGTAACTGACAACCTAACCACAATGCCGGTGAAGGATATTGATGGTTATTTTCAGAATCCTAGTCTTGGCGGGGTTTGCCACGATTTGGTTTATCGCCCTGATGATTCATTCAAAGAAAAGCTGGCAATGGCAGAACCGACATGCAATATTGAGACTGCCGTAGTTCCTGATTGTGCCGATGAGGTCAAGTTCTAATGAAAAACGAAAACAATACATACTTGGCTTTTGTGGTATTTTTCTGCATCGTAGTGCCAATTCTTGCTTCTATGGTATTTAGATGAGGTTTACATAAATGAGATACAACTGGAAGTTACCTATTATCGTTATTTGTGTCGTGTTGATTTCAATTCTTGGCATGACCTTTATGGTGCAGGGGCCTAAGAACACGGCCATCTCTTATGAAGAGCAGATTCAGGAAGCTAAGTCTGGCATTGAGATTCAGGAGAAGCGCAGAGCTGATCTGATTCCAAATCTGGTTGAAACCGTCAAGGCTTATGACCAACATGAGTATCAGACTTTGATGGATGTTGTGAATGCTCGTGGCGCTTCCGGCCAGACCGCTCAAGAGATTACGACTCAGATTGCAGCTATTGCGGAAGCATATCCTGAACTGAAGTCTAGCGACAACTACAAGGAGCTTATGAATGAGCTATCCGTCACTGAAAATTTGATTGCAAACTATCGTGGCGATTACAATCGTGTCGTGAAGGAATACAAGCAGAGCGTTCGTAAGTTTCCGAACTCCTTTCTGCTGGGTCTGACTGGATATGAGGTTCAGAATTATGAGTATCTGTCCTATGAGGGGAATGAAGCGGCACCGGCAGTCGGTGATCTTTTTGGAAATCGGTAATGCCGAAATTACTTATCGTGAATTGATCGTCAGTGTTGGTATTGTGTTCATTATGCTGATGCTTGGTAGCGTTATCGCTGGAAATATCACCAGAGATTCGCTTGAGCGGAAAAAAGAATATAATACAGCAATTTCGATTGAGTCCGAAAATATGTTCGATTATGGAATGAGAACCAACGTAGGTAATGCGTTTTGCCAAGGCACACTAGAGGCAGTAGATACCGTAAGCGATTCACGTATCGACGGTCAGTGGATGTATATCTATTGCGAAGAAATGCATTACACGATGCATACACGAACTGTCACTACTACGGATAGCAAAGGCCATACAAAAACAAGAGTCGAAACGTACTGGACTTGGGATTATTACAGCTCAGAAGAGCATAGCTCTAAAAATGTAACGTTTCTGGGCAAAGAATTCAAGTATGGTGACATCAAAATGCCATCCAGCAAGTACCTGACAACTGTACAAGTCAATTCTCATGTGAAATTCGAGTTTTATGTCAAAGATGTTCATTATGATGGCACGTTGTTTGCAAATTTGAGCGACGAAAGTATACATAATGCACAATTCATTAAGGATAAAAACATCGAAGAAGCACGAGATTATATGATTTCTGCAGCTGGTATACGAGTGATTTGGTTTTATGTATTCTGGATCGCATTGATTGTAGCTGTGGTCGGAGTTTTTTATGTGGCCGAAAATCGTTGGTTGGAAGATTAAAAAGGAGGAATTACATGGATTATGTGATTAAACGAAACGGAACGAAAGTTCCTTTTGATAAGTCAAAGATTGTAAATGCTATCGAGAAGGCGATGACAAATACACCTGAGGGCATTGACTCTCGTGTGTCGAATGCGATTGCTGACTATATTGCAGATATGCCGGACACGATGTCTGTTGAGCAGATTCAGGATATTGTGGTGGATCAGCTGAAGAATAGTCCGCTTGCAGATGTTGCAGAGGCTTATAGCCATTGGCGCAAGTTGCGACAGGAGATTCGGGATAAGGAAAAGACGAATGCAAGTATCCTTGAAATCCTTGATGCACAGAACGATGCAATCAACGAAGAGAATAGCAATAAGAACCCTACTATCAATAGTACACAGCGAGACTATATGGCTGGTGAGGTTTCAAAGGAGCTTACTGACCGTCTTCTCCTGTCTGACGATATTCGAGAAGCAAACAAAGAGGGTATTCTTCATGTGCATGACCGAGATTATTTCGTGATGCACACTCATAATTGCGATCTAATTAACCTAGACGATATGCTGCAGAACGGCACGGTTATCTCCGGCACCTATATCGAAAAGCCCCATAGCTTCTCCACCGCCTGCAACATTGCCACTCAGATTGTAGCTCAAGTGGCATCCCAGCAATATGGCGGCCAGAGTATTACATTGTCTCATTTAGCTCCTTTTGTAGATATTTCTCGTAAAAAGATTGCTGCCGAACTTCACAATGAATTCTACGAAATGATGCAAAATGATGAGATTGATAAAATGCCATCTGAAGAAATAATCAATAGAATTGCGGAAACTCGGCTGCATAAAGAAGTCGAAAAGGGCGTGCAGACCATCCAGTATCAGGTCGTGACCCTGATGACCACCAACGGTCAGGCCCCCTTCATCACCGTGTTCATGTATCTGGATGAAGTTCCTGAAGGTCAGACTCGTGACGACCTTGCAATGATTATCGAAGAAGTTTTAAAGCAGCGTATTCAGGGTGTGAAGAATGAGGTTGGTGCATGGGTTACTCCAGCATTTCCGAAGCTCATTTATGTACTGGACGAGGACGATATTTATCCAGAATCAAAATATTATTATCTGACTGAGCTTGCTGCGAAATGTTCTGCTAAACGTATGGTTCCAGATTACATTTCTGCAAAGAAAATGATGGAGCTCAAGGGCGGTGTATGGACTAGCATGGGATGTAGATCCTTCTTAACTCCAGATAGAACCACCGAAAATGTGGCTAACGCAGGCAATTGGGTTAAGGGTCACAAGTATTATGGCCGCTTTAATCAGGGTGTTGTTACTATCAATCTACCTGATGTAGCATTATCCTCTGGAAAAGATTTTGATAAGTTCTGGAAAATTTTTGATGAACGGCTGGAACTTTGCCATCGTGCTTTACAGATTCGTCACAAGCGATTGCTTGGTACTCCATCTGATATGGCTCCTATTCTTTGGCAGTACGGCGCACTGGCTCGTCTGAAGAAGGGCGAAAAGATCGATAAGCTGTTGTATGGCGGTTACTCCACCATCAGTTTGGGCTACGCCGGTCTGTATGAGTGCGTGAAGTATATGACAGGCAAGAGTCACACTGACCCAGAGGCAAAGCCTTTTGCACTTGAAGTCATGCAACACATGAACGATAAGTGTACAGAATGGAAAACCGCCGAGAACATTGATTACTCTCTGTATGGAACTCCTCTGGAGACAACTACATATGAATTTGCTAAGTGTCTGCAGAAGCGGTTCGGCATCATTCCAGAAGTTACGGATCATGACTATATCACGAACAGTTATCATGTTAATGTTCGTGAGCATATCGATGCATTCTCTAAGCTGAAATTTGAGAGTGAGTTCCAGAAGCTCTCTCCGGGAGGTTGTTTGAGCTATGTAGAAGTACCAAACATGCAGAACAATATCCTGGCAGTTCTTAGTGTTATGCGTTTTATCTACGACAATATTATGTATGCGGAGCTGAACACAAAGTCTGATTATTGTCAGGTTTGTGGTTACAGCGGAGAAATTCAAATCGTTAATGATGAAAAGGCTAAACGACTTGTTTGGGAATGTCCTAACTGTGGTAACCGAGACCAAGCAAAAATGAATGTAGTTCGTCGCACTTGCGGATACCTTGGGACTAATTATTGGAATCAGGGACGCACCCAAGAGATTCGTGACCGAGTAGTTCATTTGAGCGACAACTAAATAACGTATAAGTGGTGGGTTGGTGGGATTACATATGAAAGAAATCATTGTTTTCTTTATGATTGTATGGGTTATCGCCTATTACATTCTAAAAGACAACTATAAAAATTAAGGAGACACTTATGAAGAAGTTTATGGCAATTTTTGTTGCATTCCTCGTTGCGGTTGGCGCGGTAATTTGTACCGAGCGAGTACATACTGGTTATGTTGGTGTTGTTTATTCTGCGAAGGGAGTCGAGCAGCAGACTATTTCTCAGGGCTGGCACTTTATGAGCCCATTAAAGCATGTGTCTGAGTTCCCGATTACTCAGCAGCGTGTGGTATTCTCTAATGCAGCATCTGATTACGGTGCAAAGGAACACGCAGATTGGCACATCGATGCCCCTGCTAATGGCGGTACGATTGCAATCAACTTGACTGTCAATTATAACTTCCTGCCGGAGCATGTTGTTGAACTGTATACCAAGTTTGGTGGCATGGATGGCGAGAGCCTGATGGAGAGCAAGATTCAGAACGACATTATTGCTTATGTTAAGGAAGTCACTCCTCAGTTCAGTGTCATGCAGATTTATTCCGATGATCGCGCAGGTGTTAATACTGCAATCACTGATTATTTGAATGAGAAGCTGACCGCAGAATATGGTATCAATGTTTCCTCCGCTCTGATTGTGGATGCACAGCCTGATGATACCCTGATGCAGAAGATTCGCGCAAAGGAGCAGGCAAAGCAGGACGCAGAGATTGCAGAGCTGAATAAGCAGACCGCTCTGGCTCAGGCGGAGACTGATAAGGTTAAGGCACAGACGGAAGCTGACGTTAAGATGATTGAAGCACAGGCCGAGGCTGATGCAAATAAGGTACTTTCCGAGTCTATCACTCCTGAGCTGATTCAGATGAAGGAAGCAGAAGCTCGTCTGAAGCATGGTTGGGTGACTGTACAGGGTGCTGATACCGTTGTAACTAAGGGTGAGTAAGTAACATCTTATTGATGGAATAAAAGCAGGGTGGGTTGGTGGGATTAAATATGAATAGACTTAGTAAGAAGTTGCAAGAAGAAAAGAAGAAAGAAACCAAGGTCACAAAATACTATCATTACAAGGATGTACAAACACCTTATTGGTTTCTGTATCCGATTCTTATCATTATCTACTGGCTTGAGAGACTCTTTGTTGTCGCAGAGAGGCTCCGTCGCAAAAAGTTGAATAAATGGAGCGATAAGCGGACTGACCGTATCCTAAGATATGCGTTTCCAAAAGTGTGCAGCGTGTGTACTTTGGACAACAGTTTTTATCTTACTTGCCGTGATAATGCATATCTTCTTCACTGGTCGGAATGGAGTAGACCATGGGACTGGTATTATTGCGATTTACACAACCTTGAAATTCTAAATTATCTTGCATGGAATTTTGAAATGCCCGGATATGTGAAAACAGCAAAGGAAGAAGAGGATTATCCAGATAACTGGATTACGGTTATATTCAAAAAGGAGACTTGATTATGATTATTACAGGTATGGCACACTATGAGAGCGTTTGCAAAAACGCACTGGTCAAGTGGTATAACGAGAACAGCGAAACCAAAATCACTTTGGAGAACGTCTTTGTGGTTTGGAGTTGCAAGACGCTCCAGAACTATAAGGTGCTGCTGTCTACCACCGTCAGTGGTGACGGTATCTACGCCGAGTATACCTACAACGGCGATAAGCAGGAGCTGTACGAGGACGTGTACAAAAAGCTGACCAACAAGTGTATCAAAGAGGAATCTATAAAATGAAAATTTTTGAAAGAAGGTGATTGGAATAGAAGTGTGGAAGAATTTCTTTAAGGCACTTGGTTCTTTTCTTGGAACCATTTTATTTCTTGCCTTAATTTATTTTACTTCGTGGATTACCACGATTGGTGCTGTCTGGCTTATTTTTAAACTATTAAATATCACGTTTACGGTCAAGGTTGCGACAGGTATTTGGTTGGCTCTTATTTTGCTTGAAGGATTCTTGAAAGGAAGTCGAAAGTAATGGGGTGGTATCGTAAGAAACCTGTTGTCGTCGAAGCATTTCAGCTTGGAATTGATTATATTCCAGACTGGTTTATGAATAAGGTGACAGACAGAACGGTTACTTTGCATGGGTTGAGTAGCGGATTTATTCACGTTCCAGACACTAACGCAGACATCGAAACGTTGGAAGGTGTGATGCACGCAAACTACGGAGACTATATTATCCGTGGCGTGAACGGAGAGATTTACTCTTGCAAGCCCGATATCTTTGAAAAGACATACGAGGAAGTAAACTAACAAGCAGGGTGGGTGTGGTGGCATGAAGGGAGCTATATGAATTATTGGTCAGTAGAAGTCCTGTTTTATGAAGATGGAATTCAGGCAACTAATACATATTATGTCCGAGCATACGATCAGAATGAAGCTATGAATAAGGCACGGCATCGTTTTGAAAAATTTCGTCCCGGTACGAGCTGCATGGTTCAGAATGTAGAAAAGGCAGGTGGCTGAGGTGGACTTTAAATGTAAGTGTGGCAGTGAATCTTTCTTTATCCAGAGCAAAGGAAATCAGATTGGATTGTATTGTTCTGTTTGTGGCAAGTGGCAGAAATGGCTCACTAAGAATGAAGTGAGACAGTTTGAGTACGAGACGAATACGTTGGACTCAAAAGAAAGCAATCCTGAAGATGACTTTTATGAAAAATTTGCTTTAACTCCATGGGGTTGTCTACATTGTACTTTTAGAGATTTTGGTTTAGATCTTCCTGAAATCTCTGGTAAGATGGCCGATGCTCTTATGGAAGATTTCTTCGAGATTATGAAAAAGCACGGATTGTGGAGAAAGAGTAAGAATGATTGCTAAACTCTTGAAACGTCTACTCCATTGGTTCCTTCCCGAATGCAGTAGATGTGGCGGTGTTATGCTTTACGATAACACTCATAGCTGGCATGATAAATGGCACTTTATATGTGATACATGTGGCAGAGAAAAGTGGGGTGCATTATGAAAAAAATTACAGGAGTTCTAAAAGCAAAAGGATTTGAAGACTGTAATTTTGAATTCTATGTTGATGACAATATGACAGAAAAACAAATTGAGATGGAAGTCTACCAACGTGCTGGTTTTAGTTTGGACTGGACGGAAGAAGATGGTTATGAACCGTATACTGTTACAATGTATCGTAAAAAGAGGGATAAGTAATGAATTACGGGCAAACACATGTATATGGCGTAAGCTTATCGTACTTGATGGCTAATGGTGAACGTAGTTTTTCATACTACGAGATTCCTGCCGAGAGCGAAAATGAGGCAACGGACTTTGTTCGTCAAGGATTCTATCGCGAACATCCACTTGCTTTTTACGAGCCAGATGTAAGCGCAAAATTTCTATACACTGATTATTGGAGTTATTTGAGATTTTGATAAAAGTGCCGTTTTAGGAGGTGCCAATATGAAAAAGTGGACTAAAGACATTCTTGAAGCTAATGGATATGAGCTGAGAAACGCATACATTAAAAATGTATCTTTTGGAATAAAAGATTACGGATTTCTTTCTCTTGCACTCACTTTAGAAGGTGATGGATGGGGAGTAAATTACATAGGCCCTTCTATCGGTAGAAGATTCTACATCAATGGAGAGTTTATTAAAGATGGGAATGCCGCAAATTTTGAAGGTTATGAAGGCGGAGCTGAAGCTATCGTAAGAATTTTAGATGTTGTTGATTGTTCTGAACTTGAATCACTAAAAGGAAAATATATCCGTGCAGCTATCAAAAGAGGAGAGTCTGTGAAAATCATCGGTAACATCATCAAAGATCAGTGGTTTGATTTACGGTTCATTCTTTGATGATATGGTAAACGACGCTGACGATAATAAGGGTACTGAGGTAGAGTGATGACAGATGAAGAAAAACTCAATTTATACCATAGACTTTTCAAAAGAATGAAAGCAAGAGCTTTATTGATGTCTACGGCAGAAAAGCATACCTATATGAGAGCCGTTGGCACGAACGAATTAAAATGGATTCTTAAAAAGGAACTTGAATTATCAGATGAGGATTTAAAACATGATTAACAATCCTTTTGTAGAAGATGGTATCATTTCCTGCCAGTGCTGTGGCAGTGGTGAGTACCTTTATAACGAAGATGGAAACCTCAATAACTTTTGTGGTCAGTGCGGCGCTCGGATTGATTGGCAGGAGGACGACATGAGTACGATTTTATAAATAGAATTCCGCTTTTATTAGAAAGGAAAAGTATGTTTAAGACTTTCAAAAATACTGCCGTATGCGTACTTTTAGCAGCGATTATGCTAACTGGATGTTCAGATACTGATACATATGGGAATGAAACAGTTGATGAGTATAAATATTTCTACCGACTTGGAAATTCCCCAATCGTGTATGAGCGAGATACAAGGATTATGTACTACATGATATATAATGGCTATATGTCTCCTTATTATAATGAGCACGGTCAGATGTGCTACTATGTTGATGGTCAGATTATTCCTGTCGAGGAGGTGTTAATCGATGTTGACTGAGATTGCTTGGTTTATGACCAAAGCTTATATTATTTTGATTTTCACCGCAGCGGTAATTCGTTCTGAACAGATTCTGTATGATACTTCTACATATATTTTCCGAGGGGAAAAGAAGAATGGAATGTATGGCTGCGTCGCACTGAATGTTTTTATAATCGTATGTGCAAGTATGTGGACGGTGGTGTTTTAAATGAATTACATGAAACTGGTTAATGCTGATAGATTAAAAGATTGTCTTTTGCTGGAAGGAAATCTTGGACATATTAAAACTCTAAAAGATGTTGAACGAGTTATTGATTTTCAAGTAGATCGCCAGCCAACAACTGTATTTGAGTTCGTAGATAATTGTGAGAGCTCGGCATGGGTGTGTGATTGTTGTGGTGGCGGAATTAAAGGGCAAGAGTCGCCAGAAAGCCTTGGCTATAATTGTTGCCCGTTCTGCGGTCTTTTAATCGAGGTTGGAAAATGAACTACGCTAAAATCGTTCCATGTGATATAGCGAATGGCGAAGGGGTGCGCGTCACACTTTTCGTGCAGGGATGTAATCATCACTGCCATGGTTGTCAGAACCCTACTACATGGGACCCGAATGGTGGTCAGCCATTCACAGATGAAACGCTTGATAAAATTGTAGATTTACTTCGACCTGATTATATTCAGGGGCTTACGCTTACTGGTGGAGACCCACTGTATCCAGAGAACAGGGAGATAATTTGCAAAATTCTAATAAGAATCAGACACGAGTTTGAAGGAAGCAAAGACATTTGGATGTGGACTGGATATACATGGGAAGAATTGATTCAACAGGCGGCAGAAGAATTGAAATATCAAACTATTCCGACAACGGTAACAATTATTCGAAATATAAACGTGCTAGTCGATGGCCCATATATCGAATCTAAACGAGATATCTCTTTGCCGTACATGGGGAGCTCCAATCAACGTGTAATCGGCTGTAATAAGAGTTTTGCTTTACGAAGACCAGTCCTTTGGTGGACTCCAGAAGAGAAAGGAAAATAATATGGATTTGGGAAATGCAACTACTAATCTTGGCTATGGCATGAGTCGGATGCCGTATCGCCCTAACATTAAAATCAATAAACTTCACGAAGATGCTCATCTGCCGACTTATGGTTCTAAAAATGCTGCTTGTGCAGACCTATACGCCTATATCGGTTTTGATGACGCAACGATGGTAAACAAGAATGGTGATCGCTGCATTATGATTCAGCCGCATGAGACCGTTAAGGTACATACTGGTTTACGGATGGCTCCGCCGGAAGGTTGGTACATTCAAGGGTTCGCTCGCAGCGGTCTTTCCACTAAGCAGGGTCTTGCACCTGTGAACGCCGTACCAATCATCGACCAGGACTATCGTGGAGAGATTATTATTCCTCTCCACAACTATTCTAATATCCCTCAAATGATTACTCATGGCGACCGCATTGCTCAGATGGCAGTTGTTCCGTTCTGGCAGGCTGATTTTGAAGAAGTTTCCGAATTGGACGAAACTGAGCGTGGTGCTGGAGGATTTGGATCTACTGGAAAACAGTAAGAAAAATAAAAGGAGAAATAATTATGGCTAAGTATTTTTATGTTTATAATATCGCTGGTGTCGAGGATTCTATTGTAAAGATGTTCAACACTGATACTGGTGCAATGGGTGAGAAGAGTGTCAAAAAGGATCGCATGGATGGTTTTATTGATGGTATTAAGACGAGCGGCTTTGTTTTGAATAAGGAGCTGGCAGATGCTGATGTTGCAGAGAGCGAAGCAAAGCGTGTTCTGGCAGAGAAGATGACTGCTTATCAGGCAGCTCGCGACGATTATCATAATAAGAGCGAGACTCTAAAGAAGGTCAAGGCTAAGTACGGCATTAAGTAAGGAGAATACATAATGAAGTATTACGCTATTGAATCTCATTACGAGAAAGAAGCTCCATTTGGAATTGCATGGCAAATAAAGCTGTTTGATGGGCATACGCTTTTGGAAGAGTACGACCACATCTTTTATAACGAGATTGCTGGTTACTGCAAGTGTCTTGAAGATATAGGATTCGTGGATGAGCGATGGACTTTTAAAAGGCCACAGGACGAAGAAGTCCATGACTTTGTTAAAATGTGCATAAAGAAAAAGGAGAATGCACTTCAGACGGAGTGGTATGAAATGACCGGTAACTGGCCAAATGGCGCAGTGACTCTCGATTAAAAGGTAAATTTTACGGAGGAAGTGATTCTATGGCATACGCAGGCAAAAATGGATACGATAAAGACACGGATATTTTATTTCCGAAAGCTATTGATATTATTGGATGGGTAGGTAGTGCAAATAAAGAAAAGGTTCTTGATCTCAGTTTTGAGCGAATTTCCCTTTATCAAGTAGGGGAGATTCTTAAAAAACTTGGATATCAGAATATTGATAAAAGCGAAAATGGATGGGAAATGGATTACTGGTGGGAGTACGAACTTGCCAATAATGCTAAGGATATTCCAAATCTTCCTTGTCGAGTTCAAATTCAAGGAAGTTGCGCAGAGGGTACAATGATGCTTAATGTTTTAGATAACGAATAACTCTAATAGTAGTGGTGGGTGGGAGGAATAAATAATATGAAACGGAATATCACAATAAATCAGATTTGTAATGGTGATAACTGTACTCAAATTGGAATCATTCGCAACGATGAAGTATATGTCATGCAAACAAGTTCTCCGAAAAGAGAAGGTCCAGCGGAATTTACATGCAGTATGCCTGAGCCAAAACCTCATTTGAAGGATTTCCTTGATAAGATTGTAGAAAAACTAAATAGTCTTATTGGATGGATTATAGATGCGTTTAACGATATTTGATTAAGGTGATTGTATGAAAGCACATATTCATGAAGAAAAGAAAACAACTTCATTAAACCTTGGTGAAGGAACGCTATTCACAAAGAAGGATGGCGAATATTATAAGGTCTGCGACACAGTAGAATGTGACGAAACGCATATAGACGATGATGTTATCAAGGTTACTTTGTCTGAAGAAAATATGATTATTGGGTCGAACTTTTTTAATACACCGTTTGTGTTCACAGATTGAGGTGGAATGCTATGATTGTGATTATTCAACACAAAGGAACTCCAAAGAAAAATAGATACGCTGCAAAATTTTCGTGCAAATGCGGATGTATATTTTGGGCTGATGACAAAGATATTAAATTTCCGAGTTATTCCATTATACGAGAATACGCACCAGGCGTAAAACTAGCAAAATGTCCAGAATGCGGAGAACAAGTCGTTTCTTGTTTTCCAGCAGTTCCAAGAGAAAAGATTTTTGTGGATTGAGGCGCAGATATGCATAAGACTGATAGTTTGAAAAATCCGGTAATCGTATTTCCATGTAAGAACTGCGGTTGTACAACTAAGATTCGAGTGGCTTCTTTTGAAAATCCTGATTTGGACATTCCTGAGAATAATGTGATTGCGTGCTATAGATGTAGAGCGGAAGTTGCTGGGTCTGAGTTTATTTCTTGGAAAGAAGCAACTAAAACTATTTTTACCGTGGAGGTGCCAGATGGCGATTAAAATTATTCAACATAAGCAGACTCCGAAAGAATTTGCATATCACTTTAAATGCAACTGCGGTTGTGAATTTTGGTCTGATTCAGAAGGTGTTTTGTCTGCGAAGTCATTGAATGTGATTTTGTTTTATCAAACACAATGTCCAGAATGCGGTAGTCGTGTAGAGAGCCACGATGAGCCTGTTTTGAGAGAAGAAGTTTTTGATGAATAAAATGTATGTTTTAGAAAGAGGTGAGAACAATAGAAATTTGGGAGTTAAATCTTTTACATGATGGGGATATAGAACGAATATGTATGTGCTCTGATGAACAACCATTATTCGAAATGGCAGTCGATAGAGCATTTAATTTATTTGCAAAAATAAACGAGTGGCCTCTCAAACAAGAAAATTGTCATGCTTCCGTAAGTATAAACGACAAGCTTCATTCTATTTTAGTAAAGATTAGCACACAAGACGATAATACAGTTGAACTCTGGGAGTATAAATGGGAATGTATTTATAAAGAACCTCATGAAGACAAAGCTAGTAACACCTTACTTCAGGAAGTTGTTTCTCGTGTACGAGACATTCCAAAACTATTTTATGATTGGGCAGAGAATTTCTGTTGGAAAGCGAGAAAAAATGGCTATTTGCAGTAAATGTTTACATAAAGAAGTATGCGCTTTTAGGAAGCAAACAAGAGATAGTTGCGCCGAATCTTGCGAAAACTTCCTCGGTTGGGTCAAGGTCATGGATGAACGTCCGGTCCTTTTAAAAGATAACGTTGTAATAAGTGATTATGGTCTGTCATTTATTGGATATTATGATTACAACAGTAGAGATCGAGAACACTTTTGCGATGCAAACACACTTGAAAAAATTTATGAATGCCCATCTTACTGGTTGAAAGGACTTGAATTACATGAGCAAGAACGAATCGCAAACAAAGAATATGAACAACGATTGGTGGCTCGCAAAGAAGCGGAGAGCGTACTTTAAACTGTTTCTGATGCAGACGAGAGTTGACTTTTTTGACGCAATTTGCAGAGCATGTGAGAGAATCGAAGGATGGTGTAAGAGATGAAAGCTCATATTAGTGATTGTCAATACGAAAAGCCGACCAACGCAAAAGAGAATAAAAGAATGAGTATGAGTCATGGTATGTTTGGATATATTCCTGATCTCATTGGATTCAATCCGTATGAGTGCAGCCCTCTGGATATTCTTATCAAAATGATTCAGTGGCATAATGCAGAGTATGATATGCCAGACTTATTTGGAGTATACGGTTACACAACATGTGGTATTGTTGAGGTTTGGAGATGGCTTCATAAGGATTCTATTTCAGACAAAGCAAGAAAAGATGGATGTAAGTCCATTGAGGAAGCGTCCGAGCTCGAATTATGGAAAATGATCGCGCTTATGTCTATTTTCGATGACAGAATGCGAATCAAAGAACTTATGGAACATAAAAAGTAAAATAAATAACGTATTATCGTTACAAAAACAAGTAAAAAATACGGTAAAACTAGACTTTTATGAGGTAGATTGAATGGACGATAGATTTTCAATCGAAAAGAATCACTGGGAAATACAAAATCCAGAATGGGAAAGCTATTCTCATTTCATCTGCACTAAAGACCATTATTGGACTGGTGTATACGGTATCAGCAACTATTTTCTTCAATATAAGAATTTTAGCAGAAATAAACCAGTCGAACGATTTTCTGTAGAATGGCCGAACTTCGTAGAGCACATGTGGTTTATCCATTGGCGTGACCCATGGGATTATATTTTTGCTTCATATAAATTATCCGAGATCAAACGATTTTTAGAACTTGATATTGAAACCATTAAAAAGAACCATTGGCCGGATGGCCGTTGCACTTGCTACAGTATTTATGACTACGTGACGAAAAAATGGTACTATTTTAAAATCGAAAATTTGGGAACATTTTATGGATGCATGTGGCCGTTGGGTGATGATACGTGGGAGGTGATTAGTTGTGACTAAACAAATAGGCTATTATAAATCCGACTGGTACATTATGGGCATTGATGGAAAATATAACAATGCCTGTATCTCGCATACAGAATCGCAGCTTCGATATACAGTTCCAAGGTCGCCAGAATGGACCATCAACGGATTGGGTTTTGCTTACCTTAGAGAACATGGATTTGAAGATTATCCTGAACTCTATGGTATTGTATTATATGATATGGAGTGGTGGAGACGAAAACGCTATCCGGGTGACTTTTATGTAGAGATACCAATTTGCGATTCGTGTGCGGATACCTTTCATTTAAAATGGCGTTGTAAGGAATTTCGTGTACATCAGTGGTCTAACTTGAGAAAAGAAACAAAGTGGGTGAAAGGCAGAAGCAACTACACTATTTGTGAGCTCGCCCATAAATTACCACATGAAGAGTTTATTGAGTATTTGAAAGACAACGGCATCTATATTGTAAACGAAAGTGGTGTTGAACTTGGATGATAAAATTTGTTTTGTGAACTACCGACCATACCTTACAATAGTAGATTACGGAGATTGGACTCCAAGATGGAAAATCGCATATTGGATTGATATAGATGGATTTAAGCCTGGATTTAGAATCTCAAGGAACTTCATTCATCCATATCTAAATAACGTCACGCGCCCATGTTTAAACGTAGTAGCCTATGTCGATATGTATGATCCATTCGTTAAAACACTTTTGTTGAGTTGTATGACAACAGATAAGTCAAATCTAATTCCGGGTGATTTATATCTTGTGTGGAGATGCCCCGGTAATTTTTCATGGCCGGACTGCGAGCCACATTTTACATTAAGAAAGTTCAATCAGAAATATTTATTCAAAGATGGCGACGTGAAATGTTGGGTGAACATGAAAAATATCGATTGGAGCAAACAATGGCTCCTTCATCGTATTTGAGGTAATAAATGAGTAAAAATAATAGCGATAATGCGTTAAATAAAAGCGACAAATTTACAGTAGAATTAGGGTTTTATAAAGACCAAACAGAATATTATAAAAGATCAATCGAAGATCTACTGCATCATTATACTGATAACTGTGGCGTGTGTACGGTTAATTTAGATTGCAGTGAATGCGTTATGGATGATTTTATCAATCAGCTACGAAATATTCTGTATAGTAGTAGTGAGTATAAAGGAGAAAACATATGAAGCTGCTTTTACAGTCTAATGGAGGATTTTCTGGATTCTATAGTAGATTTATTTTGATTGATACAGACCTACACAAAATGGTAAAAACAGATGGCCTCATGAAAGATGGTCTAACTGGAATAAAATATATTTGGGACTATATCGATAATGAGAAGATTCCAGATATTGATGATTTTGGTAAATCTCTTTGTCAGGATTTCAATTATGATATTTCATTACTTGAATGTTTTTTACCGACCGCCAAAGTTGTCACTAATGAATCCTTCATAATGGACGACATCAATTATGATGTTTATCTATCATCTGAAAACGTTCCGTACAGAAAGTTCAGATTGAATTCTTCATCATATCTTGAAAATGACGCTCTCAGCGCAAAGCTTAGGAAACTATTTCGGACATTCTTATAAAGGAGGTTCACAATGATTATTGATTGCAAATCTATTGCACAAGATATCAAAAATAAAATCAAGAATATTATCGCAGAAGCCGACTACGCTCCTGTTTTATATATTTATCAAGTGGGGGATAACCCTGCATCCAACGCTTATATTCGTGGTAAGTTGCGTGACTGTGAAGAGGTTAAAATTAAAGCGAAATATATCAAGTTACCAGAGAAAACGACTGAAGATGAATTAAATAAAATGATATTGCAGAATCGTATTTATGAAGAAGCGGATGGCATCATTGTTCAGTTGCCACTGCCCAAACATATCAATCCTAAGAATATCATTATTCCAGACGAACTTGACGTTGATGGTTTTAATTCTACATCACCATTTCAGCCTTGCACTCCGCTTGGCGTTATGAAGATTTTCGATGCGATTGGTTACGATCTGGATGGTAAGAATGTGCTTGTATGTGGTCAGTCTGATATTGTTGGTCGTCCACTGGTCGATATGCTGATTAAGCGGCACTGTAATGTGATTTCTGTAAATAGCAGCGGAAGTTTTATGAAATGCACGGCTCTTGCAATGGATATGGTCGATGTGATCATCTCTGCAGTCGGAAAACGTAATTTCATCACACCGCTTGGTCTTGATCGAGTAGAGGTCTGCATCGATGTTGGCATCAACTATGACGAAAACGGAAAGCAGCACGGTGATTGCGCTGACGCTGTTTATGAGATGGAGAATATCAAAGTTACACCCCGTATCGGCGGTGTTGGGCTTATGACACGTGCCATGCTACTTTATAATGTATGTGTGGCAAAGTATGGAGATCACAAGCTGGAGGAGGTGATTGGATGA